GATCAAGGCCCTATTCCTTACATTCCTAATTCTACAAAAACATTCTTTAAACCTTCATGTCTTGAATTCTTGGCCAAGAGAGTTACTGTTGGCACTGATGAGTACGAGAGAACAGGTCGAAAAGTTCAGAACTTCTTTGAAATTGTAGATCGTGGAGAGAAGAATATAGCGAAGTTTAATATTCCGAGGTATTATCCTGGAGGTGGGAATTCTACTGGAGGGGATAAACTCTATCCTACTGATTCTGTCATTAGTAAGATCTTTAATGGTGAGATCATTGAAGAACATCTTCCTAGCTTCCAAATGATTAGAGATGCAATTTACTATCAATTCCCGAAGCTAAAGACAGATCATCCTGAAGTTAAAAGAGTAAAAAACTTTTAATGTAGGAAAAAGTAATGGATCCAAAGATAGCGGAGAGGATTAGTACAATGATGCTCTCTTATACAGAGAACTATTCCGTTCTTGCAATAAAGAAGGACAATAGATATAAGAATGGGGGGAAATTAGTCTCTAAGATATATGCTCACCATGCTGCATGTTTTGCAAAGGCTTACAGAGATGTGCATGAGTTATCAAATTATAGTGATAGTCTTATTACTCTCAAATCTATCCGTCTAAGAGATACTGTTTATATTGACCCTGACGCAACTAGTGTTAGTAGTTATAATAACTTTGTATCTCTTGAACCAGAGCAGGTTGTAGAGTATATGGATCAATTAGTAGAGTTATTTAGTGAGAATAATCTTAGTTATAAGCTTATCAAAACTAAGTATGACAAGTTAGATGCTCTTCATGTAATAGTAAAAGCAGAGAATATCAATGCCTATTACATCAAGTGGATTCTAGCCTACATTCGCTACATGACTGAAAGTCCTTGCAGCTGGGCTTTAAGAGAAGCCTTTACTCTTAGGAAAGAGCTTCCAGAGTTAAAAGACTTCCCTTTACTCTCAATTCTTATATTCATCTGGTCTACAGTAGGATCTTATCATGCTTTATCTCTAAATGCAGGTGCTCATATTTATGCACCACTAACTTTCCCTACCCTTAAGAAATGTATCTACAAACCATTCAGAAATACATGGGGAGTAGATAGGTGGTTTTATATGTATTTTCCTAATAAGCAAATTTTAGACGAACGGCCAGCTACCTATGCTCGTAAGATTTGTGAGTCTGCAGAATGTCAGAGATTTATACATTTTCCCTATGTTAGGAAATATGTATGTATGGATCAAATCCCAGAGAAGATGATAGAGTATTATAAGAAAATGTTTGACACAGTTAAAGACAAGATTAAGTAGTTACATGAAGAAAATTCCTAAGGTTTATGTTGTTGGCCATGATTGGTGCAACATCACGAGCTTCCTACTCTTTGAATTCACACGAACTCAAGATATTAAGGAAGCCGATATTGTAATGTTTACTGGTGGTGAGGATATTAATCCTAGCCTCTATGGTGACATTAAGCATCCTACAACTCATTTCACTGACCGAGATGATTATGAGGTGGCAGCTTTTAAAGCCGCCCCTAAAGACGCTCTCCTTATCGGTGGGTGTAGAGGTGCTCAACTTCTTACTGCCCTGAGTGGTGGTAAACTCTTTCAGCATGTCCTCAATCACGGCGGCGGAACAGGAGGGCATGATATTACATCATCGGATGGTCATGTAATGAGAATCACGTCATGTCATCATCAAATGATGAATCCGTACGATCTTCCTGAAGAAGACTATGAGCTTCTGGCCTGGTCTTCTAAAAAGCTCAGTCCTGTATACTTTACTGGTACTGGAGAAGCTAAGGTTCCCGGCAATTTTGTGGAGCCGGAGATTGTCTACTATCCTAAGACACGCTCCCTGTGTATTCAAGGTCACCCGGAATGGATGCCCAAAGATCAACCTGTAATTGCATATATTAATAAACTTATCAATCAGTATCTTTAATGAAAATTAAGAATTATTTGATCGGCTCAGACCCTGAGCTGTTCATTGTGGACGCATCGAAAGACAATAAAATTATCTCGTCCATAGGATTGATTCCCGGTGTTAAGGGAAGTGCATATCGCCCTGAAGAACTTCCTGAAGGCTTTGGTCTCCAGATTGATAATATTCTTGCAGAGTTCAATATTCCTCCTACGTCTATCAAGGGAGACTTTGTAACTTCTATGATTATCATGAAGGATTGGATTCGAAAGTATGTAAAGTCTAAGAATCCTAACTATGACATTTGCTGCAAGGCATCTGCTCTCGTAGATGAGGACCAACTTCAGAGTGAAGAGGCTAAACTTTTTGGATGCTCACCGGACTTTAATGCATGGCTCCTGGAGCAGAATCCTCGTCCTAATGGGGATACTACGAACTTAAGAACGACAGGTTGTCACTTCCATATCGGATATGATGATCATAACCGCGATACTTCTATTCAAATTGTAAGAACTCTTGATCTGTTCCTCGGAGTTCCTTCAATTCTCATTGACAACGATAATCGTCGTCGTGAGTTGTATGGTAAGGCAGGATGTTTTAGATTCACTGCCTATGGTGTAGAGTATCGAGTAATGTCAGGGTATTTCATTGATACACCTAAACTCTTAGAGTGGTGTTTCGATCAGATTACCAAGGCTATTGAATTTCTGAATGCTGGAGGATCTGTAGAGGAAGATGCAGCTCAGATCGTTGATGCTATCAACAATAACAATCGTGAGGCTGCAGAGCTTCTTATTAAAAAGTATGAAATTAACTTAGCTTAACAGATGTGTGGAATATTTGGATTTGCCGGTAAGCTCGGCAATCATGAATTTAATGTCCTGAAGTTCGCTATGCTTGGGGCAGTTAATGACACAAGAGGAGGAGATTCTGCAGGAGCATTCATCGATGGTGAATGTGAATATGGAATCGGTGATGAAAAACTCTTTGCCGACTTTGCCGTCAAGAATAAGTTCCTGAAGGACTATAAGGGGGTATCGGTGCAACATGCACTAGGTCATTGTAGAAAGGCATCTGTAGGTGCAAAAACTATTCGAGAGGCTCAGCCTGTATGTGTTCCTAATGAAGAGGGGGATCGTACAGATTTAGTCATGGTCCATAACGGTACTCTTCTAAATCATGATGAGCTGAAGGATAAGTATCTCGCCAAGGTGCCTGATTACTTCACCGACTCCCAGATATTCGCCAATGTGGTTTACTATCACGGATTTAAAGTCCTTGAAGAGTATGAGGGAGCAGGAGCATTCGCCTTTATAGATTATCGTAAGAAGATTCCTACGACATATCTTTTCAAGGGAGAGTCCCCATACTATCGTAGTAGTGTAAGTTCCACTGAGGAAAGACCCCTATTTTGGGCTCGGACTGAAGAGGGGATATGGTTCTCGTCCATTAAAGATGTATTAGATTTAGTACTACTGGGGGAAACTCCTGTGGAGAAAGTTCCTGGTAATACTCTTATCATCATCCAGAATGGTAAAGTAGTATCTACTCGTAAGTATGACCGATCTAAACGATTTCAGGTCAGTTATGGAAAAAGCACCTACTATGAAAGCGGCTACTCATCATCGTATGGGTATGGGAAAGCCTATCAAGCAGTCACGGAGAAGAAGGCAACGAAGGAAGAGGAGGAACCGTGGTTCAAGGTAGGAGATACTAAGACCTTTGCAGCTACAAAGCTTCTAGCTAATGAGTCTGAGATAAGATATGACTATGCTAACAGCAATAAAGTCATCTTCAAAGATGATGGTCGCTATTATCGTGGTCGGATACTTATGAGTGGTAAGTATAAAATCTCAGAGTATGGCTTTGAAAATACCTATACTAGTATGGGTACTGACATTGTAGCTCGTCCCAAGACTTTCTACTTCTATGAAGGCTTCTTGATGAAAGATGCATTGTGTATGCACATTGCTCGTAAAATTAAGGAGCTAGCAGGAGATAAGTTTGAGTATTCGATGCTGAGAAAACTGACTATGACCTGCTTCTATGATCCGGATCTTAAGAAGTTTACTACTCGTAAGGGTAAACCCTTTACTGGTAACTATCCTGTATACTTCACTCTTACTAATCGAGTCTATAAGATTCAGAGAGGTGAGATCTATCAGTATACTGAATCTTATGATCCCAACTCTTCAATGATTTGGAAGTCATATTCTCCTCAATATGATGGAGATGATGTTGCCAATAAGTTCAAAGGACTTATTGAAAAATCCGCTATGAAAATTTTACAATCCTACAACATTTAGTATTTAACAATGTTACAAAGAACAACACGTGTAGTTACTGCCTCAGGTAAAAAAGTCCTGAAGGCAAACTGCTGTACTATTGATGGAAATTACTACATCAAAGAAGAGGAAGCTGTTAAGATAGGCACCACCTGGTATTTGAAGGATGATCCTCGGATTTTCTTCGACTATGCTAGCGAAACTTGGCGTAGGACCAGAGGTGTAAATATCTGCAGAGGAATTGTGGGATATGATGCTGCAGGTATAGGCATCATTGGCAACTTTGAAGTAGACCACGCTCGTAATCTTGAGGTAAGTAAGCTTGACCGAAGTGGAAACCCGACGAATATGATTATTTATATGAACAAATCCGATGCGAAAGATGTTTATTATAATCGTAATCTAGGAATCTATGAGGAGCGATCAGCTTTAGAGCCTACTATCAAGAAAGTTGAGGAAATTCTCGGAGGTACTATCGGTCAGGGAGTGTATAATTATAACTTCCCTCAGGAGTATTCTTCGAGTAAGCACATGGCTAGGTTCCTGAAGTATCCTCGGGATATGAGAATTACTAATCCTATTAACCGAGAAGACATCAAGGAATTTGGTGAATTCTCCTTTGGATTAGAGTTCGAAACTTCTGCTGGTAAAATCAATCAGACTGACTGCTTTAATCTCGGTCTTATTCCTCTCCGAGATGGCTCGATTGCTGGTATTGAGTATACCACAATTCCCATGCAAGGACCTGAAGGATTTAATCTTCTCATTAACCAGATTAAATGTCTGCAGCAGAATGCAACCTTCGATAAAGACTGCTCTCTCCATGTGCATTTAGGAGGCTATCCTATCGATGCAAAATCTATTTGGGCACTGTATCGCCTCCTGGTAATTATAGAGCCTCAAATCGCCCGTATTATGCCTTATTGGGCATTTAATACTGGTAGGTTTAAGTCGAAGGGTAAAGACTACTGTACTAGGCTGCGTAAATATGCTTCTTTCGAAGAATATTATACGTACTGCTCGGGTGACAGAATGCGCTTCGATGGTTGCCTGACTTACCCTCATCCCCTGGATGAAGAGGACCGTGCTAAATGGAATATTCACGCCCGGTATGTATGGGCCAATCTTATCAACCTTCTTTTCAAGAAGAGTGGTAAGACTGTGGAATTCCGAGTTCACGCCCCGACATTCAACGTTCAGAAGATTATCAACTGGATGTTCATCTGCTGCGGTATACTTCAGTATGCTATTAAGAATAAAGATAAGCTCTTGAAGAGTTCTCTGAATGGAACTGCTTTAACTCTGGAAGATATTGTAACCAATGTCTATTCTAAGAGAATTGCAGATCAGCTCAAGGACTATATTAGATTCAGAGAAGTTTATTTTTATAAGCTTGCTAACAAGTATAACGATCCTGCAGGTCTTATTGATCTGAGAATAGATGACCAGTTAGATTTCCACAGTGACCTTGTCACTACCGTAAGGCACTAAGAATGTTTGGAAGCTGGGACAAGCTAATAAATGTCAATGAAGTTAAACCTATACTGTCTGTACTCAATCAAGAGTACAGGCAGCATGAGGTTTATCCTCCTAAGAATTGTGTATTTGAGGCTTTTAGACAATGCCCCTATGACAAAGTAAGAGTAGTTATTATAGGACAAGACCCTTATCCTCAGAAAGGATTTGCTACAGGTATAGCCTTTGCAAACCCTCCAGAGATTAAAGATATCAGTCCTTCTTTAACTATCCTTAGAGACCGAGTATGCAAGGATTTTAATAAACTCAATAGTGAGTTTGATCAAACCCTTATATCTTGGGAACAACAAGGTGTATTGTTATTAAATGCTGCACTTACAGTTAGGACTCATCAGCCTGGAAGCCATACTCAGTATTGGCATCCTTTCATTCGAGATGTTATTCTTGCATTAAACCAGTATAACCCAGGATTGATTTATGTCTTCTTAGGAAAAGTTGCAGAGACATTTAAGAAGTATGTGGGACCTAATAACCACATATTAACATATCCTCATCCTGCCTACTTCTGTAGATTAGGATGTGGATTTGAAACAACCATGTTCACAGACATTAACAAGCTACTTCGTGAACTTAATGGTGATGAAATTAAATTTTAGTGGCTGAGAATAAAAAAGTTAAGAATGCCCGAAGTATCAGTTATGATGGTATAGACTTCAAAAGTCGCCTAGAATATCACTGTTACAGAAAGCTCAAAGAAGCAGGATTTGAGCCTCTTTATGAACCAGTGAAATATACGCTACTTCCTTCCTCAATACTAGAAGTAGGTACCATCTATGCTCCTTATAATAAACTATTAGCCTCTCGTAAAAGTTATAGAGCGTTAACATATACGCCAGACTTTGAATTTCATTACAAAGGAATACATGTTTATTATGATGCTAAGGGCAAATCAAACGATGCTTATCCTCTTAAAAAGAAGCTATTTCTCCACTACTTAGAATGTGTAGGGGAAACCTACGTATTCTTTGAACCTCACAACATTGCCCAAATTGAGCAATCAATAGAGATTTTGTATGAATTATGTAGGTAAAATCACCGAACTATCTAAGCAATGCTTATGTGAATCGGATGTTAAACGAGTAGACTACTGGTTGAGCATTCGAGACCTTATGTCAATTAAGGAAATAGTTACTTCAGAATTTATTAAGTTTAAATCTAAGAAGCCTGAAAGTTTGGAAGCTAAACCATTGTATGACGAGAAGTTCGCCATCTTTGCAGATTTAGAATCAACGATCACGGAATATCTTAGACTTAATGATTACGAAGAGGATGAACTCAACATCCCTTATGATGAAGAGTATTAAAGAACTGTCCCTCAACATTAGTGAGCCTGAGTATCGAAAGCTAGGAGGCTTCTCGTACTCACAACTCGCTAAATTCCTTCGCTCTGGAGATCCTAAAACACTTGTAACTCCTTCTCATGATGAATCAGATGCGTTACGATTTGGATCTTTAGTAGATTGTTTAATGACCGAACCTGAACTTCTAAAGGAAAGGTTTTGCATTACATCTATTAAAACTCCTCCTGCAACAATTATTTCAATGATTCTTTACATCTTTAAGAAGATGCCTGATGCGAAAAGTTTTACATTCATTCCTGATGAATTAAAGCTCGAAGCTTTAGATCTTTTCAATTATGGAGCGTCTTGGAATAATTCTACAAGATTAGATCGCTTAAATAAACAAGCATTCTATTATACTTTGTTGCAGAAGAGTGAAGGAAAGATTGTCATGTCTGAGGAAGATCTTGCACTAGCCAATCTATGTGTAAAGACCCTCAAGACACACCCATTTACTGAGAAGTATATGGGAGATGAAGACCCTTTTGAAACTAAGGTTGAAAGGGTTAATCAATTAAAATTTTCTTCTACATATCATGGACAACTCATTAGATGTATGTTCGATAGGATTATTGTAGATCATGATGCAAAGACTATTCAGCCTATAGACTTGAAGACCTCTGGTAAGAAGGAGGAGAAATTTGAGCTATCAGCGTTGGAATGGGATTATTATATCCAAGCATCTATGTATTCACAGATACTATTAGATGTACTTTCTAAAGATGAGTACTTTAAAGATTTCACAATCTTACCTTTCAAATTCGTGGTTATTAACAGGTTTGAAAGGACTCCTATGGTATGGTCATACCCTCTTCGTCGTCTGAATATGAACGTTATCGATGACCAGCAAGCATTGCTGCAGAAGAATGGGTATAAGAGTTGGCGTGAGCTTATCAAAGAAGCCACGTGGCATATTGAGAATAATAAGTTTGACTATTCCTATGAAGCTTATATGGCTAATGGGGAACGAACTATTGATTTCTCTAAATATCTTCGTTAATGAGAAATATTGATGCGTTAACGTATTTCAAAGGAGATGAATTAGCAGCTAAGGTCTGGACTGATAAGTATGCGCTGCGTAATGAGAATGGTGAGCTTATAGAGTCTAATCCTGACCAGATGCATCTCCGTATGGCAAAAGAATTTGCACGTATAGAAGCTAACTATGGTGGTAAAAATGCCCTTACTGAAGAGCAAATTTATGGACTTTTTAAAGACTTTCATTACATAGTACCTGGCGGGTCAGTAATGGCAGGTCTTGGAAGTAAAACCATATCTTCGTTATCAAACTGCTTTGTAATAGGTCAGCCTGAAGATTCGTATTCAGGAATTATGAAGCTTCGAGAAGAACAAGCTCATCTTATGAAGCGTCGCGCAGGTGTAGGAAAGGATCTTTCTACACTCCGTCCTTCGGGTGCTGTTGTCCAAAATGCAGCTAAAAGTTCTACTGGGGCTGCATCTTTCATGGATGTAGACTCTGCAATAACCACAGAGGTTGCTCAACGAGGAAGACGTGGTGCTCTGATGTTGACATTAGACATACGTCATCCTGATATTGAGGAGTTTATTACTAAGAAGCAGGATCTTTCTAAAGTTACTGGGGCTAACATTAGTGTTAAAGTTACAGATGACTTTATGGAGGCTGTCTGGAAGGACGATGACTACTATCTCACATTTCCTGTAGATGCCCCAAAGCTAAGATTAGATCCTAATAGTAAAGACCTTGATGATTATAATGTTCTTCACCAAGATCTTGATGGTATTTACTATAAGAGGGTTCGGGCTAAAAAACTTTGGGAACTGTTAATTCATTGTGCATGGAATACCGCAGAACCTGGTATCATGTTCTCAGACCGCCACATTAATTTCAGTCCCGATGGAGTTTATCCTCAGTATCGTGGAGTATCAACAAATCCATGCGGTCTAGTAAATTAATTTCGCTGCATGTAAAACATTACGAGAATTGCTGGAAGCCTGTTAAAACTTATTAATATAAGTGTTGGGGAATCAGCAGCCGAGCCTTATATAATTAATATAAGGAAGGTTCACAGACTATGTACGTAATACTATGAAATCATTTTATGAAAGAGCTGAAGAACTAGCTCATAATTGTATTAGAGTTAAAAATAACAATGTATGTGAAACATTAGCTCAAGAATACAATATTAACTTAAGAGCTGCTCATGACAGATTTAAAAGTTTATTTCATTTACCTATAAGAGATTATATAACTTACATTAATACTCCTAGTAAAGAGGTTTTGCGTGATGCAATTATTCGAAACAATTCACAGGAAGATCTCTTAAAAGATTTAAATATTCACTATAGCTGGATTAGAGGATTATATGATAAATATTTTAAAGTATCTACCTTTAGTAAAGCAAAACAATATTTAATCAATGAGGTTGATGTTATACAATATCATCCTTCCCTAGAAGATAATTTAAGTATTTTAATTTCTCAATATTTAGGAGATGGAAGTTTTGAATTTCATGATAACAGAGCTAGCTTAAAAATTGAGCATTGTGAAAAACAATTTGATTACCTTAAGTTTAAAGTCAATTTATTAAAGACTGCCTTTCCTACAATTCCTGGGCTAGAAACTATTAGAAAGCGAGTTAATGGGAAATATATTTCTTATATATGGAGATCTAATAATATTAGGCATAGATATATGACTATTATTAAGGATACTCCTAAAGAAGAACTCATTTCTAGAATGACCCCTTTTGGATGGTGTCTTTGGTATTTAGATGACGGAAATCTATTCATATCTAAAAAATGTAATCATCTAAGTATTGCTGTCAATAATCCTATATTACAAGAGACTGCTGTACAAGAATTACAAACGTATGGGTTTAGTTTCCAGATTTCTAAGTCCCAAATTCTATTGTCAAATAAACTTGAGATTATTAAATTTATTAACTCTTTTATTAAACCTTTTATACATTTAATTCCTGAATGTATGAAATATAAATGCATAGTAAAGATATAGTCGGAAGTGGTTTATTTATTTAAACTATTCTGGAAATTTTTATGCAACCTTACGATAGTTGTAGACTGATTCATATTAATCTTACAGCGTTTGTAAAGAATGCATTCACAAATGAAGCTTGGTTTGATTACAAAACTCTTCAAACTGTCGCTAAGGCAGCGATCAGGCTGGGTGACGATCTTGTAGACCTCGAAGTAGAGGCTATAAATCGTATATTGGAACATATCTCATCTTCTAAAGGAGATAATCATCGTGAGTTTCAACTCTGGATGGCTGTTAGGGCAGCAGCTCTCGATAGTAGAAGATGTGGTGTAGGATTTACAGGACTCTCAGATACTCTAGCTATGCTAGGAGTGGGATTCAATGATAACGGTGTTAGATACACTACTGAAATCATGAGTACACTCTTTAAGGCAGAGCTAGAGGAGACTATTAATCTCGCCGAAGAGAGAGGAACTTTCCACGGTTGGGATACATGGAAAGAGAGAGTTCCTGAGGAAGGAAATGACTGGTATGAGATGGTTGCATATAATTATCCAGAGCTTTATGATCGAATGCTTAAGGTAGGTCGTAGAAATGTTTCCTTCTCAACAGTAGCACCTACTGGTACTGTTAGTATCCTTACACAAACCTCGTCAGGTATTGAACCTGTATTCTCCCTATATTATACACGTCGTAAGAAGTGTATGGAGGGAGAACCTCATGATTTTGTAGATCAGAATGGTGAAAAATTCCAGGAGTTTAGAGTCTTCCATAAGCCTTTCATGGACTGGATTAGACTTAAGACTGGTGTCAAGGGAGATTTCAAAGTATCTGAAGAAGTTATTCAGGACTGGATTAAAGATTCTCCGTGGTATAAGAACACTGCTGCTGAAATTAATTGGGACGCACGTCTTAGGATTCAAGCTGCAGTACAAACTTATACTACTCATAGTATCTCCAGTACTTTGAATCTACCAGGTTCTGCTACGGAAGAAGAGATTAGTAAGATCTATCACCAAGCATGGATGTATGGTCTTAAAGGAGTAACTGTTTATAGAGATGGATGTAGGTCAGGTGTATTGGTAACGGACACTAAACCTCGTCAGGTCTTTGAACAACATAGTGCTCCTAAGAGACCTAAAGTTCTAGATGCAGAACTTCATGTGGTTAAAGTCAAGAAAATTAAGTATGCAGTAATTGTAGGCTTATTGGAAGGCAAACCTTATGAAACCTTTGCATTTGAGCTTGGGGAAGGTAATTTCTTACCTCAACATGGTAAGATTATCAAAGTTAAGAGAGGCTGTTATAACTTCGTAGGAGATAGTGATCTTATTATTGAGAGTATTCATCTGGCAAATGATAAGATTGAGGAGAGATCTAGTTCTATCTATATCTCAATGCTTCTTCGTCATGGAGCACCTATAGAATATGTAATAGCTACAGCTAAGAAGGTGAATGAAAACATTGCTTCCTTCACATCAGCAGTATGTCGTGTACTTATGAAGTATTGCACTAAGGATATTGGTGAAGAAACATGCCCAGAGTGTGGTACTAAGCTAACACGTGAAGCTGGCTGTAAGAAGTGTAACAATTGTGGTTATTCACTATGTTTATTAATGTTAACAAAATGAAGTTAGTAATTAATTATCGCTCTATTCTTCCTGAGATTAAACCTGTAATCACTGATAAAGGGGAATGGTTTGATCTCATGGCTGCTGAAAATGTAGAATTTGCAGCTCCTCACAATGCCTATAATACTCGTATTACAGAGTATGATGCAAAGAAAGTATCCCTTGGTATCGCTATGTCCTTACCTAAAGGAATTGAAGCTGTAATCCTGCCCAGAAGTAGTCTGTATGAGAAGAAGGGCGTGACATTAGTAAATAGTCAAGGTGTAATAGATTCTTCATATGGAGGAGATAATGACATATGGTCTGCCTACCTCAAGGCCGATCGTGCCAGCAATATTCTATGTGGAGAACGAATAGTTCAGTTCAGACTACAACCCTCTCAAAGAGCCTCTATTTGGACTAAAATTAAATGGCTCTTTATTAGTAAGATTGAGTTTCAAAAGGTTGAATATCTCAAGAACCCTGATCGTGGGGGGTATGGTGCGTCTGGTGGATATAAAGAAGTATAGTAATGAGTGTAATAAATACCATCGTCGGTATAATTGTTGGAGGCTTCGTCGTTGCCTCAGTAGGTAAAATCTACTATGAGATTTACAAGGCTATCAAAAAGCATAATCTTTATGATACCAAGTATAAAGTATCTTTTAAGAAACATTTCAAGAAGGTTAAAGTACCTCTAATTAAGATGAAGATTGCAGGAGAACTGCGATACTTTGTAGTAGATAGTGGTGCTGACAACAGTGTACTTTCGAAGACATTCTACGACTCTGTAGATCCTAAGAACTTCACTGATGTTAATTACTCTATGAAGATTATTACCCCAAATGGTGAGACTGAAGAACGTCCATTTGTAGAAGCAGATCTGTCATTTAAGAAGGATGTCTTTGAAGATATTCCCTTCTTAGTCTCAGACCTTACTTCTGTCGAGAATCATATCAAGAGTATCTCAAATATTGTTATAGCAGGAATCTTAGGCTCCTCATTCTTTAACAAATATAAGTGGGCTATAGATTTCGATGAACGATGTATTTGGGTAAATCCATTAGAAGCAGTTCAAGAGAATGAATAAGTTTAGGTATGGCAGGGGTAATAAACACTTCTTCACCATCCTAACTCCTCTCTCAGAAAACTCTTCTGGTATGATTGCGAGATTACACTATGAGAACTTCTTAGGTGTAAGTTATAAAGATTTTACAAGGCTTTGTGTGACCTGTGACAAGGGACCCGAAGTATGTGAAGGGGAATTATTACCTGCCGTTAATGTAACTACCGGAGAGAGAGTCTCATTTATGGTTAAGAAAATTAATCATAATGATGAGGTTGACATCTGGACAGTAGAACTAGAGTATGATAATACGCAATAAAATTGTGTATGTCTATGATATTGAGGTATTCCCCAATGTATTTCATTGTGCAGTTAAAAACACTGAAACTGGGGAATATCTCTTTTTTGAAATATCCCCAAGGAGAAATGACGTAGAGAAACTCATTAACTTTTTTTGGCAAATCAAAGAAGATCAGAGAGGTATTTGGAGTAGCAATTATACTACTGCTAAGCAATTTGACACAGATAAAATTTTTTGTGGCTATAACAATATTCATTATGATAATCCAGTAATTAACTTTATTATTGATCATCGTGATATTGTATTGCAATTACCTTATGATCGTATATGTCGTAAACTGTTTCAATTTAGTAACCTGATCATTAATTCAGAAGAAGATCTAAGATGGAAGAAGTGGAAATACATGATATTTTTTGAGTCAATGGACTTACTAACAATGTTATTTTCAACAAAGTTACGAGTTAGCCTTAAAGCTATGCAAGTAACAATGTGCTTCCATAATGTTCAAGAATATGATGGCGATTTTAATCAATATCTACCTACTACGGAGATAGAGAAGATGATTGCTTATAATATTAATGATGTAGATTCAACTGAAGAATTACTTAATCGCTGCAAAAAAGATATAGATTTACGACTAGCTATTGAAGATGAGTATGGAGTAAAAGTTCTGAGTAAGGATGGAGTTAATATTGGAATGAAAATTATTACTCAGAAGTATTTAGAGAAAACACACCAGTCTTGGAAACAAATCGAGAATCTTCGATCTCCATGTGATTATATTGACCTTAATCGGGCAATACTTCCCTTAATACATTTTGATACTCCTATTCTACAAGAGCTACTTTCCGAACTAAAACAACAGATTGTCCCACCAGGACGTAAAGGTTATGAAAAACACTTTATACTTGATGGATTAAGATATTGTGTAGGTGTAGGAGGTATACATTCTGAGAACAAGCCTAAGATTATTATTCCTGACAGTAGTCAAATACTTAGTGATATAGATGTAGCAAGTCTGTATCCTAGTATGATTATTGAACATGAGTTTTATCCACCACATCTAGGTAAGGAATTCCTTGAGGTTTATTCAAATATCAAGACTGAGCGATTAGAAGCGAAGCATAACGGCAACAAAGTCAAAGATGCAACTCTTAAATTAGCATTAAACGGACTCTCAGGCAATCTACAAAATAAACATAACTTCTGCTATTCACCATTTACAGTGATGCAAATTAGGATGAATGGTCAGCTTATGTTACTAATGCTTGCAGAAAAACTTATTGCAATTGGTTGTACTATAATTCAAGCAAATACAGATGGGTTATTTGTACTAAGACCAAAGAGCAAGGAGCAAGAGTTTCAAGATGTATGTAGAGCATGGGAAACGCTAACTAAGCTAGTTTTAGAGGAAGATAGATTTGAAGCAATGTATCAATATGCAATCAATGATTATCTTGCTGTTAAAGAGGGTTATTCTGTATCTAAGGATCCTAATTTGATAAAAAAGAAAGGTCTCTTTATTGATACAGTTACTCTAGGTAAAGGTATGGATACTTTAATAATTGCAGAAGCAATAAATAAGTATTTTACTGATAACATCTCTATTGAAGAGACTATATATGGTTGTACTGATATCCACAAATTCTTGACATATCAGAAAGTAGACAAGAAATTTCGAGTAGAATATAATGGAGAATTAATCCAACAAATCAATCGTTTTTATATGTCTACAGATGGTCACATACTACTAAAGTGTAAAGTAGATGATCAAGGTCGAAGGTCAGAATATGAGCGCATTGTTGCAGAATGTGGTGTAACAATTTACAACAATATTAAAGATCCTTCATATATCCCCGACAACATTAACTATGCATACTATTTAGCAGCTGCTAGAAAAATTATTTTAGAGCTTAAAAATAGTCAGCTAACGTTATTCTAATGATTAAAGAAATTATCAAGTTTGGTGCCCCTTGGTGTCAAGGATGCATCTCAGCAGATACAGCTCTAGAACAACTAGAAGCTATGAAGCCTGACATCATCATCTCTAAGATTGATATTGAAGATGATGAGGAGATGGCTGCAAAGTATAAAGTTCGAGGATTGCCTACCCTCGTCTTTATTGGAATGAGTGGCAATGAAATCGGTAGACATACTGGTGCCATTACTGTTCAAGAATTACTTCAAATCGTTGATGGAGATGGACTATAATAAAGTACATGAAGAAATTAAGCAAACTTTCATTGCTAAGAATCGCGATTATGGCAACTCCTTTGAGAAATCACTGGACAAGTTTGGCCTTGTCGCAGGAGTAGTAAGAATCAATGACAAATTTGAACGTCTTGCTAACTTATGTGACCGTCAACGATTAGCTGATGCACAAGTAGATGAACCTTTGGCTGATACGCTCAAAGATATGGCTAACTATTGCATCATGGCTGCAGCATGGCTTGAAAAGGAATAGCAATGAAGATTTGTGCAATCTCAGATTTACATGGCCAACTGCCTAAACTTGAGGACATGCCCCCATGTGATGTAGTATGCATCGCTGGGGACATTAGTCCTCTTCATATTCAACGAGATAAACTTTTAAGTGCTATATGGTTTGGAAATACATTCATTCCTTGGTGCGAAGCATTAAATTGTGTAAAGGTTATTCTCGTAGCAGGAAACCATGATTTTTTCCTAGAAGATTACGATAAGCCTGGAGGAGTTACGCTTAAGTTAGGTCATGACAACAAGATCATTTACCTACGTAATAGTATGTACAAGTTCGGGCATAAATCCTTCTATGGAACACCACATGTTACAGACTTACCTAGATGGGCTTTTAGTATCACTGATGAAGAAGCTCATAAAGTTTTTGGTAAAATTCCTAACTGTGATGTGTTGATTACTCATACCCCACCATTTGACGCTGCCAATACTGGTAATGTCTATGGTTCAGACGCCTATCCTGATTATGGAAGTTATGTATTACGAGATGAAATCTTTAATAAGAAGATAGATCTTATAATCTGTGGACATGTTCACACAGGTAATCATAATCTTTCAGATTGGGGAACTCATAAAATAGTTAATGTAAGCTATCTTGACGAGGATTATAAACCTAAATATTCACCGAAATTGATTACTTATGAGAATTTGCTATTCTAAAGTAGAAGTACTTCCTGACCAAGGACTTTTGAAAAATATAGAAGTTGCAGGAAGAGTATGCTACAAGTCTGAGGATAAGATTACAGAAACTTCTGCTGCAGCCTTCGTAGATATGATTCGTAGGAGAGAACATTACTCTGTTCTTGAACATGGTAGTATCTATCTTAAGGTACCTAAAGATTATCCTATTCCCTTCATTGAAATGCCTTGGTGTCATATTGAAGTAAAGGATAACTTTAAATATATCTATACTAATCTTAGATATGCTGTAGAAGTACAACCTGAGCTCGCTGATGCTATACTAGCGGGAGATCCCCTTCCTCAAGAAGTAGAATTCTTTACTCCTGATATTAATGATCCTTATAAGAGATTCTCTGTACGGATTATTACTAACTTCAAAATTTCTGAACAATATGTTAGACATCGGGTTTTCTCTCATTCTAAAGAAAGCTCTCGATATTGTAACTATTCTAAGCAGAAGTTTAACAGTGAGTTAACATTCATTATTCCTCAACATTTTGCAACTTACTTTAATTATTTAGAAGGTAAGATTGAGGGAATAGATGACAAGTGGTATTTTACTCCAGGTTCTACATATGAGGATGCTGTCATTCAGGAGGAAGCACTGCGTAGATTATATAACATGTGGCCTCATGAAGGAGACAAGACTGTAATTAATGTCTTGGATGAAGCTTCAAGTCTTCATAAACTTCTCTCCAGATGTAAGCTTGCAGAGCTAGATTATCTGGAAGATATTGCTGAAGGCTTCAAACCTGAGGAAGCCAGAGACTATCTTACTCTCTTCGCTAAGACTGAGCAAGTAATGACGGGATTTCTCAAAGATTGGGAGGATATGTTGATTAAGAGAAGAAGTGCTCCTGCCCAAAGTGAGGCAAGATTTATTGCTAATAATATTCACTTGAAGCTTCATAAACTTACCAATAAGAGTGATCAAAAAACGTCTGACTATGACAAGCTTTCGTTAGATGATCTGGGAGATAATATGGTCGAACTTATGAGACGTGTAGGTATTAACAGAGTAAGACTGGATGATTAGTCTAGAAACTCCCCCTTTATTAAGTTTACATGATGTAACCTTAATACCTGCTCCTATATCTAAAGTAGCTAGTAGAGAAGAGTGTAATCCCTATTATTCTAAGGGATTACTTCCTCTTGCTACTGCTCCTATGGATTGTGTTATTGATGAAACTAACTGGGAAGTATTCTCTAAGGCAGGTGTTCTAACAGTACTTCCTCGGACTGTAGAGATCAAAACACGCTTGCACCTTATGACTAAAACTTTCATAGGTGTATCACTTAAGGAGTTTGCAGAGCACTTCTGTGCAATGAAAAATGCTCAAGATATCTTTGAAGCTTTAGACCAGAATGATCTTAAAGCAAAGGTTTGTGTTGATGTGGCTAATGGCCATATGCAAGCACTTATAGACCTATGCAGAATCGCTAAGGACATCTTTGGGGAAAGACTTATACTTATGGCTGGTAATATAGCTAATCCTATGTCGTATATACAATATGCCAATGCTGGTATAGATTATGTACGTGTAGGTATAGGTACAGGATCACGTTGTACTACCTCAGCTAATGTTGCAGTACACTTCCCTATGGCTTCACTTCTAGACTCTATTCGTAGGATTCAGATGACTGCAAATCTTCCTTACTATCCCAAGATAGTTGCTGATGGAGGATTTAAGAACTTCGACGATATTATCAAAGCTATTGCTTTGGGAGCGGACTTTGTAATGTGTGGAAGATTCTTTGCAGAATGTAAAGAAGCCTGCGGTACTACTCATCAATTGCCTAATGGCGATATTGAAAGAGAATATTACGGAATGTCTACAAAGATTGCTCAGAAAAAGATGGGTAAGGAGGTTTTCAGGACTTCTGAAGGCATTAGTAGAACCGTTAAGGTTACCCACACTCTTGCCCAGAAGATTGAAAATTTTAAGGATTACCTTACCTCAGCAATGAGTTATTCAAATTCCTACAACCTTCCTGAATTTCAGGATAAAGCTCTTGTATACAAGCTTACTCCTGAAGCTAGAGCAGCATATTTTAAATGAGATGAAGACAATTACCTATAAAGAATTCGTCGAAAATTATAGGCCTATAAAGAATCAGTTCAATCCTGTTGCAGACTATGATGATACTTTATATAGTCCGATAGAATTTTCGCGAATAGCAACTACCTCGCTACCTAATAGACTGCTTTGGACACTATTACAAGTTAACTATTTCGATGATAAAACTTGTGAATGTGTCACAGAGAAGTATATCTATCAAGGGTTACAAGAGTTTGGAGATGTAATAGGTTATTTTGTAACTGAAGAGCCATATGAATATGGTAAACCTGTCAAGGTAGTTGTTGACAGAGAAACCATTGATAATTAATGAAAAATCCCCGATAGGTTATTAGCCTACCGGGGAATTTTTTTAGACTTCAGGTCATCGCTGATTAAACGTAAATGTGTCGTATATATCAAAGAAGTCTTGAACAGCATTAAAGCCAGGGGTTAATCTTGATGTGAAGTAGAAAGGACGAGTTCTATCATTCTTATCTTCTTCCCACCAAAATAAACCTTTGTAGTCTTTACCTACTACAAGGTCGCGAGTTTCATCAATAGTATTCCTAAAGAATCCCATGAGATTAGTGACGTAAGACATTACAGCCATAGGAGAGGATATAATATCTGTAGCACTACTAATATCTACAAAGAAGGATGCCTCTAGGTATGCACCATATAAAGATCTATATAAGTTCTGTGTAGCTAGCTTAGTAGCCCATCCTGTAAAATCATCATCTGGTTCATCAGGAACTAAAGCTTTAGCTATCATAGCTGCTAAGAATAGACCCACAATAGACTGTAGTTCAAAACCTAAAGCCTTTAATTTTTGAAGTCTCAAATTACAAAATTCTTCGAAGGTAAAGTCTAACTTAGATTCATTAGGATGCTGTCTAAAATATTCGTCATATTGCTTTCGAGCAGCTTTCTCATTCTGACCAATATTATCTCCTGCAAGGTATCCCAAGATAGGTATAGATCTCAGTAGTAACCTACCAAAAGACTTACCTATTTGTTCACCTCCAGTAGCGATTTCGCCCCATCCTACTCTAAATCTACCTACATCATATTCATCAAGAATTTCATTCTTTTGAAGAGATTTGAATCGAACATTTAACAATCCAGGGAGCCAGTTACGATACTGCATGATAAGAGTACCAGCTATAGTAGTATTAGCAAGATACCTATCCTCTGCAGGCATAACACCTTTCACAGATGTGGCAGCACTTTGAGCAATAGTTCTAAACCTAATAATATCTTCTCTAGAAAGCTTATCAATGGTCATCTTACCATCCTCAGACATATGAATAAGATCAGCCACAGGTATAGCATTAGGACTTCTCCTTAAGCTGACTAACTTCTTTTTATTCTCATCATAACCCCAAGCATAGAGCATAGATGTTAATACCTTACGGTCAATATTAGAGTCAGTAGCTTCTAGTAAATAGAATGCATTCTCAACATTGAAGATTCTATTAGTTTTATTAGCAGAAAGTTCCATAGCTCTCTTCTTCCAAATGTCTTCATTACCTATATGGAAGAAGGCAATAGCCCCATAATACTTAGCAGGATCTTCCTTCTTAAGCTTCTCAGATAACTTAGTAGACTTCTTATTATAATAAAGACCTTCCATCTCTATCATCTGGAAGTTAAGCATAGTCTGAGCATAGTTTCTAAAGCCCAGGATAGGTTTAAATCCTAAGGTACTTAGAGAAGACCATTGTACAACTTTCTTAGCTAATTTACCAAAGCTATAGGTTTTACCCATGAAGTTAAAAGTGCCTCCACTCTGAACAGATTTTCCATAGATATATAGATCGATAAATTTCTCTAATGTTGAGACATCATCTGAAGATAATCCTAGGGCTGTACGAATTTTACCAACCCACTTATCCATATTAGGAAGATTATCTTCTACGAAAACCTTAGCCCCATTAGTCTTAGCATGATATAAAAGAAGCTGAGCATTAGCCTCAATTTCTTTCATATGCTGATAAGTATATACAGACTGAGCCATAAGCATTAAAACTCTTGATAGATCATAAGACTTATGTCTAAGACCTTTCTCTTCAGCAATCTTGCGAAGTTGAGTATTACGAGCAAAACGCCATTCATCAGTATCCTTTACAAGAGTAGGATCTATAGCAGCCTCAGCTCTAGCTATATCAGCAGAAGTAAGATTATCTTTAAGAGGATCTATGAAGAATAAAGGTACATGCTTAATAGGATTACCAGCATAGTCCATACCAGAAGTTTCATCCTTACTCTTATAAAGTACGTCAGACTCATCTCTAGTCTCAAGAGCTCCAAGAGTAATGGTTGTAAGGTCTGTTAAGGCACCAACACCATTCTTAAAGATAGAATCAAATAAGTCATTACGTACATTAGCAATAAACTTCTGACTAATCTTTCTACCAGTGATATTCTCAAACTCTACATTGAAATTTACATACATATTGTAATAATCAACAAGAGGTTTAATGTCTTTAATCTTACCAAACTCTTCACTATAATAGTCAGGATTCTCAACACGATATTTATCTCTAACAAACATGTTATACTTCTGGAACATTGCCCGTTTATTATAGCTTAAATCATTAATCTTACACCATGCAAGATAACGATTTTGTTCACGAGTCTCCTGGGCAGTCCCTTTAGCATTCTCAAGTCTAGTAAGCCATTCCTTCTTGGCCTTATTAAAGTCCTCTAAAGCCTTGCCAGTATATTGATAACCTCCTCTAGGATTACGTTCAATTTGATAGTTATCTAAGAAGAATTTAGCACTTCTAGTCTTAGCAGATCTAGCCTTCTCTAAATCCTCGTAAAACTTTTTAGAATACTTATTAATAAGTTGACCCGTCTTTGTATCAACAATCATATTAAAAGCATCTTGAACAGTTTTATTATTGGCTTCAGCCCATTCTTGAAGAGCCTGGGTATGTACTTTAACCTTCTCATAAGCAGTCATAAGCTGGTCGTGAATATTAGCCTGAGCACTTTTCAAAAGCTTAGAGAATGCTCTAAAGATAGGATGAGCAATTTCACTAACTTTACTAAACCATCCTGCCCACCAACTTACATGTTTGCCAGGCTGAGAAATGTCTACACCAGTAGTTGCTAATAACATATCTACAGGCTTTTGACTAAGTAAATTACGAATAAATAGTACTTCTCGTAAAGCATTATTTAATCTCATCCTCGTATCAAGATCTTCCTCAACATTAATAACATCAATTGCTCCTTGGAAAAAGTCTAGATATACATCTGAACGTTGCTTAAGTTCAAGAATTTCATTAGCAGTTAATGAGCCAGGTTGACCAAAAGGTATGGTTAGTCTTCTCTGAAGAGATCTTGACATATCCTCTACCTCTCTAAATAAGTAAGAATAGTCCTGTCTTATAAGAATACTCTGAATAAGATCCTGAGTTCTTTGCCATGCATCCCTATCAAGCTGGGACTTTGTTCTAAGGTATTTACTATGTTGAGCATTACTAGTCTGGTAAAGCTTCTCTAACTGTTGGGCTAGCTTGGGATTAAGATCAACCTCCTCACTTAATGATACAGGATTTAATGCATGTATTTCTAAAGACCAGGGTTCTACTTTACCAAATCCAAAGACACTAGTTTCGCCAGTATCTTCATCAGCAGCAAACTGTACATTAATAGGTAACATTCTAGTAGCTCCAAAGTTAACAGCTACATTACGATTCTCTGCCTCAGCCTTCTTACGAATACCATTAGTAAAGATGTTCTTATACTGAGTAATCTGGATATTCCAACTATCTTTAGCAGCATCAGAAATTTCACTTACAATCTCTCCACCAGACTCAGTAAATTCATGAGTTTTATAGTCATAAATGTCAATAACTCCATTAGAATAGATAGCCACTAAGTCACATGTACCAGCAATATCCCTAACTTCATCATAGATAATTTGCTCTGTAAAGATCTTTACACTGCCTTTTGTGCCAGTCTGAGAATCTATATAAGCCTGTCTTGCTAATATTTCTCGATAAGAATTACTAACAGCTTCCTTTAGATTATTAAACTGCTTATCAGTTAAGCGTGCAGATTCTCTTATGTAAGCAGAAGTTCTACCTTCAAACTCTGGTAAATTGGAGAGCTTACTGTGAACTTTTTGAGCAATAGATTCCTTAGTAGAATTTCTACCCTCAATACGATCATTCATTAAAGTTTCAAGATACCCATGTATTACAGTACCTTTAATAGTACGAATACGAGCTTTTTTATCAGTATCTTCATTCTCATTATCAGAAGTTACCTTAAAACGTCTACGCATACCTCTCGATACAATATCTGATACACGACGACTTACAGGAGTACCATCGGCTTTAATGTAAGCCCCTTGCTGTATATCATATCTAACAGTTAAGTTCTTGAGATAATCCTCAGCATCTAACTGGGTAGCAATCATATCTTGAGTTAATTCATAATAATAATCACCCTCCTGGATATTTGCCTCTAGATTATCAAGACCAGTAACTTGCTTACGAAGCATCATCTGAGCTACCTCAGTAAAGGGCTGCATATCTAAATTCATTCCCTCGACTGTAAGATTAGCTCCCTCAGCCTTACGCTTGAAGTAAGATTTAATAAGGTTAAAAAGCTTTTTAATAGCTGATACTATACCAGTAGATTCAGGTACATACTGCTCAGAATTATTCTCATAAAGTCTAACAACCTCTTGAGCTATAAGTTTACCAGCAGCCTCTTCAGCCATTCGCTCTTCATCACCTTTATAAACTTCAGCATACTCTTCCTTAACTCTGGCAAATGTAGAACTATCACGAGCTACTTTTAATAGACGCTGATAGAGAGGGTTCTCTTTACCAAGCATCCTTACCATGATATGAGCACATTCCTCACTGAGAGTTGTAGCATCTGCCTTATCTAAAGCAACAGTAATAACCTTCCTTACCATATCAACCTGAGCTACGGCAGGAATAGGATTACCATCTTTATCAGTAATCTCCCCCCAAGTATTTACTTGGAAGCCTATTTTACCAGCCCAGTCCTTAAGAAGCCCATCAAGGCCCTTTATAGGCGATTTGGAGGACTCATTCGAAAGTTGGTACATCTCCTCAGGTTTAATATCATAAGCCCTTAAATCTGGCTTAGATTGCTCAGGAAGGACATATCGTTCTACATATACCTCGGAGTACTCTTTGCCCCTAGGGGAAGTAGCAGATTTTACAACCTTTGCTCTATAAGCACCATAGTTAGCATTGATATTTGCAGCTTTATCTAAAGCAGCCTGATACTGTGCTTTACTATTAGTATAAACAATAGGACGTCCTTGTTTATCAACAACACCTAAGTTCATCTTCTCAGCAACATCAATAGGCTCATAGGTTATATTAAGAGATTTAAGAGTCTCTAAAGCTTGGCGAAGAGTAGGGATATTATCCCCACTCTTTACATACAATGCCCATGCAATGTCTTCACCAAACCTATTGACTAAATCCCTCCAAGCCTGAGAGCTTGTATTAGGACATACATTAGCCATAATTATTTACACAAATTTTTACGTTCTTCTCCCGACTGAACAAAGTCAGCACCTTTATTTACTTCTGTAGGAGCCTGCTCAGCTTTATATAAATCTTCATCTGTAGCATTTTCCATCTCATATCTAAGCTGTTCTTCTCTAAAATCCTCGACTTCCTCAAAGGTATAAGGACGACGAAGAGCCTGCTCAGCTTCATAGAACTCTGAAGATTCATTAAGGTTGGCTTCCCTAATCTTTATAGCCTCATTAATAAGTTTCACTAATGGGCTGTCATCACTAAAATTATAGATCTGACGTTGGTGATTTTTACCTATAGATTGAGAATCTAAGGGGAAGTTCAACTTAGTACTTTCTACAGATTGGTTCTTAGCATTAAAGTATCTTACTACAGGATAAACCTTCTTAGTTTTATTACCTTCAGCATCTGTAGCGTATCTTTTTCCAAGAGGAAATTGAGTAGCCATCCGCATATTGAAGGGTAAGATATTATCATCATTATAGTTAGATAACTGCCATGCATAGATAAATGCTTCTCTTAACTTGCCATAGCCTGATTCTTGATAAGAATTAAGCATAGGTTCAATATAATCCTTGTACATCTGTGCAGGAATAATATCTATATAGTTAAGAGGTGACATCTGAAGTCCTGACTGTAGTAGGCAGAACTTCATAAGATCTACAGCAAACTCTCTATCTTGTAGGTATAACTGCTCCCATGCATAAGTTACTGCATTAGATGCTAAGGGATCTTTATCAACATAAGGTTTAATATTATGAATATCATCCCTTACTGTATCCAAGATCGGTACTAAAGATTGGAATAATGGATTATCCTTATAAGCAGGTTCAGACCGTAGTTTTGCGAGCTTCATAGGAACACTATTATCACCAACCATTAATCTTTTCCTTTCGGAAATTAAGGTAGTACCAGTAGTATCAGGAGTATTAAGAATAATAGCTGTTAAGAAGTCATTCTTGAATTTATTTAGACTAGTAATAGCTCTAAATTCAGGAGTTGCTGAACCAACATATCTTGCAATCGCTTCATCAAATAATCCTGTATCTCCATCCGTAAATTGCTTATCTCTAAGCAGTAGGAATAGAGGTTCAAAGAATGATTTATATTCAGCTACAGTATTCTTATAACCTGCAATATAACCTTCGTCTACAAGCTTATCATAGTTAACAACATTCTTACCAGCAGTAAGACTCTTATATAACTTCATTAGAAGTTCAGAAAGGTTTTTGCCACCATCCTTAGTATCATAGGTTGTACCTTGCATTGCATCTGCAACCTTACGTCCCCATTCTACATATCTAATAAAATCGTCAAGAATTTGATTCTGATAAGCAAGATTTTGATTAACAATATAACTTTCAAGCTCCTCAGTAGTAAATACTTTTGTAGGTGCTCCAGCATCAATAGGAGGATACTTCTCAGATAGATAAGCCCGAATCTCATTCTTGTTATATCTAGCCATAGCAGTACCAGCTTTAACTCTAGGAGACCTAGGAGATACATAGTTCTCCTGGGCTATCTGAGACTCATACTGTTGTTGTAACTTAAGATATTCACGAATGATAGGCTGATTCATAAATAAAGCTAGCGTATCAGGATGAACACCTGCCATAGTAAGCATTGTAAGAGTTCCTAAAGTTGCAGGAGTAGCTCCAAGATTAACTCCAAAGGGAGATTTCGCAGCATCCACAGCAGCACTAATCCATTGGTTGAGAAGCTCTGAGATAGGAATCTTCTTATTACCAGCAGTATACTTCCTACCAAGCTGAACTATACCATTTTCCTCATTATGCTCAAAGTTAATTTGAACAGCTTCTGCAGGAATACCTAAGTTATACATAGATGCAAAGACGTAGAATTTACCAGCATTAGCAGCAATACCTACCTCTTTCTTACCAGCCATATAATTCTCAGCAACCTGTAGAACATATGTAGAATCTAGTAGACTAGGAAGAGCTGCTTTAGACTTATAATACTCTGCTTCCATTTCATAGGTGTCACCAAAGACAGCCTTCATAGCTCTCTTAGCAGAAGCCTCAAGAATATTTGTCTGAATAGGAGCAATAAAGTTAGAAGCATTCTCTGCAATATGAGCAAGCTCTTTCTGAATCTGAGTAATACGATTCTCAATAGCTTTCTTATGAAACTCTTCCTTAGATACCTTGGGAGTCTGCTCAGTATCAGCTAACTCTTGTAATAGTTTACTGTTACCAAAGAATCCACTTAGAGCTTCTAAGATACCCTCCTTCTTCTCATCCTTAAAGGATTTTAAAAGTTCTTCATATTGCTCTTCCCAATGAGAATAATCAATATACTTAAGCTGCCCCTTAACTTTATAATAGTTAGGTACATACAAATACATCTTATCAATATCATACAATAATCTCTTATACTTTCATATAAGTTTAGACTATATCTTCACTACTAATAGTAGTGTTCTGCATTTCAGGCTCTAAAGCCCTACCCAAAGATTCTTTATCATACAATGATCTAGATCTTTGACTTAAGTCGTATGTAATTTTATGTATCATACATGGAACTTCTGATACAAATGGTTTGACAATTTCAAGAAATTTAATACCTTCTTTAGTACCACAGCATAAAGAATAAGTACCTCTACCTTCTGATATAGGATAGAAAGAAATATTCCATTCTTCCTTAAAGAAATTTATTACATTCTGAATGGTTTCTTTATCCTCACATAGGGATATTCTTATATAGAATCCATGGCATTTACCTTTAGTAATTCGATAATTGATACATCCATCATCCATATACCAGATAGCAATACCTCTTGCATCTAACCTATTTAGAAGACGTCTATTACCAAGATACTTCTTAGGCTTATAAAATATCCTCCTAAGCAATTTAATGAAAGTTGTTATTCCTAATTGAGTATATAAAACTTTTTGACCAGTATTATATCCGCATGTACTAACATATTCATGTATTCCATTATTACGAATACCCGCATTATTAAGTTGCTTAACTTTCCACTCTAAATAATCTCTCTGTGCCTCAGAATGAGATAATTTAAATACATTATTATTACTAATAGTTCCATCTCCTAGTAATAATGCAATTAATAAATTTCTTGAATCTTTATTTAACTTAGTTTTCATACGCTTTGTTATCCATTAAGGAAACGTTATTTAAGTATTAGTCGTTGAGCCTTCCCCATATGGGGCTTGGCTGCGGATTGCCCAATTCTAAACATTGTTACACTTCGGTAGTTTAGACTCTCAGGGGGTCCCCGCAATTAACAGAATTTTACTCGAACCATGATATTAATCCGAGCCTGCTTTAGCAACAATCTCTGTAGGCAGAACTATAATATCACCAGCAGCTTCAGGTAAGAAATCCTTAACTACTATAGTCTCAATAGAGCTCAAACCCTGGGTAGGAATACGGAAGCCTATAAGTTCGAGAAGTTCTTTCGGAACTTTACCAACGCTCGTAATACCCTTAAACGGTGACGGAAGGTATACTTCCATTGAAGTAATCTTTGGCTTACCATCAACATATTTTACAACAAAGTCTAGATCTGAAGATTTATATTTACCCTCATTATAAGTACGACTTGCCTTAGTCTCCCACATAGTGGAGGGTACCTGGAAAGCTGCAGTACCATGACGCTTCTGAGAAGTTGTCATACTAGCAGCTCTACTCATAAGGATACTTTCTATCTTCTCACGAGTAGGTAGAATATCTATGTTAGTAGTTCCATCATCAAGGTCATTAAGAAGTTCTATCGCAGTAATATAATTATCTGCCAAGCCTCTCTCAATCGCCTCTCTTCGTAAGGAATTTACTAAACTTACAATACCCTCCTCAGAGATCTTCCACCCTTTCTGGGTAGCTACAAGTCCAAGCTCTTTAACAAGCTGATCTCTACCAAGTCTGATACGTTGATTATTTAAGTCAATATACTCATTAGTTAGAGCTTTAACTTTAGGAGCATTCTCACCAAAATGTTCACTAATCTCACCAGCATCAAAGAGCCCATTAAGAATCTGTACCATCATCTGAGTACCAGTAACGACATCATGATGTTTATGTTCACCAGTATCTACCTGGATACCCCAATATTCCCAGTAAGTATCCTGAGTAAGAAGATCTAAAGGTCCTTTATAAGTACCATCGGAATCTACTAGGAAATTGCCTTCTTTATCGTAGAAATCATTGAAGGGATGTTCAGTATTTGTAACAAGTACACCTTGCTCATTAGTTACTGAGTTAGTCTTAGTAGTAACACCTTTATTAGCTGAATAGTGTACTGCTACTCCAACCTGATTCTTAATCATCATCTCATGAAGCTTAGAAAGATTAGTATCTCCTAAAGCTTTTAGAACAGATGGGATAAGAGGCATTAATGACAACTTGTAGAAAGATGGTTTAAAGCCTTGAACATTTGCTAAAGGTCCAAAGTGTTGAGGTTTCAAAGAGTTAAATACCTGCTGCCCCCAACTGCCATATTTGAGAGGAGATTTATTACCATCAAAGTCTACAAAGGCTCTCTCTTCCTTAGGAACACCGGCTCTCTCTTGAACCTCCCATTGGTAAAGCTTCTCAGAATCAACATTCCAATCGCCTACACGAACTTTAAATTCCCTATAAGCATCAAGGGAGATCATGCCAAAGCCATCACCCTCTGTCATATCTGCATATGGAGCACTATTAAGACCAAGTTTATCAGCATTCTTAATAAGTGCTTCAGTCATCATATCCTCAAAAGATTTAGCCTTGTCAGACTTTTCATATGCTTCAAGGACATCATTGCGAAGCATCTTATATCTATTATTCTCAGCATCTACGATCTCAGCAATCTGATAAAGTTGTTTAGAATAGCTGGGAACATCGGAGAATACTGCTGTCTTAAGAATAGGTCTACCAGACTTATCAGTAAGTCTTTCAGCACCATCCATACGTTTAAAGTTCTTAGCGATAGTAGCATTGATACCGTCAGATGTTAGACAAGTTTTCTTAGAACCCATAGCTCCATTATGACGCTTAAACTCATCTCCTAAAGACTTGTAGAAGATGTTATCTCCATACAATACTTTACTCTGCTCAATGTTACCAATAGCGTAATTAACTACAGCATGCCTAATCCAATTCATCACCTCAGATTTGGGATACTGGTTAGTAGTAGGATTAGTACTGAGCTTAAGAGACATGTTAAGGACTTTATCACCAGCAAGCTCTTTAAGACCTCCTAAATCTAAGAGTTTACCATAAGCATTATTAGTCCAAGTACTAATCATTTGTTCAATTCTAGTAGCAAGGACATCCCTACCTATAGTATTAAGTATTCTATCAGCAAATTCATTAGGAGATTCTGCTGTATCTACTAGAAACTCTTTAACTTCTTTAGGAGTTAAAAGACTTTCAATAACTGTACCCTTAGCATAGTTCTTATTGAAATTAGTAAAGGCCCTATTTTTGACATGAGATCTTGCTAGTTCATCCCATAAATATCCTCTAAAGATGTCTATAACTTCACCACGAGTAGTATTAGTATTAATCCAGGTATCACCATGATCTAAGAATCGCTCTTGACCATTATCAGCAGGACGCATAATATTATCCTTGCCCTGCATAGTCATATTAAGTACTGTAGATAACTTATCTATAAGCTTCATATCCTTATAATCAGTACCATTATTATTAGAGCTCTCAATGTTACCTTCATGAATAAGAATAGACAGTTTAGGAGTTTGTCTATCTACAAGTGCTTTATTAAGAAGCAATGAGTGAGTGACATATACATTCTCTGTAGGATCAAGGTGAGGCATCTCAGAATAAAGCCTCTCAGGATTTTCAATAACTCTATTAATCTTATTAATAGTCTGGTTAGCAAATCCAGGCTTCTGAAGATCATAGATTCTTTCATCACCAAGAGATATATGAGAATTCTCAAGAGTTTCAATACCTAAGTCAGATTGGATGTCTAAGAATACATCAAGATTTTCATTCTCGCCATCACGATTCTCATTGACAATAGGAGTCTTGATAGCTCCTTTAGTAATCTGAGAATAAACCTGCCCAATCTTATCTAAGAACTTCTTAGTATGAAGAGCTCTCCGAAGAGTCTCTGGATTACTAATATCATAAGTAATACCTAAGATTCTTAAGAAATCTTCAGCATTATCTGCAGTAGGAACTCTCGGGAATGCTTTCTTAATAGCATCATTATTATACTCCCATACTTTATATTTATTACGAGTATAGAACTTAACAATATCAGACTTTCCTTCTAATAGCCACTTAGATAGCTGTGCTCGCCATGATCCTGCAATGCGTGCTCTATGACCTATAGTAGAAGCATTAAAGGAAGTATACTGTCCATTAGCTTTAGTAACACCAATAAGATAATTATTCTTATTATTATTAAAAGCCTGCATGAACTGTACTACTTGAAGCATATCTGAAGCAGTCCAAGAATCGACCTTGTCAAGCTTTAACCATGAAGGAATAATCTTAGTTTCGATGCCTCCCTCAGCATTTCTAATAGAAACTTTATCATCTCTAATAAGAGGGTATATAGCTGGATATTCCTCAGCAACCTGAGATAATCTTTGCTGTAATTCCTTAGTAGAAATACTCGTAGGTAGATTAGCTAACTTATTGGCAAGGATATTAAATACTTTACCAAAGGGCTCCATCTCAGGCATGCCTAAGCTATTCTTATAAGGAGTAGCTGTACGAGTCTTAAAGTCATAATATTTCTTAGGTAAGGTGCTTAGAAGTAGCTTGACAATCTTGTTAGAATTCATCTTACTACTTACAGTGATAGATTCTGCAAATAAAGCTGCAGAGTCTCGTCCCTGACTATTTTCACCACCTGAAATGTCAGCAGCAGCTTCCTGATAATCTTCAGAAGTATTAAGCTCTAACTTATACTGTGCTAAACGCTCTTGCTGATGAATAGTCTTAATACCATTAGGAGCATCCCAGGTGTTAAGAACTTTACCCATCTTGTCAATATCAGTAAGTAACTTCTGAAGAGAATTGGGGTCTGCAAAAGCCACAGAAGCTATCAGCTCATTATATCTACCCATAAATTCTTTATGAGCAAAGTCATAAGCAGCAGCTACAAGCTCACCATTCTCAGACTGAAGAATCTCTATAAGATTACCAGTACTTTTAAAGTATTGTAAGAACCAATAGTGCAAACTATTTACAGCTTCAGCAGTAGTAATAGCATCAACTCCTGGAATAACTTTAGAGTGAATAGAACGGGCTTTTAAAGTTAAATAATCATTGCTAAGAAAATCTTTATTACGAACTCTCTCAACAATAGATTCTATACTTTGAGTCCACTCTCTATTAGGTTTACCATTACGACGAATAAGATTATAAAGGTTAGTTAACCATTGTTTAATCTTATTGAAAACTCTCTTAATAAAAGAGTTACTTTCGTCTTCAGTAACCATGTAATCTGCAAAGGCTTCTGCTAAAACTTCTTCCGCTAATTCTCTCTGAGATAAGGTAGGATATAAAGGTTTTAAGGATTCAAAATCTTCCTTATAATCTTCATTCTTAAGAGCCTCATCAATCAACTTCGCACGCTCATCTTCTGTTAATAAACAGTCTAATATTACGTGGAAAGATTCGTGATAGACAGTCCTCGTACCAGTACCTTGATATACAGTAACTACACTGTCCTCAAATTTACCAGCTACATTATTAGTAATAGCAGACTTGATAATCCTATAGTCAATACCAGGGAATTTCTTCTTAAACCATTCACCAGCTTTCTCCAATTCCTCAGCAGCAGAATCATTCATTCGCTCATAAGTCCTACGGAATTTGGAATCTGTGAGAACATGAGTGCCTTCAAGATTGCTATCAATATTAATAGTCTTAGCCATCTCTAGGGCTTTCTGGAGCTGAGCCTTAATAGTAGGATCAGTAGTCTCTGCAATACGCTTCTCAATAGCTGCTAATGCAGGATTAGACGAAGTAGTAGTAGGAGTCTCAATAACCTCTTCAACTGTAGTAGGGGCTTCCTTCTGCCCTATACTATAAGAGATTTCTACAGGTTGTGATTGAGGAGCTCCATTATGATAAAGATAGTTTTCAACAAATTCTGCAGCACCTTCTAGAGACTTATATGATTTAAACCCATCAAGATAGGATAATGCTACGAATAAATCTGGTCTACTAACCTTGTAGCTATCACCTTCCTTAGTTAATTCAAACTTAGTAGTACCTCGTTGGTCGCCTACATTATATGAAATCTCTATGTGAACAGAACGGCCACTATCAACAGTATTTCGTATATCCTCTATAGAAGTAATTTCTGCAGGAATATTGGACTCTGTATTAGTAGTAATACTTTCAACATTTAGAGGGTCATAAATAACATATCTCTCTGCATGAGCATATGGACTATTAGGAGTTACTACAAAGTCTACTAAGCGTTCTCTAACAAAGGCATGATAGTTAGGATATTTCTTAACACTAAGAGTACCATCTCTATTAATCTTATGAGGGAAATAATAAGGTTCAGTACTCTGAGGATCTATCTTAGAATAACGAGGATTGTAGAAAGATTTGCTTAGGAAATTATCTACAGCAGTAATAAACTCTTCATTAATAACATAGTTACCTTGAGCATCTTTAACCGCCGCATCAATTTCCTTATCCCCAATATTCCATCTAACAGTCTCCTTACCATCCTTATCCTTTATATTATATAAAGTACGAGCAGGGTCACCAGAACTATTATATCTAAGTAAATCCCTAAGAATACCTATAAAACTATAATGAACATATTCCTTACCATTTCTAAAAGTATACTTATCATTACTTACATAAGACTTGCCCTTAATAGATTTAGCTATGTAATGTCTAAATAGGTCTAGTAAGAATTGCTTCGTCTCTCCTTGGATAGGGACAGAGTTAGCTCTATAGAAGTTATTATTGGTAGAATCATGGATAGCCATAGTACCAGGAGGTACTGTAAAGGTCTGTCCATTCTCAGTAACAATTCGACCTGTACTAGAAATATATACTGTTAAAGTATTTATCTCCATATTAGCAGGAAGACTTTCTTCAAGAGGTCTTAGCTGTGCGGGCTTCTTAATAACATCATCTCGATAATTATCATCAATAATACCAGCACTTGTGCCTTGAATAACTACAGGTACACTTACACCATTCTCAATGTGGCTCCAGACATCTCTAAGATAAATATCTTTATAGAAATCAAAGTCTTTCTGAGTACCATAATACTTACCATCTGCATCTGAAGTAGGGTCAGCAACAGTAGTATAAACAGCCTTCTTAGGATCAAACTCTTTACCTATAGATTGACCATTAGCATCTATAAAGTTGCCAGCCTGGTCAGTTAATATTAGTCTACCAGCGGTCTTACCCTCATACTTGAAAGGTACGATGATGCCTCTATACTGTGAAGCATCATGCTTATCTAAGAAGTCAAACCACCGTATCTGATCCTCATTACCATTCTCACGACTAGCAATGTCAGATCCTTTAGAACCTCTCCAGTAATTCTCTGCAGATCTCTTGGGAGGATCCCACAGAGCATCCTTAGCTTCAGGAGTATCAAGACTCTCAGAACGAACGAACTCTACTTCTTGACCATCAATATTTTCTGGGGTAATATCATCAATCTTCTCACCCTCAGCCTTAATAATTCTATCTTGAGCTCTGCTATAAAGCTCTTCAATCTCTTCGATAGCTTCATCACTCAAAGTAGAATTGTTATTATATCTCTCCCTCCAAATGGCAAGATCGTCTAAGTTCTTAATAGTATCAACTTCCTTACGTAGTGCTGTACGTTCAGCAGGAGTAAAAAATTTGACTTCAGGGGCAGGAGTTTCAGCAGCAGGAGTAGCCTCAGGAGTAGCAGGCTCTTCCTCTCTATAAGCTTCTAAATCCGCAGAATTTACAGGACGCTCAGCATTATCTTCCTTAAGAAGGGGAATACTATAAGTGTTAGTTTCATCATCATAGCCGCGAAGGAAGTAATCATCTCCGTCCTTAACTACTTTAGCTCTACTAGTAAAGACAGGTTGGTTATTCTCATCATACATCATTAGAGGCTTATCAACCTTAGATTCTACAGCTTGACGCTCTGCTTCTTTGACAATCTTTTGAAGTCTATCAACTTCATTCTCCAACCATTTCTCCTGATAATCTTTCTTAGTAATCTTCTTATATTCCTTATCGGACTCATCAAGAGATTTCTTAACTTCTCTATATTGCTTAATACGATCATCTAAAGCCTTATAAGCTTCAGGAGCCTCAGCTTGAGCTAAAGTTTTAGCATTAGGTTCAGAGAAGTTAAAATTCTTATCTAGGCTTACATTATAGGCAGGAGATTTAGCACTAAGGGCATCATTAAGATCTGTGAGTTTAGATTGAATATCTTTGTGCAAATCTTTACTCCACATCTGAAGAACATTATGTCTTGTGCGATTATCATATATCTCATGACTGTTAGGATTATGAGAAGCTATTATATATTCATTCTCAGCCTGACTAATATACTTCTTAAACTTCTGAGCTTGCTCTCGTTCCTCAGCAGTACGATTAGGGTCAGAAATAATATCTTCTGTAGATCTCTCTAGAGCCTGAATGGTACCATTCTCAATAGATTCACTAATAAGATTAGTAGCTTCCTTATTCCAAATAGCATCTGCAGTAACTTCATCTCCTCTAGAAATAGCTTCAGCTTTCAATGCCTCAGCTTGGACAATATTTGTAAGACGATTATTGAGAGTCTTTACAAAGTCTTGCTGCCTAGTATAAGCTTGGAATTCTTGCTCCTTACGAAGTTTACCAAAAGGATCTCCTGAGGTTATGTTGGCAACAACTCTTGATACAGCACGTTGACCAGGACCAGTTACAGCACCCATTAATCCCTCAACAATAGCTTGCTTAGAAGTACCAAAGGCTAATGCCCTGTCAAAGAAAGTATCACCAAGCTCTTCATCTTCTTTAGTTAAAGTATCTGTAGCTTTACGAACTTGATACTCTCCCTCCATTTGAAGAATATTCTGGCCAATTTCTTCAGCACCTTCTTTAACTCCTTGAATAAGCATGTTATCTGCAGAAAGCTTACCAAGATTTTTAATAGCTCTAAGCTTTTCCTTAGGATTGGAAAGTAATGCTTGTCTAAAAGCTCCTTTACTTTTAACAAGACCATGAAGTCCTAAGGCATCAGTAACCATGAAGATTCTATTGTCATGAACAAATTCTTTCTGTGCTTCACCAATCTCTGCTTGTACTTTGGAATCATTATTAAACTCATCTTCAGCAAGCTTACGAGCATTCTCAATACTGAGAGGAATAGGAGCATCTTTAAATTGCTCATAGTATTCTTGAGCCTTAGATTCAATATAATGCTGCTTAGCATTTTCTCCTAACTCAATAGCCATCATCTGGCCTTCAGCATAGTTAGTAATAGTACCAGCAGCAACATCTTTAGCTATTTCCCCAAGGGAATTTGCAAGTACCTTGGTACCTGCAGAAGCATTCATCTTAGCAAGTCCTCTAGCAGCTAAAGATCCTGCTCTACTAAGTTTAACAGCCGCCCCAATACCTTTAGATACAAGACCTCCTGGAATAGCAAAGCCTACTACAGAGTCAATCATGCCCTTTAGAGTACTGAACTTAAAGAACTGGCCTAAAGCACTATCACTCTCAGTTTCATATATAGGCATAGCTTCATTAAGACCTTCTTTAAATTGTCTCATAGCTTTAGACAACCAATTATCACGGTCATTATCAAGCTTATTCCAGGTATTGTAATGACCCTCAAGGTCAAGGATATAACCAATGTCCTCAAGAGCTGTAGCAAGACCACTAATAGCACCACTAACTATAGCATTGGTAGCTTTTAAAAATCCAGACTGTTCATTAGCTCTAAAGGCATTAAGATCTCGCATTTGATTAAGCTCAGTAATACCCTCATCATACGAAGAGGGATTACCATTAGCAGCTTGTAAATATTCTTGACCAATATTAGACTCATCCCCAAATATTGATCGAGAGAAGTCTACATCATGCTGAGCCTGTTCAGTGAGAAACTCATTCATCCCATAGGACTTGGGGGCTAATCTATTAACCCCCGGTAGTCCTTGGATATTATCGAACTGAGCTTTCTCCTGACTTATCTGGAATAGTGCATCATTAAGTTTCTTTAAATTCTCATCCATAATTATTTAAACTCAAATTGAATTGCTTTATTTTCTCCAGTAGTTATAGCAGCGGTTTTTGTTCGACTAGGAATTGTTGAATCTCTAAGTTCTGATAAGAATTCTAAGTAGTTTATGTACTGCATATAAGACTGCACATCACCTCTAGATTCTGCTTCTAATATATCATTATAAGTCTGATTATATACTGTATTATATTCCTCATCACTCATAGCTCTAACCTTTCTTAAAGCATTATAATAACCAATCTCACTTTGATCTATATCTTCAGGTCTTATAAAGAAAGTATCTTTACCATCACGTATACGAACTACACCAAAATTATCAAGTGGTTCTATAGAGAAAGAATTAGAATCTTTATTATTAAGTTTAGTAATAAGATCTCCTGCATCTTTCCCAAACCACTTACTATCTTGAAGAGCATTAGTACCTTCAAGAGCGTTTTCTAAAGATCCAAACACTTGTAAAGATCCCGTAGTTATAGCAGGTATTACTCTATTAATAAAGCCCTTCTTTAAGTCAGGATCATCATAAGTAGTATATCCATATTTCTTACCTAACTTATCAATCTCATTATCAATAGCCTTGAGCTGTGCTTCCTTAGTAGTATATTTAGCAGGATCAATGCCAAATTTCTTAAGAGTCTTATCCATAACTACAGGTGAGGATAGGTTAGAACCTTGATAAGAGCTTGCTGCTCCTGCTCCTACTGTAGGTGAATAAAGATTACCTATTCTATTAAAGAATCCTGAGCTAGAAGGATTGGCAATAGCTTCTCTCAAATCCTGAAGTTCTTTAATCTGAGGAACATCTATAGCAGCCCCATATTTATCTGCGAAATATAGTCCTGAAAGATTAGTATTCTTGCTTTTACCAGCAGCTCTCCTAGCTAAAGCACGTTCCTTAGCTTGTTCAAGAGCCATACGCATGCTGAAGTCATCAGAGATTCCATCAACTTTAGCAGCTCCTAAGGCTGTATTAAAAGCACTCGCTGCATATTCCCAAGCTCTTTGAGCCTCATTAGAACTAGCTCCATAATAGTCATATACTCCCGTAGAGGTAATAACCTTATTAGCAGCATCTCTAATAAGTTGGGCGAGGGGAGCTGCTTTAGCAAGGTCTATACCCTGCTCTTTATTTAAAGCTAATGCAATATCTTTAGGGGTAGCACCAGCTTGGGTCATAGCCCAATACTTATAAGGTAAGCCAGTCTTAGTAAGCTGAGGAAGATTGTCAGAAATATACTTACTAATAGGAATCATTTCCTGACGAGTTCTCTCGTAAATCTCCTGACCACTAACAGGATTAAGTTCTCTTGAAGCAGGGTCTGCAATCCATCTATCAAGTCCTACAGTCATGGGATCTCGTATTATTAAAGAAGGATTTCTTAGCTGAGCTTCTCTGGCCACCTTAGCCCACTGTTCTCTGTCAACGGCAGCTTTATTTAAAGGTAGAATATTATTAGTAAAATCACTCTTACGTTGTAACAATCTACGTCTAATACCAGGAGTTAACCCATTCTTAGAAAGATCATTTATATCAGCTTCTACAGAGGACTGAAACTGTTGATTGGCTTGAATAGCTGCATCATCAACACCAGGCTGAAATCTCGTAGCAGCATCAGCAGCAAGAGCTTGATTTTGCATAAAGGCATCCTCCATCTTCTCATGCTCTTGAGTAAGATATTGAGGAGCAATCATCATTTCTTGTAGAGATGGAAGTTTGAAATCACCATACTCTAGACGGTCATACATTGAAATTGCCATCTACTTACCTCCTTTCTTAATACTCTTCAGAAATTTCTCAACCTCAGGGTCGAAGAGGAATCCTCCCTTAGCTCCATAATTTGAGGGAGTGTCAAGAAAATCCCAGGTAGTTTTAGGATCTATAGTAGTTCTAGTAGGTGTAGGAGCATCAACACCTCCAGTAAATCTTCCTGTAGGAGTTCCGTAGAGGGGGAACATATTCTGGATAGTCTCCAAATTCTGAAGATACCTAGAAGTTTCTCCAATATTACCAGCTACAGTATTGACACCTGTACGAATACCATTTCTACGAGCAGCTCTATTACGAGCGTTATAATCATATTCTCTAAACTCCTGCCCAAGATTAAACTGTTGCTGCTGTGCAGAAAGACCTGCAAGCTGTCTATCCTGGTCAGCATCAAACATTATAGACTCTTTCTTACGCTGACGATTAACTTCATCTGACTTAATATACATGTCTCCTAATGCATTGAGAGCATTATAATTATGAGCTACTAAAGCTGCCCTAGCTGAAGCAGGATTACCTGCGGAAGTATTAATAATATTTCTAGCTGTAGCATTAGCCTGAGCTCTATACTTATTAGCCAGATACTCTCTATCTATAGGTTCATAAGGAAGATGTCTTCGTGTCATAAAATCACTAAGATCCATTCTTCCTAAAGAGACTTGCTCAGGTTTACTTACAATATCTGAGACAAGATTACCTACATTTGCAAGAGCTGGAGCAAAAAGTCCTGCACTCTGCAACCACCCACCATCATCATGCCACTTAGAAGCATTACGAGCAAAGTTTGCTTTCTTAACCATAGCAGAAGAATAGTTCTCTTTATTAGCTAAGACTTGACGAGCAAATTCTTGAACCCCCTTACCATGCTTCTTAGCAGCTGCAGTAAATGTACCACGCTTGGAAGGCTGAATATGTATACCACCACCTTCGGCATAGAGAACGTCACCAAGTTCATTTAAATTAAATATTTCATTCATAGCTTCATCAGCTTTATCAATAGACTTCTGAGCCTCTTGAGCTTGCTGAAGTCTTCCTAGCATAGCATCTCTACCTCTTTTACTGATAGGATCAAAAGGTCTCTCCTCACTCTCCTTAGATAGTTTCTTAGATGCGTCAGCATAGGACTTTTTATCTACTCGGCCTAAGTCATAAGCCTTACCAAAACCTTTGGGTACTTTTAATCTCTGAGAGAATACATAGTCATCCCACTTAGTTTCTCCTTCTTCAACAAGATTAGGATTACCATTAGTACCTATACCCTGAGGAATACCACCATTAGCATTAGTTTCGTGGGAACCCCCAGAATTAAATTCACTGAAGCCTGTAGGATAATCACCTCCATGAGTTCCTACCCATCCTCCAAATGCTACAATATTAGCAAGGGCATCCTGAGCTTCTCTCTGACTAAGGTAAGCATTCTGAGCAGTAAGAGCTTCATTAACTCTTTCATTAGCTTGACGACGCTTGCCATTTCTATCACTTGCTCCAAAGAGCCCTCCTGCAAGTCCCGCTACGCCCCCAGCTAAAGCTCCCCAAGGACCGGCTGCAGCACCAGCAGCGGCACCTCCTAAGGCTCCTGAAAGACCCGCTCCTCCCATACTCTCTGTAGACTGTGGAACCCAGTCTGAGATCCACGAGGATAAAGCACTCTTAGACATCTGATTCTTAGCAGATTCTACCTGTGCATCACCAGTAGCTTCTATTTCATCACCGCCACCAAAGTTTCCCAGAAGGGAGGTGGCAGCCCCGATAGCTCCCGAGGCTATGCCAACACCTTTCTGTAACTTAGCATTCTTAGTGGCTGCATCATTAGGTTTAGCCATTATACTGTATAGTTAACAATTAAATCATGCATTACTAATTTATTATCCTCTAACTCTGTAGGAGTATAAGATAACTTCATCTGAATCCACGGATTACGAATTCTATTAAGCTGATAGTTCTCAACTTCTTTAACATCTCTAGGAATATAAGCTCTCCACATTCTAAACTTCTTCTGAAGATTTTTATATTGCTTAAGAGTTACATCCCCAGTATCCTGAAACTCATTCCTTACATGGATATGATCCAAGGTCCTATTAGGAACATACTTAGTGTAGTCATCATTCTCAAGTGTAAAGGCATCTGCTCTAAACTCAATATTGTTGAATACTTTGTCCCTAGACATCTCAGGATTTACTATGTAATCTATATAAGAAGTAACCTTAGGTTTGTCAAAGAATTGATTATAAATACCAGCGTTTTGCTGATAGATACTAGTAGTATCATCCTCTGAATATATACTCAAGAACTGCCCATCTTGTCTAAACATGAAGGGGACATTCTTATAATCAAAGAAGCTTGTAAATGCTGCTAATCTCTCAGAGAATACTAAGCATTCATTCTTATCATGTATATACACATCATCATGAATACTATCTCTACTCAGCTTCCAGTTAGTCATACCATCAGTAAGATTAAGCTCTCCTGTAGAATAACCTAAATTATTGAGTGCCCACTTAGTAAAATGTGCTACACCAGTAACTTCTTTAATACCTTCAGAAGATATTAAATTAAGGTTTTTCTTAGCATGGTCAATATAATATATACCACTACGATTAGTAATAATAGACCATTTATTTTGAGCTCCAGAAGTTGTAGAAATATACCTTACTCCATCAACTTTATTGCTATTAGCTAGCTCTACTGGTAATCCATCCGATACAGGAATTTGTACTCTCGTATTATAAAGGATATTTGAAATAGCCTTATCTTGAAAAGCATATAGCTGATTATTATGAGCTACAATCTTTGTAAGCTTACCATATTCTCCATCAAGATTATAAGTAGATGCAAAGGTTAGATTAGTCCAATTATCTACTAAGCTATCAGGATATTTAGGTAATGTCCACGAGAACTGATTAGGGAATTGTCCACTATGCTCCAAGACTCTATAATCATTCTTAGTATAATTAAAGAAGTTATTAGCTTGACTATATACAGGATTCCATACATTCCAGTTATCAAAGTTCATAGCCCTAGTATCAGTATTATACCTGTTAACGTCAGCCCTACCATCAGGGTTAACATAGGACTCACAGATAAAGGATACTATGTCATTCACCTTCTCGATCTTATCACTATCTGAAGCTGTTCTTAAGCAGTCGTATCGTCCTACAAAAACATCTCCTTCAGTAGCTTCTACTATACAAGATTGAGGCTTTTCTGAATCAGGAATAGGTAATACTGTAGGTTTACCGCAAGGAATCCACATCTGTTGATATATTCCACTGTCAGTCCAGTCAGCATATAAAAATGCATCAGATCTTACTAAATCAACCAATAAGAAATGAGGGAGATTACGATGCCAAATAATAGATTGTATTCCTACATTATCATACTCAGAAGCTAATAATTCTTCTTGTAAAGGATCATATAAATCCTTAGTGTAAACTCCTTCTGAACCTATCCAGAAAGGATCTGAACCAGTAGGTTCCTCTCCATTAATATAACTATTATTATCAACTAAAAGTATAATAATAGGTCTAATAGAACTATTATTACTAACAGACATTTGACCTTGGTCAATAGTCCAACCTGTAGGTATGTTAGATTTAGAAATTCTAAAAGATTTTACATTAATAGTAGACCAATCTCTTAGTGTAGTAAAATCTTCCTTAAAGATTTTAAGTGCGGACTTTTGACCTGCTTTTAAAGAAATTGAGGTTCTGCCAAGTTGAGACTCCTTATCAGATTTCCAGAAGCCTAACCGGTATGAAAGATCTACAGTAATATCTATAGGAAGAGGAACATTAGCTTCTAAGGCCACTTTCCATACTGCACCATTAACTCCACCATTCCTTGAATCTGTTACACTATAAGCCTCATTCTTATAAATGTCTGGACGCTGAGACTTTTTAGAAGGCCACCAATATAAATTCAGGAAGATAATCTTACCATCTGCCGATCCAATAACTACATTACTATCATGATATTTAGCATAAGCACTTAGCTCAGGCATAACTGGGAAAGTATTTATTTCTCTATCATATAATCCATTATCAGTGGTATACTTAAGAGTCTTTCCCTTAGCTAAAGAAAATGCTAGATGCGTGTTAGCCTTATACTGGATAGGAACATTATAACCAGTATTTTCACTAGCTTTAAATAGTAATTCATCCATTCCTGGATTATATACTATAGTACTACCAGAATAAGCAGTCTTATAATAACTAAGAGAACTGATAGGATCTCCTTTTATAAATAAAGAGGGTTGATTTATATCATAATATAAACTCTTAAGATCTTTAAACATTAAAGTATTTAAGCAATACTTTTTATATGAAAACTGAGAATCCTTGTCTCTCTTGCTCGTAGAAAGAGCATCTTTTTTATATCCTAAGTCTTCCCACATATGAGGATAATTTTGACCCGCATTATCCATGCTCCATGTACCTAATTTAGATACATAAAGACGATGTACATTAGGCGATAATCCAGCAATCTGAGGACTTGTTAAATAAGGAACTCCATCAGAAGTTTTAGTATAATCCCCTTTCGTGAAGTCATTCTTCCCATCTAAAGATTCTAAGTCTTGGAAAGGATAATAGTTGGCAGAATCAGAGTATCCTAATAGACCTAAAACCGTACCATCTTCTTTAGTCTTATAGTTACTATTAGTAGTACTTACCACACAAGACATCCCTCTCAGTTGAAATCCTTCTACAGTATTTTCAAAGTAGTTTTTATCAACCTCTTGATATTCAACGTCAGGACTCCAAAAGTCTACAATATTTTCATCAAATGCAATAAAGTCACTTTTATTACCACTTGTAATTAAGCTGTTAACTTTAATATTTGGAGTAAATAACTGATACTTTGGATTATAATTAAAAGAATCTACTTCACTAGTATCCTTCTTAAAAAATTCTCCATCATCACTAGGAAGACGTTCGGTAGCTGTAGTATCCGTTGAACCTCCCACTTCATGAAATGTAGTCATTAAATGACCATAATTAGGACGAGTATTCCATACTGCATTCCATACAGAAGAGGTATCTCCATCAGAGTAGTCTGTATAAAATCTATGAATAAAGGGATAGAAATAGGGAGATGCTAGAAATCTAGTCTCTGAAGACTGAGTTGTAGAATCTCCTAACATTAAACTCATATCTCCTATTCTGACAGACCAGTTCTTAAAGAACTTAGAATATTCATTCCATACTCTATAAACTTCTTTAGGTCTAGCTAGATAATCTGTATAAGCCCAGCACGCATTATTAGATCTCCTAGTAGGTAAAAATATAGTATTAGTTACAATACCTTGAGCAGGATATTTACGATTAACTTTGGTAGGCTTTACGTATAATAATCTTACTCTTCTATAACCCTTATTATATAAGGCTTTACACATATTAGGGCTAAGAGTAATTGACAACTTATTTAAATATAAAGTTGTAAAATTACCTTCAAAGTTATTATTCGGAATATCAATAGAATTTCTAAACTTGCCCTCATCATTAAGCCAATGACTATGGCCACTAAACTTTATTGCATAGGATTGAGTCTGTGGTCTATGAAGATTACCTGCCCACATGGAAAAGAACTCCTTCCCATTAACTGTATAATTAGATCTAAAGAGGATATATTTATGTATATCATCTATTGGTAAAGTCCATAAATAATCAGACTCCCCTGTGCCATTATTAGGCTCATTCTTTACATCTGTAAAATACTCTTTATTATAAATTAACATCCACGGGTTACACTTAATGTTATTGCCCCCCATCGAAATTAACATACTATAAAGGTCAGTTGTAGAATCAATTTTATTAGATCCTTGATAACAACTTGTAGGAAAATACCAGAATGACCCTCCTAAAGGTGGAGAAGTAAGAGTAAACCATTCAGACGTTACCTTGTTCATTAGATTAGAGACTTTCTCATACCGGTCAGAATACTTAGTTGTTACTATGTCAGTTAAAGTATACTGTGGAGTAATCTTCTGAGACAGTATGGGATCTATAAGAAATGAGGTTGTACACTGATTATCTAGCACATAAAACTTATTATCATCTCTCTCTTCTAAAGATCCATTAGATTCATATATTTCCTTAGCATTCTCAAGATTTTTAATAAGAATTGGATCACCCCAATGCCCATTTGCATATTGTCCTTGTAGCGCAAATCTATAGGGCTGACCCTTCTTAAACTGAGTACATGCAGAACCATTTTGCAGAATATAAGGAGTATATGTATAAGTATTTACATCCCGAGACTCTTCAACCGTAATGTAATCTTTATAACCCCATTTATAAGTTCCATCTGCCCCATTCAGAATTAAAGAATCACTTGGATAAGGCTCAAAGTCCACTAAGTAATATATATGATCTTCATCACTATAATATGCATTACCATGCTTATCATTAAGGATTACTATAGTTTGTACATCACCCTTATCTCCCTGGGGAAAGGCTACTTCACTCTCTCCTTCAGCAATTTCCACATCTACAGGTACTATTGAATTATTACACTGCACACGTAATTTTATAGTAGAGCTTACCCCATTTATAAGATAATCTCTAGCCCTAATCTTAATTGCAGAAACCATACTTCCAGTGTCACCTGGAATATAGGTATAAAGATAAACTAAGGCAACAACTGTAGTTCCATACTCTTTATAAATATTAATAGACTCAATTCTATCTTCTTCGGTATTAGAATCTTGGGGAATGGTATAACCTCCTACAAAGAGAGTGGAATCTTTAACAGCCATTGTAGTTACAATGGAATTACTAGAATCTTTGTAAAGTAAAGATGTGGGATCTTCATTAACTCCTACAACACCAGTATCTACTAGTTCTACATAGCTAGATTTTTGCTTCCAAATATATTCAAATACTTCCTGTAAAGTAAAGATTCCATTACCTATAGAACTAATATTTACATTAAAGGCGGAATTAATAGCTTCAGCAAAAGAATCATATTCTGGATCTAATTTAGGAAGTTCATCATACCATGTAGGCTTATAGACTGAACTGTTAAACTTATTAACAACTGTAAGAAGTTCTTTCCGTAAATCTTGATATTCTACAGGATCTCCCTCAGGTTTAAGAATCTCATATTCTCCTAAAATCTTAACAGTAGGAGTAGTATCTAAAGATGTTCTATGTATAGAATAAACCCTAACATACTTATACCTAGCATCAAGTCCTGAGAGTCTTATACTAAAACTATTATAGCAAGTTTCATCTTCCTTAGCAGCTCTCTTATCATACGATATATAATTGAGACTACTCGTGTCTACAATATTACTTTCAACACCATGCCAATCAGTAATGTAGGTAAAAGCATATTGAATTACTCCGGGAGCAAATTGACCTCCTGTACTATTCTTCTCAACATCTATGAAGCTGTAAGGGTCCATACTAGGAGAGAAATCATAATAAGTAGTTTCTCCCCACTTCTCAGGCTCGGGATCATTCATAAAGTTTATAACCCGAGGTTGATTATAGCTATCAGTCCAATAAACCTTCTGAACTCCTTCAGATTCATAGACTGGTAATGTTTCAATAAGATAATCTAATGAGAAGTTTAGATTACCTTCAAACATTAGAGTTGTCTTATCAAGATTTTCAATCCTATAAATCCTATCAGGAGCTTCCTTATCTTCTTCAGAATGTGTGAAAAGAATGATGTAACTATTTAAAGATGCATAGCCTATACAAGTTCCTTTAAAGCTAGTAAACTTTGTATCTTCAGCATCAGTAAATTCTATAATCTTATTGCCACGCTCATTAGTTATGGATAATAGAGAGCTATCCTCACGAGCAGTGATTCTAATATTACGATTCTCGTAGGAGAACTCAGGGTTAAACTTAGAGATGCTTAGATCTTGTTGCATGCCCCGAGGCACCAATTGTGTTCTTTTAATCTCCATAATTAATGACGTATTAATCTCTCTTTGGCCCCGTCGTTGCGAAAACGGTTCTGGAACTCAGTATCACGTACAATAAGAGTTCTAAAGGAGTTAAAGAGTGCCTCAGCTTTAGATAGATTAAGCTTACGAGAGTCAGTCTCCCATTGACCTACTGCCCACCAGTAGTCTTGCTCAATCTTGCTGAATTTATTACCATCCAACTTATCGTTCAAATAAAGTATTCGTGCATGCTCCTTTTCAATAAATAATCGTAAGGCTCGCTGGAATACGGGATTATCAGGAATCATTGGATAACCATCATCATCTACAGGAATAGCTCGGTAAGACATCTCAATCTTGCCCTTCTCCTTAGATAGGTAAATGAAACTGTTATTAATAGTAAAAGTATAATCTACAGATCTTGATAACTTGTCATTAATACAATAGTTACCAGTAGTCTTCATCTCACCATAAAGATTATGAAATGTATCTGTAGCCCATCGAGCTACTCTATTATCAATCAATAGTTGATTACATTCTACATAATCTGCAGGAAGAGGAGCTCTATAATCTGTATATTCTACAGTGTAATACTTATCTACAAAGTCCGCTGGAACTCCAACTATCTGTAGAAAGTCTACAGTATAGTCTAGGATAGCTTCAAAGGCTATACCATTCATTAGCGGATTACGATGTAGCTGGTCTGCAACGACCTTTAGGCTAACGTACCTTTCTGCTGCCATCTCTCCAATAATTATATTCAAATGCATCGAGCTTTCCTTCCTTAGCAGCTTGATGTACTTTCATCCTTAATGCTCTATTAGGTTGGAACATATAGAATGATTTCTTCTTAAAACATGCTTTAGACTTATTATACTCGATCTTATAATTGTCGTGCTTCTCGACCTTGATTGTAATCTTATTCTTATAAGCCTCAGGATTCTCATACCAGAATCTTAAGGTTGCTCCCCAATCAACAGGAGCTTTGTAAATGAGCTCTCCCTTCTCATTAAGATATGGTTCGATATGATACTTACGAATTTCCAATAAGCCCATACGAGCCGGAAATTTCACTTCTTCTCCTCGAACAAGGGCATCTGCCAACATATCATTTATAGTGCGTATAATCGCGTAAAATTGGCCTTCCTGAAGGACATACTTATGTCCACGAGGTCTATGATTACGATACCATTTATATGCACCTTTAATACTAAAGGAATTAGTGATCTTAAAGGTTCTAGAGCTATTTACTTTCTTAACCTGCTTAATAAATTCACTATATTCCATTATTCATCAATACTAGTTTTTGACCTAACCTTAGGGGGCTGATAACTATTCATAGGTATAGATATATCATCAGAAGAATTATTCTCACCATCCTTAGGTAAGTAAAGAACATTACCAAGCTCCTTAACTATTAAATCTATGATAGGCTGCACTAATGCTTGCTCTACAGGGAAGTACATATCTAACTTACCATCTGTAGACTCTTGGAAGTCTGTAGGATTTTCAAAGATTCCTTGAATCCTAAAGCGCTTACCATTGAGAAAATCTGCAGTAGAGCTTATATACAACTTATGGTCATAACCAATGGTAGCATACGGCTGCGATGTTAACCACTTGTTATAACCAAGATACTTAAATCTATCAGGATTTATAAAGTTAACATCAATGTTATTCTCTACAAAATCACTTGATTGATTATATATAAAGACTGGGGTACCATCAATAATACATTCCTCTTCAATAGGAGCAGTATTATACGAGATGGAAGTCTCTAATAGAATGCCATGTAAATTTAGGATAGAAGGGACAGGTTTATTGAAGCTAAAAGTTCTACGTACATCAGTATTATTTACTGGTAGATCTAAGTAACCTAAGTCCCAGATTTGGTAGTACTCAAGAGGAACATCCCTCTTGGTACCACCGTATCTTTGCTTAGCTAATATTGCACGATATTTATTGAGTAAAAAGATGATATGTTCTACTTCAATTCTAGAATCATCAGAATCTAATTTTAACTCATCAAATACCATGTAAACACACTCACGATAGGTTTGCATATTAATTATTCTTTATAAAACCAGTAATATCCCTGGCTTTTCTTACTATGCCCTCTTAGACACATGCTTATTGCTTTATGGTTAAATCCATGTTTACGAGCCTCAGTAAGAGAAGAAAACTCTATAATTTCTTTAGTATCAATGTTAATACCATAGATTGCTTTATATTGCTTCTCTGCTCTAGATTTATTAGCGTTCCCATAATTAATATTATAACTGTAGGTACACCATTCTAAATTCTCTACATGATTATTACCAGGGCACTCATCTTTGTGATTAATGATAGGATAATTGTGAGGGTTAGGGATGAAAGCTTGAGCCACTAATCTATGTACTTTAGCATCTTTATACCCTCCATTTCCATCACATAATGTTATTGTATTATAACCATTAACGTCACTCCGGCCTTTTAAAATACGGCATATACGACCCTTATTACTGACTAAATACAATCCCTCGTATCCTTCAACATCTTTCCAAATTTCGTCATTAAGATATGTTTCCATTTAATAAAACTTCTTTAACATCTTTAGGAACTTCGGAGGTTCTTGCCCTAGATACAGCACCACACTCACAACGGTATACCTGGTATTTATTTACCGATGTATAATAAAAGCCCTCTTCAGTGAGATTATGAGAACCGCAGTTCGGGCATACTGGCTCATCACATTCATAATACAGCCCAAGATTAACATTCGAGCGAATCCAAGGTCTAAGTCTCAAGTAAACCGCTTCAAGACATTCAACATCCCAATTATTATATTTATACATATACTTCAAGGCTTCAGGCTTACCGTCTACACAATCTGCCCACAGCTGGAAGTCAGTATCTAACTTAGTATCAACTCCTAGAACTTTAGCTAGGTAATCTAACTTGTTAGAAGTAAAGCCAAATTGACGCTTGGCAATTTCTAAAGTATCAATATTCTGATAAGGCTTAACAGGAGGAAGCCTATGAATGAGCATCCTCGCATTAATCTTAAGTAAGTCAAACTTCTTACCATTATGAGTAATGACAATGTCAGCCTGGTTAAGAAGTTCTGCAAGACTCATAACAATACGTCTATCATCCTGTGCCTTTGCTTCACTACTAGTAAGACAATCACCAAGTACTTCCCGTCCAAAAAGCCATTTAGCAGACCAACAGATGATATACCAATCTGCTAGAAGTTTATCTAAATTTACTGAGTCCTTCCATAGGCTAAAGACATAGCCTTTCATAGGAGCTGTCTCAATATCTAAGATAAGAATGTTGGGCTTCTTCTGATTAATAGACTGTACTAAATTAGTATTACGATACACTTTCTTAGCCTCAACAATGTCTTCCTTAGTTGCATGAAGTCTCCTCGATAAGGAGCCTTTACCCATACGTACGAGGTAAGGTTTAACCTTAAATACCTCTAGAATTTCGTTAACGTTCATATTAAATTAATTTAAATTATTATCAAACCATATAGGTTTATAAACTAAAAGTCCTCAAATATACGAAAAATTTTTCATATATCCAAGGACTTTTGTAAAAAAATAATAATTTCTATTATTTTTGGTAATTATCTATCAACGCTAAGGTAGATATAACGATTCATTGTCTGAGCAAAATCATCGAGAATATTAACAATACCAGCATATCTGCCAGCTGTCATTCCAGACTTTAAATACTCCGCTTTAGCAGCAAGAACCTTTAAGATCTCCTTAGGATCAGTAGTATTAGGAATATTAGGATTGATAACTCCATAACCAAAGCGGCTATCGTTTAGACCCATAATATTCTCCGTAATATCATCAACATACTCAAGTAAATCATCATTAATTTCATCTATAAGTAGATGTAAAGATTTACTAAAAGTATTCCAATGAATTTCCTTAAGTTTAAAATATGAGCCATAAAGTTCGTTCACGAAGGCTATAACTCTATCGAAATCCATCTGTTCCATACTAGATATATAATTACTCTCTGCTTTTGTCGAGCATAATCATAAGCACTTCTTCGTCCATATCACGGGCTTCAAAGTAAGCTTCGATTAACTTCATAACATCTAGAAGTTTGCACTCTACAGTACCATGTAGATTCTCTCGAACAAGTTCATGAAGATCTCTCTGATTGGAATGTATAATCTCCTTATACTCTTCCTCACTTAGAAAGTGATCTTCAACACTCTTCTTCATAGCACTATGCGCAGCCTCCGAGATCATCTCAAGTATCGACTCTGCAGATAGTTTAACGTGCAGGTGTTTCTTCATCATAACTATGAGATTTAAGTGATTTACGCTTATCTCTACCGCTATGATTCTTTTTGACACTAAGTATACATCCTTTAACATCCCGTAAAGCTTCAGCAATCTCCTTCTGCGAAGAATCTATGTGCTTAAGACTAACCCTCATATCTTCTTGTAGAACTGTTAATTCTAGCAAAAGGGCTCTAATCTGCTTATTAGGTGTAAAGAATTCCTTGATCTTCTGAATAAGGGTAATACTAGGCATTCTTACTCTTAATGTTTAAGAACTCTCTCTTAAACAAGTCAATGTCTTCTGGTCCAAAAGTAATACCCAGCAGGGTCGGCTTATTAGGCATCGAACGCATCGTATCCTTAAGGGCATTAGACAACGACTCAATGTCGATGTTATCATTACCGTCAGTTAAAGCATCTATGATAAACTTATACTTAGGTTTACTAAGTATATTATTAACTCCATAAGTTGCAACAGGTGCTAAGTAGGGAAATCCTAAACTAGCAGTAATATTTCGAATCGACGAATTTAATGCGGCTTTTAATATCTCTAAGTCAGTCATGTTTATTTAATCTTATCAAGTAGTTCTGGATGCTTATCTAATAAGTCAGCTACCTTCTGTAGCTTCTCATGTTTAGCAGCAATTTCTTGCTGAGCCTTAGCTTTAACATCCTTAATAACTTCTAGTAGCCGTTCACCAGCTACTTTACCTTGAGGCGTAGCAACATATTCGCTGCTAAACTTACCGCCTAAGAAATTCATAAACCCTGACTCGAAGGTATTCTTTGCCTCAGAATATTCAGGAGATTTCTCGATTAATTTCTTCTCATCCTCAGTTAAATTGGATGAGTAATTATTAATCTCCTCCAGTAACGAGTACTGAGGAGTATTACTTCCCATAGACTTAAGTGCCTCTATCTGTCCCTCTAACATTCGTAATTGATTCTCCTTAGTCAACGGAGCTTGAAAGCCCTGATAAGGAGACCCTCCTGGGTATCCAAACATAGTTGTAAAGATTACTGATTAACTACGCAGTAGGAGCAGCTGTTCCTTTCGTAGATACAGCATATACGAAGTAACCTCTGTTAGATGCAAGCATCGCTGCAGTAGGAGTAGAATTTATAACATTCTCCGTAACCTTGCATACACAAGGAGGAATAATCATTCCTATAATTTTCTCTGAAGTAATATCCTCAACAGTAGGAACTGTCGAGCTTTGTACTACAGCAGCATTACTAGAATGAACTGTAAAAGTTCTACTCATGTTGGTTACATCCGTATAGCTTACTTGTAGAGCTAGGTCTACTTTCGTTAAGTAGTAAGTAGTTGAATCCAACGTGAACTCACTAGTATAACGAATAGTAGGAATTAATGTAGTTACAGGAGCTACATCAGTCCTAGCGGGAGTGGGTAAACATACATTAAACTCAACAACTTGATTTAATGTCGTTCCCTCACCAAAGTTAGTTATTACTGTTCGTTCCATCATGATCGCAAGTATTTGGATTCAATTACTGAACTACAGTAGTAGAGCCACACGATCCGTAACCGAAGGGACTACCAACAGGGACTGCTACCTGCGGATAAGGCGGATAGCAAATCTCTTTGTAGGGAAGCCGGATTTCACCGTCAACCTTATTCCAGGTGCGGGCATCCGTATATCTCTCAGACTTAAGAGTAGCAATCTCAGCAAGCAGCGGTTGCGTAGCCTCAATAGCCGAAACCTTCTTGTCAAGATTAATAATACCCTGAGCCAGCTGATTCGAGTATTCCCCGAGACGCTGGTCAGCTCTATTCGACTGAGCGATAATTTCTTTGTATAACTCTATGCCAACATTGTCAGCATATTTTTCAGCTGCTAGATTAGCAGCAGCGGCCTGGTATGCGGATACCAATTCAGCCTGACCATTATTACAGTTACCTCTTCCGAAGAGGCCACCAAATAATCCATTACCACAGCCACCGTTGCCAAGCAACTAGCCTGCAGTACCAATAATGCCCAGTGTTAAACCGGCATTACCAACGCCTTTAGAAGCAAATTCTGCCATAATTAGTGAAAGTTTTAAAAGGTTAATTGAACTAAAAATATAAATATATTTCGCGCAAAATATATATTGTAATAGGACTACTGCCCGTAAGCAGTAGCCCAATATTACTCTAATCAACTTTCACTAACTCTTATAAATATTACTTAATTATAGTAATGCCCTAAACTATAAATTAAGCATCAGGAATAGCTTCACCAGCTACGATCTTATCAAGAACTTTAGTAAGTGCAGTAAAGTACGGACTAACCGTACCTTCAGCAGCACGCTCACATTCAATCAAGAGCTGCTTCTCCGAAGCCTGAGGCGAAGTAGCTTCGCCACGATAGAAGAAGGCAAGATTAATCGAATCATACCACTTCGTAGGATCAGCCATATACTCTGTCGTAATGTTCAACGGATAGTTGTTCATACGATAGAAGTCACCAAGATCACCATGATAGAAGTACTCAAGGTCTGCAACGACTTTACCATTACCATGACCAAGCGAACCACCTACAGTCTTCGTAAAGAGACCCTTATCTACACCCTTCGAAGTGTCAATCCAATCAAACGACTCAAAATTCGTATTACCAGTTGACGAAATCGAAAGAACAGGGTTGGGATAAATATCAAAGTTGTACGGGCGAAGCTGAACTTTACCAACAATCCAAGGTTTCAAGTTATTAGCAACTTCCTTGATAACAATAGTATCTGCAGTACCACCAGTTTCACCTACGGCCTCAAGAACAGGCCAGTCTAACTTGTTGTACTTCTTACCAGATACGCCATACATCTTATTAATCTGCTCTGCAAGACCATCAGTAAGTTCCTTCGAAAGAGCAGTCTTATCAGTAGCCGAACTCGTAGTAAACGAGACAACTCCTACCATCTGATCCTCTTGGGAACCCGACATAACCTCACGAATCATAACGCGAAGGCTATACTCAGTATTAGGAGTAAGTTCAGCCTTATTAACCTTAATAGTTACCGTACGCTGCGTACCTGCTTTATATTCTTTAGCGCTGTAAGCACGAATCTTTCCAGCGTCAATTAGATCCGAACGCATCAGATCACCATAAGCATTCTTGTACTGAATATAAAATTTCTCTACAACAGCCCCAGAAGCCGGAGCCTCTCCAGTCTTGGCATCGATGACTTTAACATCAACCGACTTAGCCATGATGATGTGTTGCACAGCATTTGTACTAAAATTTGCCATATTCTTATTAAATTAAATTATTCTACTCTGCGATTCAGAGCAATTTGTGTGTTCAAACTATTCTCCTTATAATCTCGTGTTGCTAATTCAACAGCACGATTTATAATCAATTCCCAAAGCGTAGGTGAAATCTTATCTCCTAGCTGAGCTATAGTATCTTTATCTACATTAGCTTTACGCTCTCCCATAATGGAAAGGTTTCCGATACTAATCCATTCTTCAGAATCCAGATCTACTAGTATAATAGGTTCTGGCTCTTTCATATAAGTGTAGATATACTGAAACTCTTTAGCAGTAAGATCTTCATTAGAAACTAAGGTTACTTGTCGTACCGTAGTATCCTCATTAATTGTTTCATCCACACGCCATACTCGTAAGTCTGAAGGTCTCCTAAAAGGATTCCTCATAAGCCTATAGGCTTCATCAATATCTACAGGTTTAACATCTATATTACGAGCCCTTAGACTAGGGTCAATAGGACCTTTAATACGCTCAGCTAATAGCTGAAGTACATTAGCATCTAAGTCTATAACATAAGAATTAAGCCCTTCAATTTGATTGGGAACAAGTGTTGATATAACAGATGTTCCTGTCAAAATATAACGTGGAAGAAGCGATTTAACAGCTTCTGTACTATCAATGGTATCACCACCCATAGCACCATTATAATAGCTTGAAACAACCTCTCTATGCGCCTGAGTTAAGAATAATGATATTTCATACTCATTAAGACCTGGTGCAGCTGCACTTAAGATATTATCATAATGTAGATTAAATTTCTGAATCAGTTCCGCTGCAGTCATAATGTAAATTATTTCTTAGAAGCTTTGATCTTAGCCTCAAGCATTAACTTATACTCTTGATTCTTGACAGCATTGATATACCTTGCAGCATTAGTAATATTCGGATCATCCATACCTTCACAAAGCGGAGTATTGTCAGCCTTGTAGTAAAGATCACCACGCTTCTTAATAAGTCCTGCACTAATAGCATCCTTAATCATTACCTTGGTCTCAAGGTAGGGATCTTGTAGAATCTGTACAAAGAGCTTAGGATTGCTCTGCATATTCTTAAATGCCTGAGCCTGTAGCCACTCAAGAGTACTCGTCTCTGAAACAGGTTTACCTTCAAGAGTCTCAACTACGAGACGTAGTACAGGTTTATTCTCAAGGAATTTACCAAGCTCAAAGGATGCCTGCATAGCTACATTCATCTCCTTATTAAGAGTCTTGACTTCCTCACCCTCACGGATAAGAACATATCTATAAGTCTCCTTAGGAGCATTTTTTAAAACATCCAAACTCGGTGCAATAGTACTCGAATTAGCTAGCAGAATCTTATACTTAATATAACCATCAGGTGTGGAAAGATCAAGGATTGTATCCATCTTACCAAGTCTTACAATAGCATTGTCAGACTCCCAGTAATTATCCTCCTTACGATAGATTGATAGTGCATTATCTTCAAGACCCATAGCCATTTCTAAGAACTTCTTCTCAGCCTTTGTGAGAGCATTCTTATATGAACCCGACATCAGAAGCGGTAGCGTATAGATTTTAACTGCGGTTTCAGCCATACCTCCATAGAGAGCGTGAGAGGGCTTGTCAATATTACCAGTAGGTTTGAGAATACACCTTACAATAACTTTCTCATTCCTGAGACAGTTAACTAAAGGCTCTGCTTCCCCTACAGTAGCAGCACTTTTCTTATCAACCTTCGAACCCTTAGTATTCTTAGGTACTTCAACTTTTACCTCATCAACAGAGGTGTCAATATCAATATCACCAATATTGCTAAAATTTTCCATAAACTTCTCCCTTAAATTAAAATGAAGGTAAGTGGGATATTACTCCCACCTACCTATTAATAGTATTTATGACTACTCCGTCAGAATATTAGGAATAATACTCATCGTACGAGTCGGGTCAAGGATAAATACACCCAGGGTAGCCATCTTGTGAATCTGAGCCGAATCCTCAGGATACGACATGTACGGGTTGTTCATGCCACCTGTAAAGGGATTACGCAGACCCCACATATAACCACGGTACTCTTCCTTACCGCGGACCTTAGCCAGCTGAATATTCGGTTCCTCCGTAGTACCAATGCTCAGAATATCGTAACGATACGATTCTGCAACACCACCATTCGGGTGCATAATCTTGTTACGTACCTGGTCGTCGTACAAAGGATTAACCTCAATCTTAATGGTTACACCATTAGGAGCCTTATACTCTACGAACTGGAATCCAGCGCTAAGTGCATTGTCATGCAGCTTGCTCGACGTCTTCGAGATAATAGCAGGGTTAGCTGCATTACCACCAAGATACTGGAATACCGTCCAGCCCGATACTACATCAAGAACAGCTTTGTGGAACTGCACAGCACCACGCGAACCAGTCTCGATGATGAACGTACGATCCGAGTAGTCAAGCTTCGACTCCGACAGCTCAAACAGAGCATCCTCAAGAGTCTTCAGGCTAAACTTCGTATAATAACGAGTATTACCTACCGACATCTGTGCACGGATACCATCACCCATCTTGATGACATTACCTGACTTACCAAAGTTCAGATACTCACCATTCTTATTACGGTTCGAGCGACCAAACATGATAATGTTCGACTTGTACTCCGAGAAAGTCTCCTCAAGTTTATAGTCTACATGGTGCATCCACGAGCTAGCAACCTGCTTCTGACCTGCCTTATCCACGAAGGGAATACCAATAGCAAGCTTCTTGTCCAGAATATTTCCAGGAACCTTAGTCTGAATACGAATATGCGACCACTCATTACGCATAGCAGTCGAGCTCGTATAACGAACATCACCTACTTCCAGCGACATCGTATCTTCAACAGGAGCATACTCCCAGCTGAAACGCTTACCAGCCGAAAGCTGTTCAGCAGGCATACCACCAAGTACACCACCCATAAGCTCTACGGTATAAACTGCGTTCGAACCTTCAAGTCTCGGCTGACCAAGAATACGCAGGGGATAAACCTCGTTCAGCTCACCTACAATTACCTCACCATCCAATTTGTTATCCTAGAGGCTCTTTATCCTCTAGCTCTATAGATTTACTATCTCTATAGTTCGGAGTACATTTTAATCCTATTAACATATAGGATCTGGACACTCTTGGAAGAATTATATTCTACGCTTTCCACTTATTAAATGTAGATAATGCCTAGCATAGGTTCATCTTCTACTCTCTACACTACCTATTAATATTATTTAATAGGTTAGCTCGGTATTAGCCAATCTTAATGTAGGACTAAGATAGGGGCCTTCACCGATTTTGCCCAATTTTCAGTATACATTACTGTATAAAGCGCCAATTTTGGTAGCTAAGCTACTCTGGGTCTAGCGAACCAATCTTCGGGGAATACTACTTTGAAAGGCTGTCCATTCTCACCTGCCATACCCGACGAGATAACTTCGTCACTCATATCACGAGCCTCAATGATCGGAATATTACGACGCGAGCTACCAATAACTTCCCATGTGTACTCATCATCAGTCTCAAAGTACTTTACAGGGAATCTCTGGAGATAACTATCGAGGCTCTTGCCACGATGCTGAGCCAGAAGCTGTACCATAATATTAGTAGCCTTCTGAGGTGCACGACCAAAAATTGCTCCGATATGGTTATCTCGGGTTAAGCCTTTCCACGACGTGAAGGCTTTCATTTGAAATTTACCTAGTTGCATAATTTATTAATTTAATTAAACGTCAATTCTGTCAATGAAGTCATAGGACTCTTCCTCCGGCTCCATATTAAAGTTAACGCTACCATCATCCAAAGTTCTCGTATTATTGAGGGTATGCTCCAATTCTCTAAGAGCACTCTTCTTAGCTTTAGTTAACTTCTGATTAACAAGCTTGTCAATATTCTTAAAGCCATCTGTTAAGGTATACATTAGAGATAGGTAGTATTGAGCATCTAAAGAATTCTCCTTAATATACTTCTGAATAGGAGTCATAATGTGACCCTCATCATCCTTATAACTAGCCTTGGTCATATTATTATAGACCTTCTCACGAGTACCCTTATCAAGATTAATACCATCAAAAGGTTTCTCCGTATTTAATACCTTAGCTTTAAACTCTTTCAACTGCTTTTCCTGCGCAGCTTTAGCAGCAGCAGCAGCAGCTTTCCTCTCCTCAACAACAGAGCTATATTCTTCTTTATAGAAGTCCAAGCAACTTTCCAAAGCTGCCTTAGCATCTTCTATATCTGTACCAGCATTGAAAGACCTCTCAACCTCGCGTTGGGCTCGCTCCTTCTTAAAACCACGATTGATATAATCGTTGTAAATAATCTTCTTACGAAGAGTCTCAGCCTCATCGGACTCGGATTCGATGTCTTCCTCAGAGATGCCAGAGAGATATTGAATAGCACCTTCATACTGCTGAATAACATCAGGTTCTACACCAACATTAAGCATCTCTCTAATACGCTTCTGTTCAGCATCCAAACCTGCTTCAATCTGCTTCTTTAAAGCTGCAGCAAAAGATTCACTGTCCTTAATCCCCTTGATCTCATCTTCACTCAAGTCTGGGAAAATACCATCTTCGTAACAAGCCAGTGCGACGGAAGCAAGTATTGGTGTATTGGGAGAAGTTTTATCGCCCGGATCTTTGTCCGTGGTATCTTCCCCGCTTGAGCTAGGCTCAGGATCTTCTCCTTCACCATCTTCAGCACCTCCGCCCTCTTGCTTACCCTTAAAAATCCCTTTAGGATCAGGGTCCGCATCTGTACTGGTATTCTTAGGAGGAGCCCCATCATTCAACGCATCGAATTCAAGATCTTCCTCCTCAATCTTAATATCAATAGCGTCCTCATCGAACGCATTGAGTAAATCCATTGATAAAGTTTCTTCCATACTTCTCCAAAATTTTTAATCTAATTAGTTAATCTCTTTACATAGATTAATGCAAATATATGAATATTTATTGATATATCAAATACTTTTAGAAATTCACTAATAGATTATACCAATATCTACTACTTTATTTCCTACTTAACAGTAATCCAAATCTGCTCATTTGAAGCAGCAGCTTTGTCAAGTTTATCTAGTAAAGCTAAGAAGGTTACTTTACTATTAGAAATTCTGCCTCCTAAGTAGTTTTTGCCTACTAATATGCAGCCAGATGAATCAGCTGCACTATTGCCCCAATGTATTAATATACCAGTAAATGAAGGAACATTATTAAGCAGTGGCATATTCCTATTATCTACCTTGGGACTAAATTTAGGAGAATTTACTAAAGTAATTCTATATCTTCCATTAGGTATAGCAGTCTCATGCATAACCTTCTTCTCATCTCCGTCAAAGATACCATTAGTATTTTTATCTCTATCTACATCTTCAACGGTATCACACTCGTATACTCCATTTACATAAAGCTTTCCACCCGTATACGAGCTTTGTCTGTCAGTACGCTGTAAGAGTAATTCCATGATTCAAGAGTTTTCTGAGTGAATAGCAGTCTCTCCCCTTGCTTCCTTAAGCTCCTGCAATAATTCATTGACAGTAGCATGCAACTCTTCATTTACCTTCAAGAGGTGTGCAATCTCATCTCGATAAAACTCTCGCATCTTTACAAGAGTTTCTATCTCTACAAGTGTTGCATTGGCATCAGAAGTTCGCTTACCGCCAAGTCTCCACGTAATGATAATCGAAAGAAGGTTTGACACTCCTAGCGCACTCAATAGCGTAAGCCAATCCATTATTCGACTATTAGAATATATCTACCAGTCTTAGAGATAATATAGGGATTCTCCTCGACCACATCCACTAACATAACCTTATGCTTTCGTTGAAACCATCTGCATAAGAAGAACTTTTTAGGAGGCTTAATAGTCTCCTTCTTAAGATGTCCTACAACAGATCTTTCACTTGTAAACTTCGGTTCAGTAGTTACCTTATTGGGATACTCCAATCCTAATTTTAAAGTATACCACTTATCCCCAATAGTAGTATCAATCTTAACATCAGGCTGAAATATTGTATCCCGTAAAATCATAGTATCCTTCTTGGATGCAATACTTAGTTGATATTCTAAGTATCTTATATCCTTATCCTTAATCTTGAGCTTCTTCTGAACTTCTAATAACTTTTTACTAATAGAATCATTACTAGATTTAAGCTCGTCAATAGTGAACTTAAAAGCTCTTTTCTCATTAGTAAGAGAATCGTTCTCTGCTGCATACGCTTTTATATTAGTATATGCAACAGAGACCTCCTCTCGTAAATCTTGAATTTTATTATAAGCCCCGAAGCATAGCCCACCAAGAACTAATATTATTAGTGCTTGAATTGCTATTATCTTCCACTTCATATTACTTACCTAGTAGACGGATATATCGGATGTACTACTATAAATACTTCCCAAGCAGCAGTCTGAAGATTCGTAGTATCACTGTAAACCAGAACCCTAAATATATTTTGATAATCTCCTAAATCAGAGGGCTTAGTAACTTGAAGTCCAACTGCTCGAATATCAGAGTAACTACTAGATGATACTATCGTTGAGCACATTGGAGTTAACCACGCGCTATTAGGTATACCTGTAGTATTAAAAGTAATTTGAAGATGCTTATTATCTACCCAATTACGTGATGTTGTTACAGTAATACCAGGTGCACTAGTATAGCTGCTACCAGTTAAAAGTTCTCCGCTGCTTGTATTATGAATAAGATCATATTCTATTAATCCTGTATATGATATAGCTTGTGCAACTCCTAAATACCTAAGCACTGAACTACCATTTGTTGAATATGTTATCACATACTCAGACGGATTTAATAGAGTTGCACTACCAGAAACTTCCTTAGTAGAAGGATCTATACTTGTTACAGTAAAGGAAAAACGTAGTTGTCCAGTAGGAATTAATTCTATAGTAGAGAAAGATAGTGGATCATATATTATACTACCATTAAATAATTGGCCATTATCACAACTATTTACAGTTAATCCTTTTATAACAGAGACTCCATATTGTCTATTATTAACTATACATCCTTCGTAAGTAGACCCAACTTCATAATTGTAATCATTTGCAGATAATTTAAATGTATATTCTTTAGAAGTTGTAATAAGATCATTAGGAATTATATATCTTAGTGCATTAATAGTAGTAGATTCATTAGAAGTGTATTCTAATGTAGAAAATCCTTTAATAGAAAGATCTGTAGCTTCTACTGAACCATCAGCATTGAACTTAACTTTACCTGCTGCAAGATGGCCTGCTCCAGTAGCAAAGTTAAACATTATGTTAGGAATAAATGTCCTAATACCAGGTTTAGCAGGATCAGTACTATCAGCAGGTTCTCCAGGAGTTACACTATTAAAATTCTCATAATGTGTAGAAGTATTCCCATTTTCATCTACTCCCTGCTGACTAAACATGTAGTCTCCATTAAATACTGCAGAGCCAATTAAACCATTAGCAATGATACCAATCTTGGCATAAATAGCTTCGAATGCTTCAAGCTTAACCCAACTTCCACTAGTATCCGTACTAGGGCTTTCATTATTATGTAAGGTTCCTTGCCAAGATCCTACTTTGTTTAATACATAGTAATTAGCATCCCCAGAATCATATACATAAGGAGCCTTATACTCATCACATAAATAGGTAGTATTTACATTATAAATACCTTCAGGATAAACAATCTGACCTTTAGAACCAGGAGCACCAGGTGTTCCAGGAGCTCCATCTAAACCATTAGTACCACTAAGTTTAGCAGGGATAGACCATGTTCCATCTACAGAACCAACTCTATCAGAATTATCTGTATAATTAATACGAGCCTGTATAAACCATATATAGGGGTTATCTTCAGTCACCGTAGGAACAGTTGTACTCCATCCCGTAGGATTCCTATTATCTCCTAAATCTGTACTACCAGTATAGGTAGTATCAGTGCCGAGACAATGTCTTACTTCAATGCCCACACCAGGAATTCCAGAGACACCGTCCTTACCAGCAGGTCCAGGATTACCAGTAGGACCCGTAGCCCCATCTTTACCATCTTGTCCCGGAGGACCTTCTGGACCTATTGGCCCCTCAGGACCAGCCTCGCCACTGATAACAGTAGGAGTAGACCAGTTAGTATATAAAGTATCATTAGGATTAATAGTAGCTACTATCATCCATATATACTCACTTGCAGTCTTAATAGGAGGTGTCATAGACCATCCTGTAGGAGTTCTCTTGGTCTTATCAAGAGCAGGAGGAGTGATGTTACTAGCACTAACAGCAAATCTCATCTCTGTATATTTACCATCATGTGCAGTACCATCTCTACCATTTACAGGTATTACTTCAGACCATGCTGTGACAAGATTTGTAGCACCATTTACAGTACCAATACATTGCCACCAGTTACCACTAGTATTAGGGTAATCTTCCCAACCATCAGGATGAGGACTAGTACCAGTAGGAGCTTCAGGCTTAGAATCACTTAACTTATAAACATAAGTTTTATAATTAGGTACTGAACCAGCTGGTCCTACAGGTCCTTCTGGGCCTGGCTTACCATCAGTTCCATCCTTTCCAGGAGGGCCTTCAGGTCCCGGAGGTCCGGGTTCACCATCAGCACCTTTAGGCATGTCAAAGCTAAATTTAAAGACATTGTCTTCTAATCTAACTGAAGCATTTGCAATACTAGTAGACGCTACTGACTCTACAGTAGCTTCAAAATCTGTGGTACCTCCACCACCAGATCCTCCTACTAAAACCCACTTGTCTTCATTACAGTCAAAAGCCAATAATTCCCATAAGGAAGGCTTACCTGTAGCTGTAGGATGTAACCAAGTAACGTTTAAAGTCTCATCGGAGGGGGGCTCTAGGCCTACCCAGATTTTACCAAATCCATTTATATAATGATACATAATATCTATAACTATTTTGGAGGGGATATTAACTCTATTTTCCTGAAATGTTGTAAACACCCATAATGTAATAGTCATCTTGAGGAGCACTACCATTCGTATCTATGTGTAGATTGAAGTAGTTGTGCCCTATCAATTTGGTGTTGGCATCAAAGGCTAATACTGCAAACTCCCCGGTACCGTAATCTACATACTGCTCATCTAATGCAGCAGCATAACCTTGGATGGAATTGTCTACAGCACCTACATGTACAATGGCGACTCCCTGCATATAAAATGTTGATGCCTCAGATCTTCTCATGAAGTCTATACGGAGTATATCGCTCTCTTTCAAAGCACGGTTCAGAGGTACTTGAACCTCACCAAAACCAATGTTGATATGAGGAGCAACTTCAGTACCCTGTTCTAACCAAGTGGAGAGCTTCTCTACTGCAGAGCTCCCTCCTATCTGGGTCCACTGGGTGGTGCTGCCGATGCAGGCTCCCAAATACGCCTTATTCGACCCTGTCTTGAAAGCAAAGATTTGGAAATAATCTCCTTCGTTGCTACCCATGGAGATGAAGCCATTGAATGCTCCTGACTCCGGGAATTGGTTCGCCGTAGAAGTCGTAACATTCCCTGTGTAGAAAGGTATAAAATCACCTGCTTTGTAAGTGTAAAGTAGTGAAGATAACGCGCTCTCAGTAAAGGCAGTAACATGTACGGCTTGTCCTAAGCGAGTAACTGGAGTATCACTCCATGTTACAGCATCATCTTCCAGATTTGCATACCCTGTATAAAACATAGCCTTTGCTGTATCTACCATCATGTAGTACAGCAATCTTTGGTCTCCGGTTATGAAGATAGGACTTGCAATGGCTACACCTACAAATGAAGTGGCTCCATGATTAGAATTAGGGATATTACTTGCATCATTGGCATAAAATAAGAAACTCTCCCCATCCTTAGTTATATTAAGTCCAGGAATTGCAAAGTCGGTGATTTCAACTGTTTCAATACCTCCACCCTCAGCAGATAACTGCAGCCACTCTTTCTTTACAACTGGATAAGGCTGTATTGTTATATCATAAGTAGTGAGATCAACTTCAATCATTACAGTGTGAACCTGCTCAAAAGGAGGCTCTTCTCCATTATTAATTCCAGGCTGACCTTGTGAATTAATAGGTATAATTCCTGTTATAAAATATGCTTTACTGTCATCTGCCGAAACCTTAAGATAAGGTGTATAGCCTACCTCATTAGGAAATAATACTATTGCAGACTTTTTAAGTTCCTCTACACGTGAAGCATCTATCTTTTGGTTCTGAGATTCACTTTCAGATATCGTATAAACGTTAAGTCCACTACTTGCTAAGTCAGCAATTTGTTGGGCAGTAATTTTCTCTGTAGCGGAGACTTGAAATTCCTCGTTACCAGTAGCAGCAACCTTTAATGTAAACTGTGAAATATCTTTAAAAACATTAGCCATACTTAAGATTAATTATTGTTTGAACCCAGCTTTATTGTCCGAGTGTATACTGGACTCCTCATCATACGTGGATATAATCAATATAGGAACTAAAATAAACAAGATCTTTTAGTATTTAAATACTGTTAGTAACAGGCCAGATTTGTTCACCATTATAGACTATTTTCTTAATAGTACTTGTATATCCACCTGAAGTAGATTCAGAAAGATGGCCCGCCTTAGTCTCATCATAAAGACTATATGTTCCATCTCCGTAAGTAGCAATTACCAGATTGGAGGACGTGGGATTATAAGACCATATTACTGTCCCATTATAGACAACTCTCTTAATAAGAGTATTATCGTCTGCAGCTAATACTTTCCCATTTAAGGTAATAGTCTTTATTCTGTAACTCATAACTATGTAGTTTCTTCTAATTCTATATAGAGTATGTTATCTTCTTGCATAGGAGCTGTCCCATATACTATCTCTACTCCTTTAATCATGCTAGATCCTACAGCGTTAATATTAGACCTTGCTTGTTGCTTGTGGGCATCGGTCAGAATTTGACTTACACCATACCTTACAACATCAGAAGCATAACCAGTCGAAACCAAAGAAAGTTTTTTGAGGGTATGAGATAAAGTCAGAACAAACCAAATTCTTGCGTTAAACTCGCTGACAAAAGTAGTAGTAACAGTATTAGAACTACCCACAAAATACAAAGATGGCGCATTATTTCCATCCGGGACGTTCTCTAAAAACACACCTTTAGCGGTCAGTAACTTATTATAAGTACTATCATCCAACGTAGAGCCAATCAGTGAATAGTCTACGTGCACCAAAGGAAGCCCGATATTGGACAGGGCCATGTCTTTTTGAGTATTGGTCAGATCTTGACTTACACCGTATCTTATAGAATCAAAATGCAAATCTGTGTTACTAATAGCTGTTAACTTTTTAGTACTTGTATTATAGTAAAATTGACTAACCAAAGAAACTCCATTCCACGCATTAAAGTATATTAAACCATTAAAATAGTTCGATTTAAGAAATACAAAAGATTTTGAATAATTCTCAGGAGTATTGGTTAAAATTATACCCTTGGCGTTCTCAACAAGAGCAGCCGTAGAATCATCTAAAGTCGTATTCAGTAAAGAATAATCTACATGTACGAAATCAAGACCTATATTAGATAAGGCCTTATCCTGCTCCGATGTGGTTAAATTCTGAGCCTGGACATACCTTACGCAACCAGTATCCGTATAAGTATGTACTACATTTGCTAAAGCCTTAGTATTTTTGTTATACGAAATGTAATACACATCTTTGGTCTCACCAATAGTTATGAATTTTGTACTAGACGAAGTCGTACGACCTTTATTGTAAATTGTCGGTGATATAAAATCATTAGGTGTATCAACTAAAATAATACCTCGGGCATTATTGATAACATTCGCCATCTCGTCCGACAGTGTGGTACCCAAAAGAGAATACGGAATTCTAACAAGATCAGCACCGATGTTCTCCAACGCCTGATTCTGAGCCGCAAGACTCAACGACTGAGCAATATCCGTCCGAACCGCCTTCGTGGCAAAATCAGAAGACGTGACATGATCATTGATGCGCTCCTGAAGCTCAACGGAAAGACAATCCCAGTCAATGGAATTCTTAAGAACCGTGGCATGGATGGCATTATTCTCGTCTATAGAAATCTGAATCCGATCGCCAATAGAACCAACATATTCCTTCACAAAGGCGCTAACTGGAATACTCGTGGTAGTACCATCGGCATTATCAAACTCAATGCTATCTGTCTCCGCATTATAACGCAAGGCAAGCTGCTCAATAGGCAAGTCAATCTCTACAGACGCACCAGCAAGAGTCGTGAACGTAATCTTATAAGACGATGAATCGTAAACAGGAAGACCTACACAAGTGTTAAGTAAATTCCGAATATCAGCATGAGAAGTAGACGACGTATTATGAGTAGATATACTCTCCGTAACAGACTCCACAGAAGCCTTCTTACTCAACTCCTCCGTAACAGCATTCTGAGACATCACGGCAGTAGTGCTACTACCTACTTCTTGTAAAACTTCTACTTGTGGAGGTAAGTCTTCTAATGAAATAGCCCCTATATTCTGACGAGCAATTTTCTGTTCCTCGGGAGTAAGATTCTGTATTGTATCATACAATACTACTTTAAGTTCTTCTAAAGATTTACACCGCTTTTCTAGGTCCCTAATGAGTATTAGGAGACCATCTGCCGTAAGAGCAGCACTAGTTAATACCTCCCATCTCTCTTTATAGATATTATAGGTCCTAATTTCCCACAATACTCTATGATCATCAGAAGGCCTCAACCAAATAATATTATTAGCAGGGTTGGGAGGGAGTTTAGACCCTACCCAAACCTGACCTAATCCTGTTTTATATGAATACATATTCTATAATTTCAACACTAAAGTTTATTTTGGATACATACCTTATTAATTTTCTACATCAAGTCCTAATTTTGTACTTAATTTAGATAAAAAATAATTACTATTAAGTAGTTCATCAGGAGATAATACACCAATATTAGACCTCACTTGAGCTTGTTGTGTAAAATCTAGAGTCTAAGGGGTGTATAATACAACTTCTTCTGGAATATCTGTCCCTCTCCCACCTTCTGAAATTTTAGTTTCAAGATTAGATAATGCTTGCGCTAGCTGAGGGTTTGTTATATCATAACCTTTCTCTAGCTGTAAAAGTATTTTCTCGTTAGTCATAGTTATAATTAATTATAATAATAAAGGGAGGAGTATTTGCCTCCTCCCCTAACTTTATTTACTAACATTAGATGATTTAGGCTTAGCACGTTTAATAGCAAGATCTTTTTCTTTAATGTCTATCTCCTTTGATAACTTTGACTTGTCAAAAGCTAATCTTTCATTAAACTGCCTTATCTGTTCATCTAACTTCGCTCGTTCCATAGAGTTGTCTTGAACTTCTGGGACTTCATTCTCTGCATTTCCAGATTGTTTAATATGCTCAATAAGAATCTTAGTATCATTATCACGCTGATTAAGCATATCTTGGAAATTCATCTCAGCCTGCTTCATCTCCATCTGAGCCTGAATCTGCTGCTGAGCCATCTCTTGCTCTTGCTGAGCTTGCTCTGCTTGACGCTCCTGAATAGCTTGCTCATCCTTCTCAATAGTTCTACGAATCTCAGAGAGTGACGAGGATGTATAAATCTTCATTATTGAAGAGAATGAGAGAGTTTGATTCTGCAAAGCAGCTTGTGCTAAAGCATCAAGTTTTGAAGCGAGATTCTGAGTATCAGGAGAGGCATCTACTACAATTCCATAGTCGCTATCTGCAAAAGTGTCTCCATCAATTTCAAGAGATTTTATAGCTCCATCAGAGGTGATATACTGGAATTTCTTATTTCTACCTCTCATAGCTATTTTAGCTGTCTCTAAGAAGCACTCAAGAGCTCTCTTCTTAACATCGTCATGCATAGTAAAGAGCCATTCAGTAATGTGAGAAGATTGTAAATTTGATCTTTCAACACCACCAACAGTTTCACGATTACTAATCTGACCCTCTCGCTGTCGAGTAATACCAGCAACCTCTCCCATCTCATTTTTAATGAATTCTAGGAGATTAATGTGTTCCTGAATATAATTACCCTGTTCAGCATCTATAACACCATTAGACTGAGTATTTAGAGCTCCTACAACCTTACCTTGAGCAGCTCCTCCACTTCCCTCCTTAAAGCTATCTGTAACAGCAACATGATTTACTTTTGCATAGTATAACCACTTGTCTATCTCCCAACCTTTAGGAACCATAGCAAGATCTAGTTTTACAATTTTACCCCAGTTAGCAGCAATAGCTTTATTAAGTCTATCGTAGATAACATCGTAAAAATAAGCAAAAGGCTTCATCATATCTACTAAAGAGAAAGGCCTAGAATCATTAAGGTTATACATAGATCCTACAATACCAAAATGACATCTAGATGGATTAGAAAGTCTATTATACTGTACTATCCTAGGTCTCATATTAACATAAATATCTGGACCTATTTTAGTACCTTCCCATGCTTCGTTAATCCAAAAGATCTCTTCTTCTTCACCAGCATCTTTGTCTATAATATAGGTTTCTGGATAAAAATCAAAGAGCTCTTCGCCAGTCTCAGGATCATAAGACTTTACCTTCTTAATCTTTCTCTTACTCTTCCAATAAAGTCTTAATACTCTAATATTACCTTGGAGATCATAGTAATTACTCGTTGCTGAAAACCCAGATTGTCCCATCAGTAGAAAATTCTCTATTATAGTACCTCCTGAAATATCTGTACCATCAATCTCAGCAGTATTGATAAAGGCATTTCTTTCATCAATGTTGTACATAGAATCACTACTAAAAGTACTAGCTAGCTTATCTATACTATCAACATCTTTTTTAGATAGAACATCAAAGTAAGTATCTAAGATTCTACCCGGACTCCAAAAGTCTATAAGTATTATTAGATCTGCATCTTCAACTTTATTGGAGAATCCATTCTTGAAAATATGGACTTTTAAGGGGTTAAGTCTTTCAAAGGTAGGCTCTCCACCAACAATATCACACTGATAAATCTCTTCTCCACATATCATAGCATCCATGAAACCATCATTGAAGACCTTAGGAATATTAAGCTCTTTCATATAATGATTCAAAACAGTGCTAGCACGCATTTCAATCATGTCTTGCCACTGATAATCAAAGTAGTAAGAGAGCTTGTCAAGCTCCTTATCAAACTCTTCTTCAGAAAGATTCTCGTCTTCAATCATAGACTGAACTTGCTCTTGAAGCATTGAAAGCTTACTATTCTCAATCTCAGAGATAGAGCTGGGGTTAGTTACAATAACCTTAAATTCAAATCTTCGCTTCGCTTCCTCTCCTTGAAGAACATGAAGCTTAGAGTTCATAATAGGGAAATGCTGTATAGACTCTGGCACATATAAGGCATTCACACTATCTGGGTTGAGAATTAACTCTACATCCCTCATATCTAAAATACCATTTATGAGGTTATAGTTAACTCTCTTCTTTAGAAGAGAATTTCTTACCATGTTGCCAAAATAGTAAGTACGACGGTCGGCCCAATCACAATGCTGTTTTCTCCATTCCTTCGTTTTCTTACTATAAGGAAGCATCTGAGGGGGCAAGTTCTTTAAATCTATCATAGCATTAACTTATTTACATAATTTGTACAAAGGTAAGTAATTATCTTCAAATTTCCAAGGAGTTCAAAAGTTTACTAATAGTTTTCATAAATATCTACTACTAATTATCCTTAAGAGGAATCTTCCCAAACTTATAATCATAGTTTCTAAGAAAGAATTCATCATTTCCTAGATAATCTGATTGATCCATACTAATAACTTCAGAAGGTGATTGATTGCCACAAAGCATTAATTTCTGCTCTCGTAACAACATAAGCATTAATAATGCATCGTAACGGTCAAAGTTACTATCAGGATTCCACATAGATAGCTCTTTCATAAGAGCTCGATAATAGCACCTATTGATACTATTAATAGTTACTTCTGCCTCCTCCTCATGGTCATTAACAACTACTTTAGTAGTAATCTTAAAAGGTTTAAGCAGCCAATCTCTAATACGTGTACGACCATAGGTCTGTACAGGTTGTGTAGCATTGACTCCTTTACTGTTATGTGTAGTTACAAAATCTCCAATTAAATAGCATCCATCTTTTGAATCAACGGTAACACATTTAGCTAGCTCTTGCCCAATTAGTTTAATATCTACTATAGCTGTCTTAAAAGCTCTAGTTTTAGTAAGTTTTTGCTTAGTATACTTCCTTTCTAAATGAAACATTGGAATATCTGTATAAAAAATTACTTTATAAACTAGTCCAAACGCATTTGTTGATTTTTGTATGTTACAATTAATACCGCAACTCCTAGCTACAAATTCAACATCTAGTGCTAACTGCTCTGAAGTTGTTGTATATTCCGGGTTTCCTCCATAACCTATGCACCCATCTGTATCTAGAAGACCTCTAAGAAGTTCTAGTCTATTTTCTATTGAATTGAATTTATAACAATCTGGAATAAACTTAGTACGAGATTTACATTTAGAAAGACCTAACTCTTGTAGTATGTTTCCGATATTTTTTACACGCCACCAATGATGCCTATCATCTATTGTTTTACAAGAATAAGGAACATATTTTTTATATGTATCTAAATCTGATATAGAAGATGCAAAATTAGCTTGGTGATGTCTAGACCTTGTAAAATACCCATCTCCTAACATTAGACCCATAAAATAAGCTGGTAATTTTAAAGGAACTTCCTTAAAATTAGCACCTAAATTACCTATTACATAATATTTAGCTTCCTTATATTTTCCTTTATCTCTGGTTAAGGAAAGACTCATTTCTTTAGTGGAAATAGTTTTGTAGGTCTTTCCATTAGTAATAACATTCCATAAATGATTAGCAGAAGCTTTTACTTTTCTACCATCCCGTAAATATATTTCGTATATATCAGTTTTATCATTATATGGAATATCTATCACTGTAGTAATACCACCATAAGTATTAAACAACTTATCTCCTATTTTTATATCTCCCCATAGTTTAGGTCCCTCTGGAGTATATACTAACTGTGAATATGGGTGAGCCTTATTTCCAAAGAAATTACCTTTAACTATCTCCTTATCACGTAAGAATTCTGGGACATCGGAGAGTAAATATAAACTATTAGTCTTTGAAAAGTAGGTAAATAAGCCCTTCTTATTATTCTCATATAGTAGTTCTGCATTATAAAATAAGCATATTCTACGACATGTTTCATAATAATCTTCAGCAAACATCGGGCGTCCTACATACTCACAGACTAATTCATCTGTAAATAAGTCTAAGACATATATAGATCCTAAAGACATGGTATCCGATACATCATCATCGTAAGGGTCTGCACCTGCTATATAACGTCCCCAAGGAACTTTACCATCAGGACCTTTAACAGGCATCTTATTGATGTGTATAGCACCTTCAAGCTTGTTATCTTTATGAGGATAATCAAGGATAGGTTTAACATCAGCATCAGGAGTAAACTCTATCTTACCTTCCTTAGTCTGAATTAATCTACCTACCCACATATCATCTAAACTCTTAGGATTCTGGTCTAACTCAAGGACACGATCATTAAGTTTATCAGAAGGAAAGATGTTACTATCTCTACGCATGATAGCATCAATGATAGTAAAAGCATACTCTGCTTTACGACGAGTAAGCTGAATGGGATCTGAAGAATTATACTTAAGAATTACCCTGTGTTTAACTTCCTCAATAATAGCTCCCACAACATCAGAGACACCATTTTCATTATAAAATCCCTTAGAATTTAGATAACTAGGGAAGAAGAAAATTGTACGTTTAGACCCTACAGTACCTTTATCAAAGACATTAGGTAAAGAATATACTGAATATCCATCAGGATAATTAATCATCTCAAGAGCTCCTATAAAGTCAGAACCTTCAGATCCACCAGTACCAAAAGCTATAGCTTGACCAAAGGCAGCTGCAGCATTCTCTTGGACATTAGGAAGAGCAGTTTGCCACACATCTAAGAACTTAGGGAAGGTACCAAACTCTTCATATAACATTCTATTAGAACGCTTACCACGAATCTTGTCAGGATCGTCCTTAATAGCTACCCCTAAAACTTCATTCTGAGAGCCTCTGGGAACTAATGTTTCTTTATCAACATAACCAGAGATCCACTGCATCTCTGAGAGTGAATTCTTAAGCCTAGCACGAGGAAATTGGGTATATTTAGCACAGAAATCTATACCATCTATAAACTTATTAAGAGTACCGTCTTTAATAAGATATTCCTTCTGATAGGCTGTAACAAGGCATTTAACCTTATCATAAGATATAGAACTTTCTCCTAATAAGAAGAATTTACAAAGTATTGCTGCTGCATAATAAGACTTGGACTTACCTCTGGATGCAATTTCTACAGAGTGTTTACCTCCTACAAAATTATCATATAATCCTCCATTACGAGCCTGATACTGATAATGAGCTCTAAGGTAAACACCTTCCCATACTTCGGGAAAGTCTACGACACGGTCACCAATACGTGTACCTTTACGTAACTTAGTCTGGATAATAGGAAGATAATTAAGGTAGAAGTAAAAATCTCCAGGAATCCATTCCCCATCCTCAGGTCTAACCATACCATCAAGACATCTCCTAACCTCACGAGTTAACCACATCCCAAACTCTGATTTGGGATTAGCATCAGGAAGTAACTTAGTATAGCAGCCATACTTCTGATAATGTATCGCTGAGGGCCTAAAATAGTCCATATTTTCGAGTATATGCGGATGGCATATATCTACTATAATCCTACCATAAGAGTCCCTAGGAAGGTCCTTAGCATGCTTACGATCAGGGGCTATAAGACTTTTAACAAACTCTACATTTGTTATAATGTCCATAAAGTCATCCCAGACCTCGCGTGATAATGAATCCCTGAGCTCTTCAGTAATAGGAGTCTGATATTCATTAGTTGGGATTAGTACCATTATTCACCTCCTCCTAAAAATGATTTCATACCATCCTCAAGGATGGACTTTTGCTTAAGACCTCGCATAGTACCCATATCTTCAATTTCCTTAGATACTGCCTTCTCAGCATCAGCAAGTTCTTTAATAAGGCTAGGAACCTGCTTTACAGCAGTCATAACCTGGCCTATATTGAATACTAACTTACCATTAGCATCTTTCTCAGTTAAATCTATAGATCTAAAAGTACTGCGGATATTATCAATAATAACCCTAGTATCCTGCAATAGTAACGAGGAGGAACTAGTAGTTAGATATTTATAAAGCTCTATAGCCTCTTGTACTTGCTTATCTGGCTTCCAATCGGCCTCTAAGCCTATACTATCTTTAACTCGTAGATCTCTATCAGATTCTATAATCTCAAAGGAGAAGTCTGACCTAGGATCATACATGAAGTATAAATATGCTAATTCTTTCATAGCCTTGGTCTTCTCCTTGGTTCTATCCCTATCTACAAGTCGCTTAAAAGGACGTAAGGCATATGCCTCATCAGAAATCCTTAAATTATAATCTTTATATACAAATAGTTTCATACCAAAAAAGCTCCCTACTTGTGATAGGGAGCGTTAAATTAACATACTAACTTCTTAGCTTTAGGAGGAGTAAACTCTGTAACTTCCTCTTCAAACTCTTCAATCTTAAAGAAAATATTAGCACTATCAATAAGGAGAGCAATGTGACCATCAATCTCAAACATAGGGATCTCAAAGTCTAGAGTTTCATTATAAAACTCATCAGGCATATCTGCCTTAGTCTCATCCTTAGTATAACGCTTACGTGCATACTTGGAGAAATCAATCTGTACCAAGTCCCCAGATTTATATTCCCGAACACTAGGTCCTACAGAAATAACTTCTTGGATCTCTTTAAGCATGCCTACCTGGTCCTTCTGAATAAGACCAGATTCACTAATACATTCCTCTTCACTATAAACATTAGCTGTTACTAACATCTTCGTAAATGGAGGAGTCACCTTCTTTATCTTGAATTGCTTTCTCTGCATATTCTTTAAATTTTTTATTAAGGAATTGGGCTCGGGAGTATGTAGCATAAAACTTGCCTAAGCTAGGAACATTAATGCTTGTCTGCATCTTATTGAATTCCTCTTCAGTCATCTCCTCATTTACGGGAACATTTTCTAATGTATCCTTAACCCAATTCCAATATTCCCTATAGGCAATTTCTACTATATCATCAGGTATATCAAGCTTCTTAGAAGCTTCTAAAATTATAGACTGAAGAGTCTTATTATTTATCATAACTAATCTTAAAATTTAGTAGTAGCCTATAAGCATCCTCATCATATTCTAATGAGGGAATATATCTTTTACCTATAGTGTTATTAACTATAACACCAGCCTTGCGTAGGTTTGTTAATACCGACTGAAAGTTACCTGGAGATATGCCTAAGTTTTCTACAATGCCCTTCTTAATCTCATCAGTGAACAAAACTTTGTCGAGTAAATCATCATCTGTAATTGTCCTAGATAGCTCAAATCTACGCTGTAATAATGCTGCTAACACTGCTAATTCTCTACCTGGTAATCTATGTAAAGGTTTGAGAAACTCTAACCATAACTTGAAGAAATTAAGGCTAGAGTTCTTTAAATTGGTAGAGATAGACACGATGTCAGTATTCTTAGTCATATCTCTCTTGCTCATTACTCCTAGGAATTATCTTTACACTTCTCCTCAGCACAGTCAGGCTCATTCTCAGGAGTTGCAAGCATTCCTCGCAGAGTACGAACTGTGTCTTCTACAAAGTCCTCATCAAAGAGTTCACGATATTTAAGTACATTGAAAAGACATTCGATACGTTTACCCATAACCATCTCCATAGCCCGATTATACTCAGTCATCAGGCGCTGATGCTCTTGGCTAAGATTCTTAAACTGCATCTGTAAATTACTAGCAACATCTTTCAGTTGCTCATAGCTCAACTTCTCCGGCTGATTTGCTTCCATAGCTTTTGTCATAATTAAAATTCTTTACCATATTTAGCTCTATAAAGAGCTTGCCATTCTTCTATAGAAGTGGTAGCTATATCTGTGCTACCACAACTATTACAATATTCTGAGATACCTGATTCATTATAAGCCATAACTAGTAGACTTAAGCATTTCCTACAGAAATATACAGGCTCTCGATTATAGTCCTCTTTATTCCACTTAACCTTCTCAAAGTCGGAAGGAGACTGTAGAGGAGGACATTTGGGTTTAATTAATTCTCCTTCCATCGCTTTAAGTATTGATAAAAATCTACTTTCTTAAAAGCATCAATTATTCTTAATTCTGTAGCATCAATGTTCTCCTCTGTAAGATCAGGAGAGACGTCATTTACTATTAAACAAGTGAGATAACCTCCTGTTACTAGTAACTGTAAGTCTAAACCAAAGTTTATCTTACTATCATGTGTAACATAAGGTCCCCATATAATCAACCTATAGTCAGGTGAGAAGGCTTCATTAAACTTCTCAATATAGGCTGTTAGATGCTTCATTTTCATTAATTATTACACACTTAGTAGATAAGAACATGTAAGCTACTGAGAGAGCATGCTCAATGGATACTCTAGTGACTTTAGCAGGATCAAGAATATTCTGTTCCACAGCGTCTTCATAGTATATCGGTACTGTATCTAAAATAAGCTTTCTACATGTCATAAGTGCTTTGGGTAGAATATTATAGCCTTTCTTCTCCAAAGCCTTAGCAATATCTTCTTGAATGATTCCAGCACCTACAACAACTCCTTCTTCAATAGCTGCTCTGGTAGCACATACTGCATCTTCAATACGATCCTTTTTCTCAGACATCTCAATCTCTGTAGGAGCTCCAACATAAATAACTGCTACACCCCCAGAAAGCTTAGCAATACGAGACTTAATATCATCAATAAGATACTTAGGATAGTCATTCTTCAAAGACTCCTTAAGCATATTAATACGTGCTTCTACTGGAGTTCTATCTACTAAAGAACTAATAATAGTAGTATCTTCAGAGGTTGATACAATCTTCTTAGCTTTTCCAAGTCCTTCAAGAGAATCTGGAATCTTATCAAAGATTGTAGCACCTGTAATAGCTGCAATATCTTCAAGAAGATCCTTCTTATATTCTCCTACACCAGGTGTTTTAATAGCTGCAATTTTAAGTAATCCTCTCTGCACATTCCTAATAATTGCTGTGATAACTTCAGGAGAATAATCATTTGCTATAAGCAAGATCTCCTTCTCATCACGAGCTAGAACTTCTAGTATAGAAAATAAAGCACTAACATTATTAAGTGTGCCATTATATACTAGTATATAAGGATTATTAAGTACTGCCGACCTACTAGTAGGATCATTTATAAAGTAGGGTGAGATATAACCTTTGTTAATCTTCATACCCTCTACGGTCTCAGCATATGTCTCAAAACCATTAGACTCTTCAAGAGTAATAACCCCATCATATCCAATCTTTGAGATAACATCTGCAATAAGTGTGCCTATAAACTCATCTCCATTAGCAGAGATAGTAGCTATATGCTTAATACTGTCAGGTGTATCTCCAACTTGTGTAGCGAGAGATTTAATAGTTTCCCTCGCTACATCATTGGATTTCTCAAGCTCAGCTCTTATAGTCTTGGGATCTTTGCCAGCTTTAAGCTGTTCAAAGATAAGATTTATTAGCGCCTGAGCAATAATTGTTGATGTAGTAGTACCATCTCCAGCAATATCAGCAGTCTTAGCTGCTGCTTCTTTTACAAGCTGAACTCCTACATCATAAAGAGGTTCTGAAGAGTTAATAGCTCTGGCTACTGTAACACCGTCTTTAGTAACTTTAGGATAGTTATCCTCGTAAACAACTACTGTATTACCCTTAGGCCCAAAAGTTACTTTTACTGCATCAGCTAAAAGATCTACACCTTTCTTAACTTCTGCAAGTGCGTCTAAGCCAAATACTATATTCTTACTCTTCATATACTAAAAGAATTTTTCTGTAAGCCGAATAAACTTCTTAAGTACTTTAGTAAGCTCTTTAGCAGTAGCTTCACTCATAGAAGTACTAATCTCATCTTCAGTAAGATCATCAGGGCATTTTTCGTCCTTCCCAGTATCAGAGACCTTATGAAGAACCATCCAATTCATACTATGAATATCTTCCTGAGAAGGAATATACTCTGTACTCAAACCTAGTCTATCAACTACTACTAACTGAGGTTTAGTAGGATACACATAATCTACTCTGGGTAGAAGGTCTACAATTACGATGCCTTCTTTACCATACTTGGGTCTAGTAATAGCTAGATGTTCAGGATCAGCTAGGAGTTTATCTATAGCTTCTCCAAATGTGTAATAACGCTTTCTTGCTTCCATACAAATAATTTAATTATTTCTTCTCTACTACATTACCGAACTTATCAACAGCCCAGTACGAAAGGATACCTGCAGAATAACTGCACAGACTCAATAATGTACCCCAAAAAGGGATGAGTTTCACCATTGCTAGGGTGCCAATTACTATGGCTGCACCAATACCAACTTTAATCCAATTTTTCTTGCTCATAATAAAAATATTAGTTAATAGCTGGGAGAACAGGGTTCGAACCTGCGTTACCTTGATTAACAGTCAAGTGCCTAAACCATTCAGCCATCTCCCAAAGAAGGGGTTCTATGGACTTTGTAGAGAATTCTACATTACCAAGGGTAACCCCAGTACCCGTGCCAGCAGAGAACCTGCTGCATTCGACTTAATGAAAAAGTAGTATTTATTAACAACCGCTTAGTAGGCTCCCCTACCTCACCCTATTTCTTAACTTTACCTTTACCCTTCTTTTTACAAGCCATATCTCTTATCTTTTAAATTTCTTGCAATATACGAAAAATATTTCACATTTCCAAATATTTTAGCAATTATTTTTAATAATTTCTAAATATTTTTGAAATAGGATTATCATAATATTCTTTATTTAGATAAGTAGCAACTTCTTTTCTTCTATCTAAATGAGGCTTTCCTGGTCTAACATAATTTTCGGAAATAATTTCTACTAAATCAGTTAAAGATTTAGAATTATTAAAAAAAGATTCTTTAGCTTCCCTTGCTGTATCAAACCCATTGCTTTTCCCTCCATGTCTCCATTCTCCTTGTTTTAAACCAGCAACATTAGTTGTGATATATCTAGCTTGCCTTTGTAATTCTGGATCTAATACTCCATCAAAATCATGAATAGGTTGAAATTCTTTTAAGCTGGCTTTACGAGAAGGATCTGTAAATTGGATAAGACCTTCTCCAGAGCCTCCTCCTATTTGTTGCATGTGAGGATCTGCTCCACTTTCAACAATATAATTACTCATTAAAGCTATAGCTTGATTATGGGTTAATCCAGATCTTCTATGTTGATTATATAGATAATCAAGATTTCCTCTATTTTTTCTAATATAATTACTATCCCAAGTACTTGATAATGTCCCCCCATCATCAAAACTATTTACTCTACGAAGTGTAGGTTTATAGGGAGAAGTAGCGTATTCTTCAGGATTTAAAGTAAAATATCTACCAGTAGATGAATCAATATAAGGACTATAACCACTTGACATATCTTCCCTTATAGCCATATCAAAAGTAGGATGCTTAGGATTCTTAAGAATCATGCCAGTTCTAGGATCCCTAGATGACCAATGCTTAGTCTTAGGATCATACATATTCCCAGCTTTTTCAGCGGTTATATAATCATAATAATGATCTGGATTATCATACTCATCCTTTAAAGGACCACCATTAGCAAACTTATTGTAATGATCCCTCATATCACTAAGCCGGGTTACTCCACTCCGTAGATAAGTCTTCATAAGCTCAGCTCTGTCACGTATACTCAACTTATTCCACCTATTCATCGTACTACTCCTCCTAACTTATCTGCAGACTTCTCTACAAAAAACTTGTAATAGTTATAACTCTTATTGTAGTAATCTTTAATCCTACAAATTATGTTATGACAACCACTAAGTAAACCTACAGTGGGTAAATATAAGGGACCTAACCACTTACTTTGTACCCCATGACCAGCCTCATGCTTAACGGAATTCTTTAAACTAACTCTAATAGTCTTGTTATTCCAATCATATCTATTATAGTCTAAAAGTACATAATATCCTAAGGAAATCCCTCCAGGAAATTTATCGTAAATATATACTTGCTGGTCCCTATACTCAAAGGTCTTTAACCTCGTATCCTCATAAAAAGGTAGCAATATTGCCCCTAATAAACTCTGCGGAAATTCCCATGTCCATCGCCTAATCTTTACCCATGTATTCATCGCTTAACCCTCCTTCTACGCTTCTTAGGTTTAACCAAAACTTTGTAATAGGTAGATACCTCAATAAGCTTACCCTCTTCGTTATAAGTATATCTTAAATCTAAAATATCCCGGCTGCTGCTTATTCTATCCATATCTACTAGTATAGCATAATTATCAACTCTATCCCTTCCTACCTGCTTGCTTCGTACTCGACTCATACCCATTCTTTACATATTCAAAAAACTTATCCATAGTAGCCGAATCTATACTGTAACTCTCACTACTATCCCTCTTGTAAGATTCTAAAAATTCTTTAAAATCTTCTAACGTCAAAACCTTCTCATTACTCATAATTTTAGTAAATCATTAATCCTAGCTACTTCATGGATAACTTCACCTAAATGCTCGGCAATGCCATCGTAAAAGTAAAACTCTCCATTAGTGGTGCTTATACCACACAACTCCCTGGCCCTAGATTGCTCTTTACGTAACATATCTATAACCTTCTCTAAATTACTTCGCTTACTCATAAAGATGATTTATAAAAAACTTTTGCAATATACAAAAAATTTCCCATATTTCCAAATCTAATAAAAAATTTTTCAAAAAAATAATTTTTTTAAATCGTAGAGAAAGTGTGGGAGAGTGACATATTCCCCACTAAGCCCCCCTCCCCTCGAACTTTTGGGGTTCTCCCCCCGCCAGTTCGTCTAGGAAGGCTTATCAAAGCGACCCAGCCAGCCTTCGGAGGACCGAACAGCAGAAGCATATTGCACTGTTGTTACGGAACTCAGCGGTATAATTGTAGCCTCACCGAATCAAAGCAGGTTACAACGTATCATAAACTTTATAAGTTATGGCAAATGTAGTATCATCGAGGCAGGCTTGCTACGCTCGGGATGTGAAGAAGGGCCAGGAGACATGGGATGGTATTCTTCGCAGAGTATCGCCTGCCATCATCTGGGCTAAGGATGAGGAAGGCAATCCCATCCTGGATGCTAATGGCAACAAGGTGCAGCTGGTCATTGATGGCGTGCCCCAAGAATCACCCATTCGCTTCCAGGCCGTAGTCTACGACCCGCAGGACAAAGTGGACCGCATTCTGTGGCCGCTGAAATCGATGTTCCTCAACGGAGTCGTCCCGGAGATCCCTGGCATGGACGGTCTGCCTGTACGAGTCACGACCTACCTGGACGATCAGGATCGCTCGCAGGTTGCAGAGATTCTGTACAACAAGGCTGACCTCACGCCCATGTCTTCGGACATGAAAGCAGCTCTGGCTACGGGCAACGTTAAGATGTCGTTCAACTAACATCTCACTCCTCACACTCATCACTGGGTGTGGGGAGATTTTTAATATCTCCGCAGAGTATGCATTACCGTGATAAATCTGGGAGATTTTGGTATCTCTTACGTACGCGTACAGATCTAATTAGTCCTTATTAGTCCTACGACTATAGTCGTAGAAATAATTATACGCGAAGAGATGGTCTAATTTTATTCAATCAATCTATGAGGGTATTTGAATTTCAACCCAAGTATCGTAGGTGCAAGCATCACCTTATTCATGCTTTAGGAGTAGCTCTCTACAAAGCTGGTATTACTACTGGTACATATTACCCCAATCCTCTAGGATCTGGTATTCTCCATGTAGTAGCTGCTGATGATGATAACATCATCAAAGCTGTTGTAGTTGTTAAGCCTGGTATTCGGAGCAGAGCTTCTATTCCTGTAGAGTATCTCTCACTTGGTGATAATGTCAAGGCTTTTGCATTAACATCATTTGATGATATTGATTCATTGGTGAAGGAGATCTCTGAAATTATCAAGCCTGGGGAGAAGAATTAGTCTTCTCCTCTTCAATTATGTGAGATATGTGTAGAGTAGAGTGAGGTATTATCACCCCAATACCCTTATTTCGCATTTTAAGGGCCCAAATTTCGACGATTTATATAATTTGGAGTAACTGTCCATTCCCGATATTATCCCACGTAATTTAGGGCTTAAAATCATTTTCGTGATAATCTTATGCAAATATGTGTTATCAGCTAATGAGATTATGCACTAAATTACCATTTCACTAACTCTTTATGTAGAGGATTAGGCCCTAATAATCCTTTACAGCTACATTATCCAATAGATGTAGCGCCCAGCCTGGGATAGTTTGACCGCTTACCCAGGCTCAAAAGCTATTTATTAGCCTTGCTTAACTAGTAATATAGATAATTAAAGTAAGAGGCGAGGCTAATAGATAGATCATTAGATTACTAAGTAAAATATCATGAATTTATGAAGTCATATTTAGTTGAGACACAAGATGACTCAGCACCTGTAAAGTACAAAGTTTTGCTCAAGAAAAATGTGTATAAATTACATTATTTTCACATCATTGTAACAAGTAGTTCAATGGTCATTGCGAGCACAAACCCTGCTATTTGTAAGGCTTATCCTAATCAAGATATTCTTGATTATTATCAATCAAATTCTTTAGAAACTTTACGAGCATTTGGCTTTGGTAAATACCAATATGTGCCTTATAGTAAAGTTATAGAGAATGATCCCACATATGTTCAGTGGTGTTTGAATAATATCCCAGATTTCTCCCTTTATTCATATGAAATGGAGGCTTTACAAGTTAAACTTGACAAGCTTAAACTTACCTTAAGATTCTTTAAATAAACAGTAGTATCCATTGTGAAATGTTTATCAACGTGTAGAATACACGTGGCTCTACTGGTGCATACTGTCAACGTTCTTAACACCGTATGATACTCTTCATAGGCGGTATGCACAATTTATATCACCGAATCATTGCAAGTGATAACGTGATTATAAGCTTGATAAACTTAATAGATTGCAGCTATTAAGTATAAACAAGCAGGCTGGCTGCAACTGCTGGGCTTAAATGGGACCTCATAACTAATTGTTATGAGATAACCCATGCCCGGGGTAGTGATGCCCTGAATTAACAGTCCTGATAGTTACTCGTCTTTAGCTTAGAGTAATATAGGAGAATCATGCTATCACATTATAGCTGTCGTGATAGTATGGACAGGGGAGTTCAAATCTCCCTACAGGACCTAGGTTAAGAAATAGCCTGGATAGGGCCCTTAACTCAGATGGTCAGAGTAGCGAGCTCATAACTCGAAGGTCACTGGTTCAAGTCCAGTAGGGCCCACTAAATTTAAGTTATTATGATACCATATCTCACTGGTTTAACTCTATTAGTAGTACAACTTATACTAGTAGTAACAATGAATGATAAATTGGAAGTACCTGATTGGGTTAAATTCTGTGCATTTATACCTATGATAGGGCTAATTGCAGAACTTGTAGCTATCATTTATCATAAGAAATAATCTCTTAGAGAGATGAAATATTCTATCATTTACTGGAAGATGTCCAGGACATCCAAAGGTCGGCAGTTAGCCCTCTGTCGTAGCGAAAAGGGCATGTATCGTAATCATAATGGTACAAATTACAAGCCATGAATGCCTGTGTAAAGACTAAATTAGTCTATTCCACAGTTAAGAAGAAGGCTATTGTACTGATGAATCTAAGCAAGTATCGTAAGGCTAAGAGACCTCGTATCAAAGCTGGTACGTATATCAAAGTCTTTGGTAAATTGATAGATGTATCAAACATGCCTTCTTCTTTGAAATATTAATAAATTGCTATCCAGATCTGTAGTACATTATCTTGCCACGTGCGAGCTCTAAGTACTTGCTCATAAGACATGCAACCTGGAGTCAGTGTAGATCACAATTCGTTAAGTTTATCAGCTCGGTATACTTCGTGAGATACCAGTGTCTGCGTCACCCCCTGAAATGCGACAGATAGAGTTAATGAGGCGCCGATGACCAAGTCAGGTGTAGCAATTTTTAATATTTTATCACACAATTTCAAACTTTTAATTACACAAATCATTATGCTTACTGTTATTCCTGGTGGTAAAACCACTGCCCAACTGAAGTTCAATCTCAATTCTGACCTCGAAGGTGTACGTTACAAGAAGCGTACGGTTATGAAACCTCATGTCATCAAGACTGAGGAAGGTATTCAGGTCCTGAGTATTCCCTCGCACGTCGAAGTGTTGGGAATTGATCCTGACAATCATGGATTCGAAAGACTCTCTTTCAATGCTACCTTCAAGGTAGGGAAGAAGAAAGTGGGATTCATGAGGTTCATGCAACTCATGGGCCAGAATAAGAAGGCTCGTAAAGCCTAAACTATTTCATTAACCTAATTAAGAATAACATTATGTCTAAAGCAAGAGGAGCAAGCGCTGCACGTCGTAGTCGTCGTGGCGCAGATATGATTAAAGTACGTCCTAGCAATGTAGGTCGGGGTAAGAGATTTTCTCGCCTTCAGTACGTATACGAGGACTATGACGTACTGGGAAATCCTGTAGTCAAGAATGGTAAAGCTACCATCGTGAAGACCATCCCTCACTTCAACGATCAGCACTATTAGTATATGACCATTGCTAAAGTAACTAAATACAAGGATTCTCCTGCCCTGAATATATTCGGGGTGGGAGACCTTGTACAAAAGATTAACACTGATGCAATAGTGTTAGTCACTCGTCCTACTAACAAGAAGGGTAAATTTGGAGGTGTAGTAATAGCTGTCGAGAACAACAGTAATGCTCTTATTGGGAGCTCTTGGAGGTTATTTTCCTCTCTGGACTATCAACCTTTCTATGGATCTGTAACACTTAAATCTACGAGAGATGAGCAGAGTAAGTATTAATCCTCATGATAAACCTAAGTTTAACATAGGAGATATTGTAACCAACAACTCAGCAGTTTTTATAGTTACAGATTACTTTGAAGGTACGGTTGACATAGATGAAGGTGAGTTTATAGGAGTAGTATTATACACCAAATGTCAGGACTATCAGATCGGAGACATTGAGGTATTAGAAAAAAGATCATTCTCTGCCTTTCATGGCACTATCACCATTAATTCTGATTTATAATGATTTGGATTGTTTTACTCCTTGCCCTGGTAGCAACATTTTGCTTCCTGGACAACTTGGTACAAACCTTAAACAACCCCAGGGATGTCTATGAACCTGGCTTAGGTACAACAGCAACCTATGAGAAGTACCAAAAGAAGAAGAAATCCCTCGCTCTGGATCGCATGTTATACATGTGGCTAGCAGCATTATTCTGGATGATATTTATATGCCTCTGGAATTAATAGCAATACTCTCTGTATTAATCATTCCGCTCATAATTTTATTAATCATGAAAGTGATTGATATAATTATCGAGTGGGTGATTATTACCGTTGCGAACTCAAGTATTATAAATACTTTATTTAGTAAGGATGAAAAATAACGTTAGTAATACTACTAATAGTAGTATTCAGCTGCTTAACGAATTCTTTCGTAAGCAGAAAGTTACGTATACAAGGGCAGAAGCTTCTGAGAAATTGGGGAGATTCTTGACCTTCAGAGAGCTTCAGACTCTTCATAAAAACCATGCTATCAGTGATGCTGAACTTGGTCTTTATATGGATCTGAAAGGAAGTAGTATTATTACAGAGTTTCAACTTGATGCTCTGAAGCAGTTCCACACCAAATTCAAGTAAATCTTATGGAAGATACTCTTAAAAGTCTCCTTAAGAAATGCCCTGTGCTGTATCCCAGTCCTAGGGATGGTGAAGGAGATGTTTTGGTAGCACAAGCTCCTCAAGATTATGAATATGCAGTAGGTGTAACCTTGGATCTTATCCCTGAAGATAACCGATGGGTTGCATCTTACAGTGACTTTATCGAGTCCAGTCCTGAGGCTAAACCCGAAGACGCCGTGCGTACCCTCGTTGATATGTTGAGAGAACGAGGTCTCGCATAAATATCCGGGGATGAGTAGTTTAAAGGACATGTAGCCTCCAAACCTACGTGTATTGAATAAAACACTGACTAGCAGATTAATTTTGTTTAACCGTATATTACGAGGTCAGAAGTTGTACATTTGAATGGTACCTCATCCCCACTATGGGAACTTAACTCAGATGGTCAGAGTACTTGACTGATATTCAAGAAGTCCCAGGTTCGAGTCCTGGAGTTCCTACTGGGAGAAGTGGAAGCTTGATAGTTATTATTAACAATTAAACTTTCACTATTATGAACAAAATTACTGATGAGCTTGAGAGATTAATTGGAGAGACTATAAGGCTCCAAGAAGAATGTCAAGCTGTGATTGATGAAGCTAAACAATTATTAGTATCCTACTACTGTAATTGTAACCATCCTAAGACTGAGGGATGAAAAACTTGGTGAGTATAAACCCGTAGGTTTATTACCTAACAATGGTAAAGAGTTCCTATGTACTGTTAAATAAAACTCTGAGATAATTGTCAGCTTGTAACTGGGGATATAACAGTCTTATATCCTAAAGCACAACACTTCCTTTCTTTGGGTAGGGGTTAAAATCCCTACCCTTTCTTTGTAAAATCTATATTATTATGATATTAGAAGTTGGTGATATTGTAAATCTCCTTCCCAATGAAGGGGATTGCTGGGTAAGGGTAGAAGAAGGACATCAAGAGTTTAGTTGTAGGGGTGTAAATGATCCTGCAGCTGACATGTGTATCTTTAAAGGTATTGGACATTGTAAATGCTCACCTCAGTATCGTAAGATTGTTGGAGAATGTAGAAAGTCTCTTGAAACACGTCCCTATAGAGTATTTATTAAGACTGTAGCTCCTGTTAAAGCACAAAATATAGGTACTTTTAAATGTAAGAAAATCCCCAATTGTGCAACTACTGTAGGAAAGAATTATGTGCTAGAATCGATAGAAACATCAAAGTTTTTGAGATATAAAGATGACCTGAAGGAATATTCTTATATCTTAAAAGATGAGTATTCTATGTATTTTAGTGCTATCTAAAAGTACAGGCTCCTGTAGTTAAAGGGAAATAACCGGGGATTTCTAATCCTCCATTACAGGTTCGAGTCCTGTCAGGAGTACAAAAACTTTACTATTATGACTAGTGAATTTACAATTAAGTATGAAGATTTCTCAAGGAAATCTTTCAATGAATCCTGGGTCTTTAAGTACATTCTTGAAAGTGTTAGAAATGATATTATTACTACTCTCAAAAGACTTAAGCCTAGTCCTAAAGCTGAGATAAATATAGCTCTTTGGGTTCATTCAAGTAGGCTAGAATCAATTAGAGTTCTTGTGAATTGGGTACCTGTAATGTTTATAACAGGATCTCTTACACATTTTACTCTAAGAAGTAGTCCTGAATGGAATGAGCTAGATGCTGAAGACATATGGGATGATGGACCAGACTGGAATTATTAGTAGTATATTATGAGAAGAATTAATTAAGATACGGGCCGGGATGGTGGAATGGAAGACACCTCAGATTTAAATCCTGATGGCCAGTAATGACCGTGTGGGTTCGAGTCCCACTCCCGGTACAGCGGTTATTTGATTACGCAACTAGGACAATAACAGCTTATGCACGAATGCGTCGTGACGATAGGCAGGTGATAGTGATTAAGACTACCGTAGGAAATGACGGGGCAGATTGTAAAGTTCTATCCAGATACTTACCTCCAGCAGTGGCTAAAAGAGTATCATTTTTATTAAGAATCAATTCTTTAACTTATATAAGTTATGAAAATTTATCAAAAGACCAAATTCCACCAGAGTGGAAATGTAGTAGTCTGTGTCATGACTGCTAGAGTAAAAGCTATGGGATTGAACTACAGTGCAGGTACTGTACGTGGTATTGCACGATGTGCTCCTGAAGATCAGTTTGACCTTAAGAAAGGCCAGATGATTGCAGAGTCAAAGGCTACTCAGAAGATGTACAATCGCATTGGTTCGAACATGAACAAAGCTCTCAAGGCTACTGTTCAGGATCTCGACGAAATCAAAGGTGAACTTGCAAAACTTGCAAGCATGAAAGACATCGAAGAGCGTCATTTCGAAGAGATTTGTCATTAATAAGACCTATTAATATTAAACTCCTAGGGCACGAGTATAAACTACCCTGCCGGCGGGTGTGGTGGAATGGAAGACACGCTAGACTTAGGATCTAGTGGAGCAATCCGTGGAGGTTCGAGTCCTCTCACCCGCACATTTCTCAATCAATAATTTTGCTATGAAGAAAGATAATGTAAAAACATTTTACACTTGTGTAATTGAGAGTGAGTATCTTAGAAAAACGTACTATGAGTTATTATCAGATTTAGGATACACTCCTACTCCAGGTATAAAATATAATACTATCCCAGGTATATCTATTGGTCATGACTTCTTTTGCAATAATTTTATAAATGGAGCCTACATTGTTGAAGATCCTCGGGACTTTCTTGAAATTGCAATAAAACATAGTGTATTCTATCACCTATAAAATAAAGTATATGCCACTATATCTAAGATTATTTATACTCTGGGTAATACTCTGGGGTATACCTTACCTCATCGCCAAAGTTCAATGGAAACTCTATAAAGCTGATAATGGAGGCTTGAACTATAAATATTGGAGTCAGGATAATGGATGGTGGATAACATCCCACCTCTTTTTCATGACAGGAATTATTATCCTATCCTTAACAGGATTCTTTGTATTCCTCCTATGGTTCTTTCCTGAGTTAAATAACCTTGGATTATGATACACACTTAATTACCCACTTTCGAAGATACTTCTTACTCGCTTACTACACGAACGTAGATGACTTTAGCTCTGATTGTGTACAAATCAACTAAGGAAGAAGCTGCTTAGTACTGGAACAGGAGTAAAGTCTGATTCCACAGATGTTAAGTATTGTAGATTATATCAGAGAGAGAGTTACTTCTATTATAGATTTCAGGTCTTGAGATATACCAGTTGGAAAATGCTGGAGTGGGTAATTTTTAACTAACAATATTGAACTACATATGAGCAAATTATACGACGCACTTCAAGATCAGTTAAAGACTGAGCATAAGAAGGAAGCTGAAGATTGTATTAAAATATACAATGCACTGAAAGCTATAAGTAGAGAAAAATATGGTGAGGAACATGTATGGTCTTCAGACTGGAATGTCCTAACCACTACTATGCTTGTTGGGAATTTCCCTAATATAAAAAAGATGTACAAACCGAGTCATATAGGAAGAGTATTTCTTAAAGGAATAACTTATGAAAATCAGGTTTAACAACAAGAAGAAATACTGGTATAAACCAGGGAGAGGTTAACTAAAAGCAGTCGAATTTGCTTTACAGGCTTTCAGACTTAAGTAAAAGACCAAGTGAAATTCCTCGGTGTAATTTCAGTAATGAGTTCTGTATCTCTCACTTTAATAAAAAGAGAATCGGGGTTCTTGAAGCCCTGCGTAGAGGAATACTTGCCCAAATCGAGAGCCAGTTCATCTCCTCAATGACTTGGTAAGAGAGGAGATTTTTACATCCCTACACTTTCTCGTGTAGTGCAGACTATAGGAGTTTGATCGCTCCTATAGTCACCGATAGCTTCAGAGGCTTAAGTTATACTAAGTAAATCTTGCCTGAATCTAATAAGCTGGAGTACGAGCCTATTCAATGACTTAGTAAAGAGAATAGGATTTTTATATTATATATGGAAGAAATTAAAGAGTATCAAATATTAGGAATAGGATTTTTAGTAATAGCTATTATCGCAGGAACACTCCTACTTCTAATGTAGTTTTTATTTTAGGGCCTATAGTTAAAAGGTTTATATTGTATTCTTAAAACAAAATGAAATGGGATATTTATTTTGGATAGTTATAGTCCTATCAGTGATGTGGACTGCAAGTATGAGTGATAATAGAGATCTTTCTGAGAAGATTCTTATATCTATAGTATATGTTAGTATGCTTATAGCCCTGGTAGGTCTTATTCACAGCAATCTGATATGTGATATGCACATGAGAGCCTATGAGGAAGGGAAGCTTGAGAAAGTATATACTATAAAAGGCTCCGACACAACTTATAGATGGATCTATCGTGAGAAGAATTAGTTTTGAAACAGCTAAATTAGCTGCTGAGAAAGGATATGATGAAGACTGTGATTATATTTATGATATTCATGGAAATATTATATATATAGACAACTATGTTTTGGGTATTATTCCTGAATATTGTTGTCCAGCTCCTTATCAAGAAGAGCTTCAAGAGTGGCTGAGAGAGGAGAAAGGAATTCACATCTGCATTGATGTCCCCTATGTGGATAAGAAGGCAGACCCTTATCCTGGATACTCCTACCAACTCTACTATACGAGTAGAGGAACAGCACTGTACTGTCAGAGAAAGGATAATCAACGATCTTCCTATGAAGAAACTTTGGAGATTGCCTTAACAGATGCACTAAATAAAATATAATCCTGTATTCCTGGTTAGAGTCCTGACTTAACCGCAAAATTTACATAATTACGTCTTTTAATTATAGTGATATGGTAAACTACGTTCAAACTATTTTAGTTCAACTACCTGGGGGTATGGTAGTGAACAAAAGGATGTATTCCTATATTGAAAACTTCCTAGCTTTAAATTCAAATTATTCTATCAAAGATCTCCTCGGATTGAAGGGAAGACATTTTGAAATATTCGAAGTAGAATTGAAGGATTTGAGTATGGAACAGTTTAAAAAACTTTTCTGTACAATTATCAAGCTAGATGGAATTACTAATGACAACTTTAAATCTGTCAAAGATGATGTCTATCTTAATAATACTAATTACAGCCATAGGTGTTAATATCTTGCTGTATACATGTAATTGTAATTCAATATTCTACTATATCTTCTATCATAAAAAATATCTTATATGGAAGGAGGTATATACGCATGCAGAGGAATGTGTGTATGATTCAGAGAGTAGTTACAGCCCCTCAATAACATTTTATTGCAGGGGTCGCAGAGTGATTTTATGGCTGGACAATAATACAGCCTCTATTCACGAAGAAGATGGAAGCTGTTTATTCAGTGAATTTGACAAGCGTCGATCTGAAAAGCTCTTCAAGAAGGTGTTAGCTGAAACTGGGTACCAAATAAAATAATATAGTCATGGGATACTTAATCTTTCTTGTTCTTTTCCCCCTGATAATCTACATTGTATTTGTAGTATCCTCGTTTAAGGACTGGGGTGACAGGATTCTTTTCATTTTCCTCTTTCTTATCACTCTGTTCCTGATGATGATAGGTATAGCTTTCTACTCTTGCTCTGACTATGTGGCAAATCCGATAATTCGGGATTATGAGGCTGGAAACTATCAGAAAGAGGTAATTATAAGTCAACAGGATACTATTTTCAAAAGGTGGGTATACAAATGAAACGAATACTTTATCTGATCATTCTTAAGTGGTGTAGCTATCTCGCAATGCCCCTCCCTAAGTGGATAAGAGGAAAAATTTATAGTGCAGCTATAGAAAAGTTCACAACTGGTCCTGCGTATAGAAGGGCCACATACATGTGTCCTACTTTAAGGGAAGCTTGGGATGAGGTCTTTGGGTTCTACCCTGATAAGCTCGATGATACTCTTCTTCCTGAATGGGGAAGGGAAAAGTTTATTGAGTTTGTAGAGAAAAAAGACCCCCATTATACTGATGATTCTTTAGTGGTTGAGGCACTTTATAGAGGAAGTGTTTGGCTTCCTATCAGTAAGAGGGGAATAGCCCTTAGAATAGCCTTCCTTAAACACATGCTCTATCTCTCTAAAATCTCTGTTCGAATCTTGGTGGAAGTACAATCTTAAAATCTAAAAACGATGAAAAGAAAAAGAATTACTGTAACCAAGCTTACAGGCTCTACGAAGACTAAAATCTTTCAGACTTGTTTACTCCTCCACAGGCAGGAGAAAACAGAAATACTTCCTATTATAGGTACATTATGGTTATGTGGAGTTATATAGTATGGCAAAGGAGTATACAGATCTATGTGCTTTTAAGAGGTTCTTAAGAAGCAAAGATTATCTCTCAGCTTACAAGAGTGAGTTAAGGAAGAGGCACAAGCATATGAAGAATCCCTGGAATAAGATTGTAAGATATGCAAGTCTTCGCCATTCTACAGGATTATGGAATATCATCAACACGAGTCTTACATGGATGAGAGTTCATGAGATCCCTGACCCTGCAGCTTTATCAGATGCTTGGGATCACTACTGGGTTAAAGTATGTGGTCCTAAATATCTCAAAAAACCTAAGGGAGCTGGTATGCCTAACTATGTAAAAGAAGCAATTGCTAAAGCTCAACATCGCTAAATATGTTAGATCCGGATCATTACATTATTGCTACCTTTATAGGTAAGAATAATAACCGCTTTAAAGTAGGTACTCAGTATTTACTTAGAGTAGAATTTCGAGGAGTAGGAATATATCCTATAAACGTAGTCTTTGATTATGCTCAACACTATACATCTGTTCCTTACAGACATATTTTAGACTTTCTAAAAGATTGGACCGAAATCTTTACTGTTGTAGATCCTAAACTTGTAGATAAGTCTAAACACGTTCTTTATGAGGATTCTAGTGAAAATGAACTTCCTTTTAAGTTCGATGACACTGAAGATGTAAGTGAATATGAAGCTATTAAGAGAGAGGTTAAACCTCCAGTAAAAATGGGGCGAATATCTACTGAACTTATGAGAATACCTAAGCCTGTAGTATTCTCTAATGGTTCATGGGTATGCCCTAACTGCAAACACGTTAACCGTGATGCTGCTTCAGTCAGGTGTGAAGTATGTAAAGGCGGAAGAATTTCCTTCAGTCACGACGACGATGAGTAGAGTATTCTTTGCAGCAGATATGCACTTCGGTCATGAGAGACTAGCTATTAATAGAAGAGGTATGACTATTAAAGAACATGATGAGCTTATCATTCATAATTGGAACTCTGTAGTTTCTAAGAATGATACAGTCATTATGGTTGGAGATGTTACCTTCGAAGCACCTGAACTTATTCCTATGTATCTCTCAAAGCTACGTGGTAATAAGAAGTTAATAGCTGGTAATCATGACAACATAGCATGCTGTGATCTCATGCGCAGCTTAGGAATTCCTGTAATGGGGTGTTTGAAATACAAAGGATTCTTTGTAACTCACATTCCCATCCACCCTCTCGAATTTGATTTTAGTCCTAAGATTAGAGGTAACATTCATGGTCATATTCATGACAGGATTATCAACGATCCCAGATATTTCAATGTAGCTATGGACAGAATCAACTTTATACCTATCCTCTTTGAGGATATTGAAACTATGATAATGATTTCAAAAGCAAATATTATATGAGTGAAATTTACTGGATCTCTCGATTAGACTACATTTGTAATCTATTCATTGCGCTCTCCATAATCTTTGGAGCAATAGTAGTTGTAGGAGGATTTATTCTTACAATTGTGAATAAGTCAGAGGAGGACTATCCTACTATTCTCAAGATAGTAAAGAAGTCACTTCTGATATTTAGCTGCTCTATACTTGTAACTATATTTCTTCCTAATACAAAGCAAGCCTACATGATTTGGGGACTTGGAGGAACTATAGATTATATCAAGAATAACGAAACTATTCAAAAACTGCCTGATAAAACTGTCCAATGTTTGGATAAGTTTATCGATGAATACCTCAACGAAGAAGATTCAACTCACAATCGATAGCTATGAGCCTCGTAGGTAAAATCTTTAAGCTCCCTGCAAATCGTCAGAGAGCTCATGATGAGTACTTTAAAGTAGAACGTGAGAACTTTGGCATTCTCGTATGCACAATGCTAGTTCCTGACAGACCTCATCACAAGATAACTAATCTTGTGTGTGATCCTTCAGAACTTCAGAATGCAGAAGAAATCACTACTAAGGAGTACTTAGAAGCTATGGAGAAGACTGCATAGTTAGGATGCGGTGTGGTGTAACGGTAACACACATCACTTTGGATGATGTATTTCAGGTTCGAATCCTGACATCGCAACAATTATTAACCAATAACACTATTATTATGAAGCGTAAAAAATGGGATGAAAAGCGTTGCATTGAGATTATTAAAGTAGTTAGCCAATTTCCTGATAATCTCAGAGCAGGTTTCGAAGAGTGTGCTAAGAAGTTTGGAGGATCTGCTCACTATTACAAAGTAGCCTGGTATCATCCTCGCTCTAAACTCTGTAAATTCAGAAAAAATTCCAACAGCCTAATTTGTGCGTCTCTTTCAATGGCAAGTGTAAACTACAAAAATTCTCCTCGGGTTAACGGAAAGTTTCGACCTGAGAGAGCTGAACGAGTAGTGTCCGCTACAGCAGAATTCTTTAAAGGATGGTGGGCCAATTGTACTAGAATCTTTGAGTAATGATACCTAAAAAGATTATGGTCGATCTCACGGAGTTCGAACTAACACTTCTAATCTGGAGTTTAGAAGAATCTGGATACGCATTTAGTGATAATGCAGATGCCCTTCAGGCTAAACTAAGAGTGTTACGAGGACAGCTGCAGAAAGTTCCTAATCTTGAAGAATAGCCACTATGAGTACTACTAAAGATGAAGAAGTTCTCGGTGAACGTAAAATCGGGGAATTCTTCAAATGCCTTGTTAGAGGTCAGACTAAGACTGTAGTAACATATCCCCTATCTAATCCTAAAGATGGCTGTAAAGGCTGTGTATTCTATGGGATAGATAAAGTTACCTGCATGCCTCAAAATGCGGTTCTTGGGCCTTGTGATGCCACAGCGCGAGAGGACCATAAAGATGTTATCTTCAAAGAAATAATTCCTAATCAATTCGAGTTGATGAGGACTATTATTTGTAGATTAGCCCTCGATTGGGTGAGGCATAGGGTAGGCAGAGGAAAATTTTATCAGGGAGTTTATATTGTAACCAAAAATCTCTACCCTGCAGAGATGGCTATAATAAGAAATTCCGATGCTAATATCCTTAAGAATAAGGATGATTTAACACCTTTTTGGAAAAAACTTAAAGAATTAATTTCAAAGCGTATGAAACCTATTACTGTTCGAGACATGATCGAGTATTTGGGAACCCTGCCCCCGGATTATGAACTCCATTGCTTCAATGATGGAGAGCCTATTAGAGTTAAAGACTCTACTACTAATCACACCGAGAAGCTCGTAGACTTGCAGTTCGAATAGGTTAGGGATGCTAGTGTAGCTCAACGGTAGAGCAGCTGTTTTGTAAGCAGCAGGTTGGGGGTTCGAATCCCTTCACTAGCTCAAACACCCGTATGATGAATATAGTACCTAAGATTGTAGGAGTACTCCTACTTTGTGGGCTGACAATGAAGCCTGCAAATGTTCTCAACAAAGGTAGTACTAATGAGTATGAAGATACCTTAGTACACAGGTTTGAGATGCCACTAAAGCCTACAGTAAATGCTGTGAGAAAGGCTTGTCAATACTATGATCTTTTGCATCCTGAGATTGTAGTAGCCCAATCAGTATTAGAAACTGGTTATTATAGTTCTAAAGTCTGCAAGGATTACAACAATATACTTGGACTTTATGATTCTTACAATAAAGACTATTACAAGTTTGACAATTGGTGGGAATCGGTTAAAAACTATAAGACTATGGTTCAATATAAGTTGGGCAAAGATTCATGTACAGTAGAAGAATATTATACCTTCCTTAGAGAGTTGCCATATGCTATGGACCCTCACTATATTACGAAGGTAAAGATAATTATTCAAAGGCATGAAAAGGATACATTGTAATTTTACATTTATGAGATGGTTAATACATTACTTTCGTCAGATGTTCTGTAATCATCGGTTTGAAAAAGTTCAGACTGTGGAGTATAAGAACGAAGATGGCTTTATAGTCGCTGAGCATGATAATTATATCTGCAAAAAGTGCTTGTATGTTCGTCATGTAAATATAAAGTAATGGTTCCATTAATTATCTTCTTGAGTATTGCTACTCTATGGGGTATTGGGGCTATTCAAGCACTTAGTGATAGAGATCCTTCATTGAGAAAACTCAATAAATGGTTTCGCAAAGCCCCCAATTATCACCGAGAGATAGCTACTGGTATTTATAGAGGTAAATATAGTTCTTCGAATGATTATGAAGAGTTTCGTTATGTTACTGACATTAAGTGGCAAACAATGAGTTACCACAGGAAGTTAGATGCATATGAATATACTATGAATAAACTTCGTAAATATCAGTCTTCTACAAGTCGTAGGGATTACTATGGCTCATACGGTAGTGAATAATTGCTAATGAATAAATTAAAAGCTACTTTAGCAGATTTCCAGGGAGATTTGCTAACCCCCCTCAACTATCAGACGTATAATACGTCACGCATTGAGGTAGTACCCCCCGAAGGGTATATGTACATTGTGGTCCGCGTGACTGAAAGCTCTGTACAAATTCCTGCTATTAAGTTCGAGATCCTTAAGGAAGAGCTTGAACATTATATCAGGGAGAAAAATTCTGATACCCCGCTGGTATTATTCCTGTCGAGGTTCATTCAAAGTAATCCTAATCTTCTTAAAAAATGTAGACTACATAGGCTAGGCTATGATGCTTCTAAATATAAGCGTCAACAGCCTATTACTAGTAGTAACAAAGCTGAGCGTAAACGAGAGGAAGCGTTTGTAATCAGTGTATTGAAGAAGAAGAGAGATTGGAAGCACTTGAAAGAGTATTTCGATCAGTTGAAGGAGCAGAGAATGAAATTTAGAAGGAAATAATTATGCAAGTTATTGTTACAGTAAATTTACCCGTAGCATTTACTAAGGGTAAAGCGGGGAAGTCATGTTATCGCAAAACTGTAGTTGGCGATGATGTGCTGCAGTATCAAATGAGTAGAGGTTCTGATGATCGTCCTGCATGGATCTATGACCCGAAAGTTTGGAAGAAAATGACTCCTAATGATAAGTTAAGGGCTTTCGTGGAGACCTTTAATCTTGGATGGGGAGTAAGTTATGAATGTGTTGAGTGACACGAGATGAACTTCAACAACAAGTTGCTGGGTGGATAGAAGAGTGCAATCGTATTATGCTTGCATGGCCTACATCTGTAGGCAAGTCTAGAGGTTTCATAGCCATACAAAGTAGATTAGGTACTCCTAAAACTTATATAGTAGTCAGTGAAAAGGCTCATATTGAGAATTGGGAGGAAGAGTATCGAAAATGTGGTCGTGAAGATCTTTTAGCTAATACGATAATATTCTGCTATGCTTCTCTCAAAAATTACGTGGATACTGAAGTAGATTTACTAGGTCTTGATGAAGTCCATCACAGTTCTGAGCTGCGAATAAGCTTCTTAAAGACTATTAAGGCTTCGAAAATAGTAGCCATGTCTGCAACGACAAATTTCGATGTGTCATATACTCTGAAAGCAGCGTTTGGAGCCTTCAAAGAAAGTGCTATACCACTAACGTTTGCTATAGAACAAGGGTGGATTCAAAAGCCTCAGATAGTTCTTGTACCATTAACTCTTAGAGATGATGAAAGGACTGAGGTATACACCTATAACCGCAAGCCTATTAAAAAGAGTATTACTTGTGATTATCCTGATAGATTTAGGTTTATAAAGCAGCCTAATACTGAGCTAAATGTCCGATGTACGGAGTTAGAAAAATACTCCATACATGAGGAGAGGGTGAAGTATTTCTCAAAGTTGTTCTTAGAAGATCCTTCTAATAAGACAACTTCATTTATGCTTAAAAGAGCTGGTCTTGAAAGGAAGAATTACTTGTCATCTCTAAAGACTATGTATATCAAAGACTTTCTATCTCATAAAGAGCTAGAGGGTAAGAGATACATATGTTTTTGCGGTAGTATTGAACAAGCAGAGGCACTGAGTAAGAACGTTATTCACTCTAAAATTAGTCATCCTGAGAGAGTCTTAGCCGATTTCAAAGAAGGCAAAATCAATGAGTTATTTGCAATAAGTATGCTTAAGGAAGGTGTGAACATTCCTAATATACATGCTTGTATTATAACTCAATTGGATAGTAAAGAGAGAGACTTTGTTCAGAAGGCTGGTAGAGCATTACGTAACCCAGATGATCCAATGGTGTTCGTATTCTTCTTCAGAGATACACGAGACGAAGAGTATTTGAAAGTTGCATTAAAGAATTTAGATGATAAGTACATTCAATGGATATAATTCTTAAGGAGAAAGCCTATGAGAAATTGGGATTATCCTTTAATCAGACCTGCTACTTATTATCTCTAAGGAACAGAATTACTAAGGATGAGTTTCAAGAACTCCTTAATGAGCGTCATATCTTTATCAGGGACAACATGATCCAACTTAATGGTAAAGGTTATAATGCTATTACTGAGGTACTAAGACTCTCAACAATCGTAACTACTAATGAGGATGATGTTAAAGCTTTAGCACAAGCTATGGCTGAGATATTTCCCTCTGGTAAGAAGATAGGTACTAATAAGTACTGGAGAGGTAATTCTGCTCTTGTAGTAAAGAAACTAAATGGTTTCTTGAAGAGATATGGTATGTTTCCATCGGAAACTATCTTAAAGGCTACTGATGCCTATGTCAAAAGTTTTGGAATTGATACATCACTGATGAGAATACTGCCATATTTCATTGAGAAAGATGGTGAATCAGATCTGTTAACATCTATCGAGAATATCGAGGAGGGCGATGATGGATCTGCATTTGCTGAAAACCTTCTTTGATGAGTATATTTGACAGAGTATTTCAAGACTTAGTACAACGTAAAAAAAGAATCTCTGAAGGACTTTTAAACTGTATACCATCACCATTTCCTAGATTTAGAGAAGTATTTCCTGGTATAGAACAAGGGAAATTTTTACTTTTTTCAGCAAATAGCAAAATTGGCAAAACCCAAATTGCCGATGACATGTGCCTTTATGAGCCATTATTCTATGCTATAGAACATGATAATGTTCATATACGCTGGCACTATTTCAGCTGGGAGATGCCTGCAGAGCAAAAGTATAGACAATTTATTTGTCATCTCTTATATAGGTTATCTAATGGTAATGTGCGTATAGATACTAAACAATTACGTTCCGTAGATGCTAACAAACCACTATCGGACGATGTTTTACAATTATTACAAGAGGAGGAATATCAGAGATATATCCGATATTTTGAGGAACATGTAACAATCATTGATGATATTAGAAATCCTACAGGAGTAAAAATATACCTTGAAGAATATGCTGAGAAAAATGGCAAACTCCATTTTACAACAAAGACTTTTTACGATAAGCAAGGTACAGAAAAATTCTCACGTAAGATTTTTGATTATTATGAGCCCGATGATCCGGAGCTTTATAATATAGTAATCTTTGATCATATCTCTCTTATTTCATTGGAAAGAGGTCTAAATCTTAGAGATACTATAGAAATGTTCTCTAACAAGTATCTTGTATATTTACGAAACAGATTTAATTATACTTTCGTAGTTATTCAACAGCAAGCCGCTGCACAAGAATCCAATGAAAATTTTAAATTGGATAAACTAAGGCCTACAGCTGATGGATTAGGTGATTGTAAAACAACCTTTAGAGATGCAGACTTATTCTTTGGGTTATATTCACCCTATAGATATAAGATCTCGGAGTATTTAGGTTATGACATCAAAATGTTCAAGGATAACATCCGATTCCTTGAGCTTATTGGTGGTCGAGAGGGTGGAGGCGGCAATGTCTGCCCCCTATATTTTGATGGTGCAGTAAACTTTTTCAAAGAACTTCCTAGTCCTTCGGATGAGAGAGGTATAGCGAAAGTTTATTCACTGTTAAGATCCCTCAGAGGTGTGGGAACTATAGCTGCAACAATGCTAAGTTCTAAACGTTCCAAAATTAATTTTAATGGCAAAAGTAGTTGGTATCTTCGGATTTTCAGGAGATGGTAAGACAACAAGTACCATTATTAATCCTGATGGCAGTATAGATCTGTCACCTGAAGGTTACAAAGGCATCGACCCTAAGAGTCATGGTATTCTTAATGTCGATATGAAATCTCTCCCCTTCCCTGCAACACTTACTAAACAATGGTGTAGCGAGAATAAGAACTATAGAGAGACCTGTGATATAGATATGATTATCAGGACTCTTAAAGCATGGGCACAAGACCCCAATATCAAGTCTTGTAGTGTTGACACTATTAACAGTTACATCACCTACAAGGAGATGTTAGAGCGTCGTAAGATGACCTTCGACCAGTGGAAAGATATGGCTATTGATGTAGTTGATCTTATCAATACAGCGAATGTTATTCTACGAGAAGATCAAATCTGTTATATCTTCGGTCATGTGGAGATGATTACTGATGTGGACGGCAATGACAGAAAGGTTCTGGCGACTTCTGGTAAGAAGCTGAAGAAAGTCTTCCCTGAATCAATGTTCCCAATAGTATTATTTACTAGAGTAGAACCTGGTCTTGAAGGTGAGAATAAGTATTATTTCGAAACTAAGGCCAATCATAGCTCTGGTAAAACTCCACTGGGGATGTTTAAGGATTTCTTAATCCCCAACTCCCTAAAGCTAGTGGATCAAACGATCCGTGAATATTATGATATGAAGTAGTATGGTCAACATTCAGAAAATGCTTGAAAACTCTAAGAAACCTTATCTTACAAAGTTAGGGTTGCTGGAGAAGAAAAAGGCTGCATTCCTTGCAAAGATTGATTCTGAAGCACGTGAAATTACAGCTAAGCTCGAATCTATAGATAGCGCAATCGAGGCTTTGAACGGCCCTATAGCTCCTAAGATCGAGGAAGCTCCTATGGAGCAAAATGTGGATCTGGAAATAGATCCTTTCGAAATTAAAGTAGATAACAATGAATAAGAAGAATCTTGTATTAATGGCTATTGCTGCAGGTAAACCTGTTGCTAACGGAAATTCATTCCCTGTGTACACCGGTGTTATGCCGATGAAAGTTGTTGCTGTCAACCCTACTAAGAAGGAGTTAGAAGCACTCTATGGTCGTGCTTTTGACAAAGAACCTGAGTACCTGAGAATTGATCCCAAGACAGGTGTTAAAAGCATGCGTGTAGACTTCATTTGTAAGACTGAGTCTGAGAAGTGTAATGGCGTGGATATGCTTACTCGTATTAGCATGTGGGTAAATGACGCTATTCAGTATAATGCTGATAAAAGTAAGGTTAAAGTAATTAATCCTTATGGTCAAACTACATGGCTCACGAAAGATGAGTTTAAGGAGAAGCGTCTCCCTGATAATATCCCTGCCTCACTCTTCCTCATGGAAGATCCTCGCCCTTGTCTTATCGGTGAGGAACGTCTTATGAAGTTTGTGCAAGCCTCAGTGAATATTCCTCGTGTAGTTGCAGACTTTGCAACAGGAGAGCTCATTAAGGACAAGGCAAGTGCTAACTGTCGCTTTGATACTCTCAAAGACATGATTAGCAAAGGCAACTTCACTGAATTGAAGAGTATTATCCCTGCGATGAAACTCTTTAAGATGGGTGCTGGTGCCAGAACTACCGATGATAATCGTACATATCAGGATTGGTTCCTGGATTATCCCATGAAGGGAGGCGTGAATGATATGAAATATTACGATGCTGCACTTAAGAAGGCTAAAGCTAATGGTGCGTATGCAAATACGAACTTTGGTAATATGCCCTATGAGGTGAAAGAGTATGTAGCTCAACCTACAGATCTCAAAGCTATAGCTTCGGATATTCCTGGAGCTATTGGTATTGCAGATGATGTAGATGCTGACTGGTAATGGCTGTAGCACGAGGTAAAGTAGTTGATGTTAAGGAGGAAGTCTTATCAAAGGTTTCTGAAGAAGACATAATGTATTTTTATCTCGGAATAGTGCACTTACCTACTGTAATCTGTAGTCCCCTTAGGAAGGATACAAATCCTTCCCTGGGACTACATTACAATAAGAATGGGCACATTTGCTTCAAAGACTTTGCTACTGGTGAATCAGGGTCACTCTATTATCTCCTTATGAAGATGTATAACATCTCCTATAAAGAGCTCTTTGAAAATATTTTAGCTAATCTCACAGATTCTGCTAAACCAGTAACACATGTATTACCAGTAATCCCAAACTCAACTCATCGGAAATCCTCAAGGAAAAGCCCTGTTGTGGATATTCAAGTAGCTATTAGACCTTGGAGATCTTGGGATAGGGAATATTGGAGTTCCTATGGAATAACCAAGAAATTCCTTGAGTTAGGAAAAGTCTTCCCCATAAGTCATGTATTCCTTATAAAGGAAGATGAGACTTGTGTGACCATACCTGCAGATAAGTATGCCTATGTATATGTTGAAGAGAAGGATAATAAGATCTCCCTTAAGATCTATCAACCTTTCAGCAAGACATATAAGTGGATTAACAAACATACTGCTGATGTATGGGATTTATGGCAACAGTTACCGCTAACAGGAGATAATCTGATTATTACAAGTTCAAGAAAGGATGCACTATGTATATGGTGTAATACAGGAATCCCTGCCTGTAGTCTTCAAGCGGAATCATATCTTCCTAAAGAAAGTGTTATTAATGAGTTGAAGAGTAGGTTTAAGCGTATCTTCATACTCTATGATAATGATTTTGGAAAACCTGTAAATCATGGCAGGGAGTATGGTAAAACTTTAGCCAATGCCTTTGGTCTACCCCAAATAGAGTTGCCTGAGAGATTAGGAGCTAAAGACAGCTCAGATCTTTATCAGCGACATGGTAGAGAAGTTCTTAGGGACACTATATTTAAGTTAATTAAGTATGAACAAGATCAAACTTGCCCATTTTGATAATCCGAAATGGACATATAACCAACTTTGTGAGTACGCCCAGAAGTATAGGGAAGCTCTTAAATGCAAGATGAAGGATGCCTCATCTAAGCATGACTGGAGTACAGCCCTTGCTACTGCTAATGAATATAAGAAGTTAATGAGGTATAATTCTATACCTCGATATATTCTTATTCAAAGACTTACAGAAGTACAAACCTTTATTTATAAATAACAGATTTATGTAGGTACTATTCTTATGTATTACTTAAAAATTCGTTCTAAAAATCACACTGCGAATGGTCTTCGTAGAGTGGTAAGAAGTCCTAAGAGAGCCGTATTACGACTCGGAAGTACAACTCCTTTAAGGGATATTTATCCTCACCTTCGTGATACGTCACAGGTAGTAGAAATCAACACTATTGAAGCTTGTAAAGTTTCGGGTAATAAAACCCTTATGAAAGAAGCTTTCGATCGGGCTGAAGTAGTCTCCGCAGAGTGGGCTCCGGTAAGTGCCGAATGGGATAAATTCCCAGCTATTATCAAGCATAACCACTCTAGTAAAGGGAATGGTATCTACTTTGTAGAAAATGCTGAGGCATTACAGGATTGGCTAAGGACCCATAACGCAGCTAATCATGTAATCGAGAGATACTACACGTATAATCGTGAGTATCGACTTCATGTAACTAAAGATGGGTATTTTTATACCTGCCGAAAGATGCTTCGTAAAGATGCTGAAGAACGTTGGCATCGTCACGATAACAACAGTGTCTGGATTGTAGAAGAGAATCCTATGTTCGATAAGCCCACTAACTGGGATGCTATAGTTGAAGAGTGTGTAAAAGCCCTGAATGCTGTAGGTCTCGATTTAGCAGCCATCGACGTTAAGGTTCAGTCTGCAAAGGAAGGACGTGATCCTAAATTTATTATCTTAGAGACGAATAGTGCTCCATCTCTGGGAGAAAGAACTACTGAAGAGTACATTAACAAGTTGAATCAGATTGTCAATGAATAACACGATGATTACCAATCTCACTCTCTTGTGCGAAGCAGAGATTGAAGTACAAACTCAATTGGACGACTCTGAAGAATGTCCTATCTTCAAGTATAGTCTGCATAATAAACCTTGCTTTGGAATGTATTTCAGAGCTTTTCCTAATAATAATGATCGCAAGAGATTTTTGAAAAATATCTCAGCGAGTGTTTATCAGTTCCTAGACAGGGGAATGCTCACTGAAAAGGAGGAAAATAACTATTGTTCGTTGACTCCTCAACAGTTGAGTGAATATCATCGCGAATTAGAGAAAGTCTTTGCCAAAACTGCAACGGATGGAGCACCTACGAATCTTAAGATTTCAGTAGTAGAAACTACGAGAACTTACGATAAGGATGAAGAGCAAAAACCTGAAGAAATTCCTGCTATTAGAATTGATATTACAGCAGACTATATGTATGCTTATCAATTCTTAGTGCTTCTAACTTTAATTCGACTCTCTTCGGAGTACCCCAATGCACTTCTTCTTCGTGAGTGCTGTAACCTTCAGGAGCATGGGTATTTCAGAGAGTTCTCCAAGCTAAGCCTCTTTGGATTACTTCAAAATCGTCTTCAATATGCCTACGATCAAGGCCCTATTCCTTACATTCCTAATTCTACAAAAACATTCTTTAAACCTT